AAATAGTATAAATAGTATAAATAGTGAAAAAAAAAATTTTTTAAATTGTATTAAAGAAACTACAAATATTTATATAGCTAATGGTAATAGATCATCAAAAAAGGTTGATTATCTACATCAATATTTAAAAAATGAAATGAAAAAATATTTATCAAATGAATATGAAATAATTCTTGAAAAATATATTAATTCTGCTAATGCAAAAGGCAAAAAAAAATGTGATATAGTAATATATCATAATAATATATTAAAATATATTTTTCCAGTTAAAATTATAATGAGTAATTATAATTAAAATAAAAATAATTTATTTGAAAATCTAACAGGTGAATTAACTCATTTAAAAAAAGAAAATAATGATGTTAAAATAATACCAATAAATATATATTAGATAATATCCCTTATTTAAATAAAGGAGGAATAATAAAAAAATTTGAAAAAATAAATTATAATGAAACTTTTAAAATTTATGAAAAATTAGTTGAATGGAAATTGTGTGATAATATGTTAAATTATATTATAGATGTAAAACATTTATCAAAAATAGGAGAAAAATATAATAAATTACCATTAATAATTGATTTTAATAATGAAACGCAATATAATTCTTTATCAAATATTTTTAAATAAAAACTTATTCATTATCTATTATAATATTTTTTAAAACAGATCCAGAAAGACTAACCCATCCACCACCTTTTTTTGAACTATTATTTTCAATATATTCTCTATTTTTTTTTTATATTTTAATTACATCATTTAATTTAGTGTCTTTATTTTTTGGTTCAATACATAAGCAAGAAATAAATAATTTAGAATTATCTATATGATATGATATATTTTTTGGATCCACAAAACATGATACATAAATAACTTTTTTTGATTTTGGTTTAATTAATGATTGTGTTCTACCATATGCATACCATGTTGCATATTTTTTTTTGCCTTTATCTCTATTATTTAATTCTTCCCTATTTTTATTTAAAAATTCATATGTTTTAGGATTATTAATTTTAAAATCTTCTTCATTTATAATATTTCCATAATCATCATATGGATATATAAGCCACATATCTTTCACACTATTTGTTACTATTTTCCAACAAGGTTCATCATATTTTTTATTTTCATGAACATATATTTTATCTCTTAATGTAGCAATACCGTTCTTTATATTGCATATTTCACCTAGAATTTTTTTATTTTCAGACAAAACACCTATATTATTAGGAGTTTTTGATATATCACAACATGGCTCGTTATTTTGTGAAAAAATATTATAATTTTTTTTTGATATAGTATCATATTTTATCTTTTGACCATTATATATAAATTCTTCTTTATTTTCTTTTGAAAAAATTGTTATACAACAATATGTTGAAACATTTTTAAAAACTTTTTCAGATTTATAATCTATTATTTCCTTAATTAATTTTTTATCTATTAAAAATTTTCTTAATTTTTCAGAAGATTTATTATATAAATAACTATTTGGAGTAATAGATACCATAATACCATCATCATCTAACAAATCTAAACATTTTAAAATAAAAACATAATAATAATCTATATTTCCTTTATCTAAAATAGACCATTTTTCTTTAATATAATCTCTATATTCTTTTGATAAATCTTGTATTCGTATATAAGGAGGATTTAAAATTATATTTTTATATTTTGTATTAATTTCTTCTTTTATAAAATCACATAAATTTTTATTTATATTTTTATTTGTTGGACATATATCCAAATATTTTTTTTTAATATCATAAATATCAATATTATTATATTTTTCTAAATCTAAATATTTTAATAATTGCCCATCTCCAACAGAAGGTTCTAATAAATTACCATAATCATATAAATATTTAATCATTTGTTTGCTTACTTTATCAGGTGTAAAAATATCGCATTTTTCAAAATTTAATAATTCTTTGTCTATATTTATAATTTCCTCTAAATTCTTTTCATTATCTTTATCATATATTTCTTCATCTTTTTTTAATTTATCTTTGCTATTTTTTGACATTATTTATATATTATTATCAATAATTTATATATTATTATTAAAAAATCAATTTTTTTATTTATAATTAAATTTAATTTTAAATAAAATATTAAGAACTACACATTAAACAATCTTCAATTTTAACACCTCTTTTTAGTCTTTTACATATAACTGGTTTTTCTTGATTCTCTTGATTATTTTCTTCTTCTTTTTCTAATACTTGAATAGCTTGAATATTTTTAACAGGATTTTTATTCATATATTCTTCATATTTAGCATCACTTTCATTTAAAAGAATATTTAACTCTTCTGGGTCAATACCAAATTGTAATGGATCAACTGCTGGACGCGATCTTAAATAATACATCGCTGTTTTTAATCCTAATTTCCATGATAACATATGACAAGAACTTAAAACATCAAAACTTGATTCTTCCATAAATAAGTTCATACTTTGACTTTGATCAACAAAAACTCCTCTTTCAGCTGCTTGAATTAAAATATCTTTTTGTTTTACTTCAAATGCTGTTTTATATACCTCTCTTAAATTTTCAGGTATTTCACTAATATTTTGAATCGAACCATTATAAGCAATAATTTTTTTTCTCATCTTTTCATTCCATAAATTTAAATTAATTAAATCTTTAACAAGATTATTATTAATCACAATAAATTCTCCAGCTAAAGTAGAACGAACATAAATATTAGACATAATCGGTTCAAATGCCTCACTATTACCCATAATTTGTGATGTCGAAGCAGTGGGCATTAAAGCTGTTAATAAACTATTTCGAGTTCCCCAAATTTTAATATCTTCAATTAATCTTTCCCAATCATAACCCATTAATAAATCTTCTTGTTTTAATCCCCATAAATGCCATTGTAATTGACCCTTGGAGAAAGGTGAATTTTCAAATGAACTATATTTACCATATTTTTGTGCTAACATACATGATTCACTTAAAGCTGCATAATAAATAGTTTCGAAAATTTGTTTATTTAGTTTTCTAGCTTCATCTGATCCAAATGGATATCCCATAATATTATAAACATCTGCTAATCCTTGAACACCAATTCCGATGGGTCTGTGTTTAAAATTAGAAATTTTTGTTTGTTCTGTTGGATAGAAATTCAAATCAATTACTTTATTTAGATTTCTTGTTGATATCCTAGTAACTTTAATTAATTCTTCAAAATTATATGTCTTATCTTTATTGATAAATGCTGGCAAACAAATAGAATTAAGATTGCATGTTCCTGTCTCAGTATTATCACTATATTCAATAATTTCGGCACATAAATTAGAACTTCTAATTGTTCCCAAATTTTGTTGATTACTTTTTCTGTTGGCATGGTCTTTGTATAAAAAGTAGGGCATACCTGTTTCAATTTGTGCTTCCAAAATATGATACCATAAATCTCTGGCTTTCACTTGTTTTTTATATCTATGTTCTTTTTCATATGAAATATATAACTTTTCAAACTCTTCACCATGTGTTGAATATAATCCCGGACATTCATCTGGACACATTAAAGACCAAATACCATTTTCTTGGACTCTTTTAACAAATAAGTCACATACCCATAAAGCTAAAAATAAATCTCTGGCTTTGTTTTCTTCATCTCCGCGATTACTTCTTAATTCACAAAAAGAATAAATATCTGGGTGATATACTTCTAGGTAGCAAGCTATTGAGCCATTTCTTTTTCCACCTTGATTAATATATTTTGATAACTTATTTAAAACTCCACATAATGGAATAATTCCATCACTTAAACCATTTGTTCCACGAATAATAGAACCTCTGGACCTAATGGCAGATAAAACAAGACCAATACCACCTGCGTATTTTGAAATGTATGCTAATCTTTTTTGAACATCAAATATTTCTTCAATACTATCATCCATAAATTGTAAGAAACAAGAACTCATTTGTGGTCTCTTTGTTCCAGCATTAAAAAGAGTTGGTGTGGCATGAGTAAAATATTTTTTACTCATATAATCATATGTTTCAAAGGCACTTTCCAAATCATTACCATGAATACCAAGAGATACTCGCATAAACATATGTTGGGGACTTTCAATAATTTGTCCCGGTTTTTCACCACTTTTATTATTTACGTTGGGATTATAAATTCTCATTAAATAAGATCTTTCAAGTGTTCTGACACCAAAATAATCAATTAAATAATCCCTGTTAAAATCCATTTTATTTTGGATTTTTTCATAATTATTAATAATTGTTTTATATAATGCTTCACTTATTAATGAACTGTGATTATTAAATCTATCTAAATTATTATATGCTTTCTCAGCTATAAATTTAATATCTTTATTAATTAATTTATGTAATCTGTCAATACAAATATATGATGCTAATTTATTATAATCAGGATGATAACTCGTTTTTGATACACAATGATCAGCTAATAAATAATATAATTCATCTAACATCATATTTTTTGTAGCTAATTCGCATACTTCATCAACAAGATTATCAATATTAACCCAATTCGCATCTATCTTATCTTTATGATTATCAATAATTGTATATAATAGTTCTCTGGTTACTTCGATAGTTTTGTATAAACTTGTATCTACTATGGTATAAATAGACATTATAAGTATAATATATAAATATTAATTAATTTTTATATATTTTAAATATCAATTTTTATAATATTTAAATTAGATTAAAAATAAAATTTAGATAAAAAAATATATTAGTGCTTGTAACAAAAAGCTTTTGCTGAGTTTAGCATAGATAAAAAGTGACAATATTTACAAATCACGTTCAGTAATGCTTTCAAAATGGTATCCATATGATGCTATATTAAGTGTTATAGCATCATCGCGAGGAGCATAGTTGTAGTGCATAACTGACAAGTTAATATAGACTTTGCCTTCATGATTTTTGGCATGATAGACTCTGACACCGACACTAAACTTGTCAATAAATCTTCTCAAGGCTTGTCTGTGCTCATAATTATCAGTGTCAAACATGCTATGAGCATCTATGCAACTGAAGTTTTGTCTCCAGAAATCTTCAACACTTGATGCACGAGGATTTATGCCTCTTCTTACCAATTGTTGATAAACAGAGATTACAAAACACTTGTTACTGGCTCCAATAATGTTACCACTATTTCTGATGACACTAACTTCCATAGGAATAGTATCTGAACCAATAAAAAGTTTTCGAATCCTGTCTCTTTCTCTCTTGGCATCTTCGCGTGCTTTTCTTAGCTTTTCTTCTTCTTCGAAAGCCTTGCGACTCTCTTCAAGAACTCTTCTAAGTTGTGCTTCTTCTTCGAAAGATTGTTGACTTGCTTCTAGTGCTCTTCTAAGCAGAATGTCTTCTTCGAAAGTCTGACGACTTGTTTCGATTACTCTTCTTTCTTGTGCGTCTTGTTGATAAGCAATATTTGGTTGTGTAGCAACTCTCATTGAAAAGCCTTTAATGTTGTATTTGTAGGGCAATATAATAGAAATAGGTATTTTAATGATTATTTTTTTCAATTTTTTATTAATATAAAATAGTTAAACAATTTTATATTAATAAAAAATTAATTTCAAGACAACATTGTTTTCATAGAAATCAATTTTTTTAATTTACAAAAATATGATATTTGTGAGAAATCAACTTTTTTTATGGAGTTAAATAATAAAGCTATTTATTTAAAAAAATTGATTATTTAAAATAATATATTATAAAGTTATATATAATTATTAATAATATTATGGATACTTCAAATAATACAGTAGAAGTCGAGACTGTTGTCGAACCATTATTAGACCCAAAAAATCAACGTTTTACTGCTTTCCCAATTCAATATCAAAAGATTTGGGATTCTTATAAAACGCAACAAGCATTATATTGGAAAGCAGAAGAAATTGATTTTTCGAAGGATTACGATGATTTTAAAAAATTATCTCAAGATGAAAGACATTTTATTAAGATGGTTTTGGCATTTTTTGCTAATAGTGATGGTATTGTTAATTTTAATTTGAGAGAAAGATTTCTAAAAGATGTTCAAGTTATTGAGGCACAAATGGTTTATGCTTGGCAAATGATGATGGAAGGTATTCATAATGAAGTATATTCACAAATGTTATTAAATCTTGTTAAAGATCCACAAGAGCGAGATAAATTATTTAATGCTATTAAAACAGTTCCATCTGTTAAAAAAATGTCTGATTGGACTTTTAAATGGATTGAAAGTAAAGAAAGTTTCTCTTATCGTGTAATTGCTTTTGCTATTGTTGAAGGTATCTTTTTCAGTGGTGCTTTTGCTTCTATCTTTTGGCTTAAAAGATATCGTGCCAAGGGTTCTCACTTTCTAAATGGTTTAATTAAATCAAATGAATTTATTGCTAGAGATGAAGGACAACATTTACAATTTGCCTGTTTATTATATTCTATGTTAATTAAAAAAGTTCCCAAAGATGATGTTTTTAATTTGATGGATGAAGCAGTTAATATTGCCAAAGAATTTACAGACGATGCTATTCCATGTAAATTAATTGGTATGAATGCTGAGTTAATGAATGATTATATTGAATATATTGCAGATAGAGTTTTAGTTCAATTAGGATACACTAAAAGATATAATAAGAAAAATCCATTCACATTTATGGAAACTATTGGTATGGCGAGAAAAACTAACTTTTTTGAACATCGAGTAACTGAATATCAAACAGCTTTTACTTCTAATTTTTCAAGAGATTCACTCAATTTATTAGAAGATTTTTAATTTATTATAAATAATTAATTAATATTATAATTTATATATTTGCTAAATAATATATAAATTAAATTATTGTCTTTTTCCTTTTTCTAAAGAAATGCTTTCTTTAATATATATTAAATACTTAAAATCAGATTCATTGACATAACCTTTACCAAGTGGATTTTTACGAATTCTTCCTCCGTATCTAATTAATTGCCTTTTTGTTTTGCCCTCAAATAACATAATAATATATAATATATTATTATATTTTTATGTATTTTAATTTTAAATTATATATTATAAAAAAATTACAAATCACTATTTATATAATTTGTAATAATATCCCTCATATTCTCATCATAATATAATTCTTCATATGGTGTCATTTGTGAAGGTTTTTTACCATAAATATATAAATCCTTGTATTCTATAATTGGATATCCTAATTGTTTAAATATGTGGCAAGCTTCTTTTTTAATTATAAACCATTCTAAATTATTAATAAACTTTATTTTTTTCTTTTTCTTATCTAAATTAGATATATTATCATATGTTATTTCATTAATTAAAAACATATGTTTGACAAAATTTGAAATAGAATCTCCAATATTTATTTCACTCCATCTTCTAATCATATGAATATCCTCATTCATAAAAATATTATTAAAACCAGTCATTTTATTAAATTTATCTTATTAATATTAATATTAATATTAATTTACTTTTAATATGTTTTTTAATCAATTTTTTTTAAATAAATAGCCACTCTATTTGACTAAAATAAAATTGAAAAAAAATATTAATATATTAATTTAATAAAAATATATAACACAATAAATATACTACCATGAACCATAAAGACAAATATATTAAATACATTGAAGCATTATCTGATGAATATCAAAAAAATAATAATGGAAAAATTATTTGTCCTGAAATGAATATATATTACGGCATTCCTAGAAATATTTTATTCCAATTTTTTGAATTACATAAATTTTTTTCTGGAATCAAAAAATCAAACATATCTTTCCCAATTTTATATTATAAAAAATATAAAGGCGATATATTAAGTGCTACCATAATTAATACTATAATTATAATACCTTCAAATCATAAATATATTATTGATATAAAACAGTGTTTTTCAGATTTATCAAATAAAAGATTTCTTCAAATTAGTATATACCATTTAACAATTTATAAAACAATTAACCTTAAAATATCTAATTATTTTGATTTTGATGGAATTCCAAAAAAACTCATGAAAAATATAAATGATTGGATAAATATAATAGAACAGGAAGAAAAAATAGAAAATTCAAAAATAATTTTTAATAATAAGCTTTTTAGTTATAAAAATAATAATATTTTATCTGATATTACTATTTCTTTTTAATTTATATTAAAAAAATTGAAATAAAATATATCTGGGATTAATTATAGTAAAAAAATAAATTATATAGCAAAAGAATACTAATAACATTATTATAAACAATATTATAATGCATCAAAACAATAAAAAAATATCAGAAGAAATTAAAAAATTTATTAATCTTGTAAAAGATATCTCTGAAGAAAATGAAAAAAAATACAAAGCCAAAAATCAAATAATTAAATTTTCCGAAATGAATATTTATAAGGAATTGACAGATAAAGCTCATAAAAAATATATAGAAATAATTTGTTCTTCTATCAAATTTAAAAAATCATATAAACCAATAGCATTTTCTAATTTTGGAGAATATCAAGGTGAACTTAATTTTATTAGAATTATTAATACATTTTATGTGATACCATATAATCGTAAATATATTTTTAAAATTCAACAATGTGAATCAGAATTAAAAGAAAGATTTATTAATATTACTTTACATTATTCAGATTTAATAATTTATGAAACAATTAATTTTCAAATAAATAAAAAGTATTGTTTTAATAGCATTCCAGATGATATTATAACCTGTTTAAAGAAATGGATTCAAAATATAAAATACGAACATTACCAAAAAAATATTGGTAGCAATCTCTTAAAATATAAAAATAATAATATTTTGTCTGATATTATTATTTCATTTTAATTTAAATTAATATTAAATTAAATTATTTCTCAAATAGCTAATAATTTTATATAATACTTTGCAGTCATCTTCATTATATCTAATGATATTATCGAGTGATTTATGATAATTATTAGATGCTTCATTAATAACTTGAAAACCATCTTTAATATCAGTATTATCCCAATTAGTAGTAATTAAATTATGTTTATTCATAGCATGTGATATATCTTTTAACTTATATGTCAAAGAATCTTTAATAGTAATTGGTTCTTCAACAAATACTTTATATAAATCTATGAATTTACTTTTATTCAAAAAATTATTTATATTATATCTTTGATTAATAATATTTAATAAAGATATTTCAGCACTAGACCAATGAACAAATACTGGTTTATCTGTTATTTCTAAAATATATTTAATAAAATTGTCAAACATCTTTTGCTCTTCTTCTAAACTTATTTCTTTAATACTAAAATTTTTATAAATATATTCATCATTAATATAATTTTTATATCCTACACCAATCATAAAAACTATATTATTTGTTTTGGTATTATTAATATCTATATTTTTATCTATGAAAACTTGATTAACATTTTCAAAATCTAAATAAAATTCAATATTATTTTTTTCTTTCCAATTATCTATATTATTTAAAATTTTATTTGGACTGATTATATTTTGATTATCACGATTTGTAATAATTATTTTATTAACTCTTCTACTAATAACTTTTCCATATATACCTAATAGGCCTGCTTCACAATTCTTATCTTTCCAATCATATATATTATTACTATGTCCTATAATCCTATTTTTATATCCAACATAAGCGATAGATGTTAATTCTGATATTTTATCTGCTATTTCTTTTTTTTTATCATACCATCCATCATCAATGATATTCATATTTGGATATAATTCAGGAATATGTGGTTTAAATAAATCCCAGTTTTTGCCTTCTTTTCTCATTAATCTATTCCATTTTAGGGCATTAATTACTTCTTCAAGAATAAAATTATCTTTTTTTTCAAAATTTACTTCAGATAATTTATTAAAACTATCATTACACTTATTATAAGTTGATTCCCAACTTTTAGATAAAATATAACTTTTTGGTGGTATATAGCCTTGATATTCTCCTAATGCTAAATTATAAATTGCTAATTGACCTTTATAAGCAACTTGACGCCCATCATTTTTAATACTGATTTCATCTGCGTAAAGTGTTATATTGGAATATTTTACATCTATGATTAAATAATGATAATTTTTATTTAATTTAGATGCTTTAATTTTTTCTTCTTTTATAGATAAAACAGGTGTTTTCACTAATTTATTTATATAATCACTTCTAATAATAATATCTGCTACACCATAAGTATAATTATTATGATTTGTTAGCATGGCTTGTAAAATAATAGGAACTCCATTATTAATATATTGTTTTGTTTCTTCAAATTTATCACGTTTATAATAATCATCTTTATTTTTACATACCATTTTTATATTATCTTGTCCAAATATTTCAGTTATTTTATCAAAAATTAAATTTTCAAATTTATTACCTAATTCAAATAATACATTATTATTAGTATTATTATTAAAATTTTTATTTTTATGATAATAATTAAAATAATCAACAAGAGAATTTTTTAATAAATAATTATTTAAATTAGTTGGAGAAAGCCAAATACCATCTTTTTCAGATAAAAATTCAAATTTGTTTGAAGTTTTGGATGTGTCTCTGAGGGTCTCAGAAGACTCTTGATTTAATTTAAACCAAATATTATTTTTTAAATTATTGTTGTAATTTATTGTTTTTTCAACTATTGTCTGAGTTTTTGTTTGTATATTTGAATCTTTTTTTAAATTTCTAAGATTATAAATACTTTTACTATTTCTCATTTAATATTACAATAATAAATAATATTAAATATTTTAAACTTATATTATTCATATTATTCTTATTATTCGATATTTATTATTTCCATTTTTTTATTTTCCAAATATTTTTCTATTTTATTTATTAATATTAAATTTTTTTTATAATTTTCTATAATATCTTCTATCTTGCCTTTTTCAGACAAAATTCCCAACTTGTTAGGAGTTTTGGATGTGTAGGGTAGCGACTCATCTATTAATAAAAAATTAAAATCATTATTATTTAATATCTCTTCTATATTTAATATTTCTTGATGATCACTATTATCATCACTATTATTATTTAGATTATTAAATAATATATTTAAATTATTTTCTAAAGTATTAATATCTTGATTTATTAAATTATAATTTTCCACCAAGTATTTTAAATTTTTATTATTAGATAAATTATTAATTTTTTCTTCTAAATTCTCTATCTCTTTTTCCATTTTAATATATTCAGAATATATTAATATATTTATATAATCAATTTTTATTTATTTTTATTTATAGATAAAACTTCTACTTTAATATATCCACCATTCATAATAATTTTTAATTTATTATTTTCTTTTAATTTATTAATATCACACAATTTATTTAATTTTAATGCGACACAATATCCTTTATCTAACTTGTTTTCAATATTATAATTTTCTAAATTAGTTCTTAAAATATTAATTTTACTATTATAGTTATCTTTCAAAATATTTACTCTATTATGTAAAATATTTTTCATATTATTTATTTTATTTATTTTTTCTTGTATTAATATTTTTGGATTAATATTTTTATTTTTAATTAAATTTAATCTATTTTTCAAAATATTTATATTATTACTAATTTCTAATTTTTTATTATCCATTTTTTGTTTATATTCATTTATTAAAATATTATAATTATTTTTACTTAATATTTCTGCTGCTATTGATGGAGTTGGTGCTCTAAGATCAGCAACAAAATCTGATAGCATAAAATCTATTTCATGACCAATAGCAGATATAGTAGGAATATTTGAATTATAGATAGCTTCTAATAATTTTTTATTAGAATATCCATATAAATCTTCAAATGAACCACCTCCACGAGTTATTAATAAAACATCCATTTTATTATCTAAATTATTAAAATATTTAATACTTTCTATAACACTTTTGGGGCATTCATTACCTTGCACAAAACATTTTTTAATAAATACTTTGCCCATAAATTTATTTTTATTTAAAACAAATAATATATCTTGAATAGCAGCACCTCCGGGAGCAGTAATAATTCCAACTTGATTTATTATATCAGGTATTTTTCTTTTTCTTTTTCGTTCCATTAAACCATTTTCATTTATATATTTTTTTAATAGTTCATATTCTTGATGTAATATACCAATACCTATTTTTTCTATTTTATAACAAATTATATTATAAGTAGAGGTTTTTGGATATGTATTTATTTTTCCGTGTATAACAACTTTTTGGCCATTTTGGATATTATCATTATTTTTAAAACCCCAAGAAATAATATTTATACTGGCATTTTCATCTTTTAAATTACAATATAAATTATTCTTACCATCTATTTTGAAATTTGATATTTCTCCTTCAATAGTAATAGTATTTTTATAATTATTTTTTAAAATATTATTAATATTTGTAGCTAATTGTGTAACAGTAAGATTTGACATATAATATACTTATTATTAAATACATTTATATATTAAATCAATTTTTATGATATATAGATAAAAAATTTTAAAATGCATTTTTAGCCTTCTTTTTTTCATAAAGTTGTTTTAATCTTTGGGAAATAAATTCAAGTTTATGTATGTCTAATTTTTGATATCCAGAATTTAGAAAATTGATGGTATTTGATATATATCTTTCTGTATTATTAATAGATAATTTATAATTTAATAGATATACCATTCTATTAAAAAATTTATCATCAATATTTTCATTATTAGAAGAACTAGCACTTCCTATTTGAATTCTTTGAGGATTATTCAAAGTTCGGCAAGGAATATGTCCATATTCCTTGCGAATGCCTTCTATAGGAAGCGTTCCATTAATATAATTATAAATAATATTTTTAATTAATTTAATAGATTGATTAATAATTTCAAGAGTTACTATAATATTAATGTCATTTTCTTTTTGAATAGAATTATTATTTAAATATAGGATTTTTTGATTAATATTATTCATCATAACAAAAATATGTCTAAATATTATGGGTGAATTTTCACCTGTATTGCGTATTTTAATACATTCTAATGCTATAATAAATTTTTTAATATTTGACTTGTGAATAAGTGTATTAAAAATTGTTGTATCTATATTTTGGAATTTATTTTGATTTATTTCATTTAATCTATATATAAGATATAATAAACAACGTATATTTAAAGCTACGACTGCTTTTGTTATATTGAGAATCAATTTATAATACTTGTCCTGTTTATTATTGTATTCGTTCTTAAATACAATAATAAAATTACCAAGTTTCATAACTTCATGAAATAAATTGGCAATGATAGTAATAATTAAATTATTGAAATTACTAATATCATCTGTTTGAATTCCTAAACTTTTTAAAATCTGATTTCCTCTAGCAATTTGGAATTCCATATCATCAATACTTGTAATAGTTCTATATGGATTATTTGTATTAATATTATTGATAAGTTGGGTAATCATACTTTGTGTAATATCGTTTGACATATTTTAGTTGTTAGTATAGTATATATTAAACATATTTTAATTAATTCAGATATTTTATTTATCAATTTTTTTTTATTTCAAGATAACTTAATTAATCATAACTTAAATTATTTGGTAAGAAAAAGAAATCATCATATATTCTACCTTGTGGAATATTTTTATACATTAAATTCATCTTGGGTCTATTTTTAGCCACAATTTTCAAAACAAATCTATGTTTTTTTAATATTTCATGTGAAGGATATATTTTTTTTTGTTTATTAAAACTAATTAATTCTTTATTTTTATTATAAAAACTATCAAAATATTTTTCTTCTAAATTATCTTCGATTTCAAAATTAGGTTCATCATAATTAACAAAAGGAAATCCAGGTTCTTTACATTCTGGTAAAATATTGATTGGATGTCTTTTATTTTTAATTGGAACAAATACAACATCAACTATACTAAAATCTGGTGATTTCTTTTTAAAAATAAATTGTGATTGATTAAAATAATTAGTTTTATATTTACCATCTATATAATCAATAATTATAGAACTATTGGGATTCATCATTCTTTTAGCGATTAATTGATTATCTAATTTAACTAAGGCTAGACATGTATAATAAGAAGCATTATCAAGCTTAATTTTAAAATATGTATTAGTAAATAATTCGACTTCTCCTTTATTATTTTTTTTTGAATCTAAATGATTTGTTATAATTTCCACATTATGTATCATAGTATATATAGTATATATATTATATTTAATTATTAAATAAATAATAAAAATTAAATTTCTTTAATATCTCTATTAGATACACGTGATAAATACATTTTGCCAGATTTAGCCATTTTAGTTCTAATTTCTTCTATTTTTTGTTCATTAAATGGTGGGTATTCAACAGGTAATATTTTAACTGTAATATTCAAAGTTTTATCTATGGAAAGAATTTTTTGAATAAATTCAGGAATACTTGAATCACTTAAATTATCATTATATTTAATAATTACTGGCTGAACAGGATATCCAGTATAAAAAGCACCAGTTCTAAATTTAATTAATGTTTTTGGATGAGTAAATATACCTTCTGGGAACAAACATAAATTTTTATTTTTTTTAATATATCTTGCCATTCTTTTTGTTGTATTATTTTTTCCAGAACCCCTATCTATGATTAAAATAGGTAATAACTCACTAATACCTTTACCTATCATACTTTCTTGAACAAATTTAGAAGCTAAGAATCCTGTTCTAAAAATATAATATAAAATAATAAAATCTAAATAAGAAACATGATTCGAAATAATAACTTTTGGTTCATGATAAATATTTTGTTTGCCTTTTATTTTAATTTTAGCATTAATAAGTGATAACATATTTTTAGCTAATTCATAAGTATCATTATGACCAGATGAATTAAATAATTGAGTAAAAAGTTCAAAAAATCGGGGCATATTTTTAATAGTAGAAACCAAACTTTTCTGACTTAAATTATCATAATTTTTCATTGATAATAAATCAATATAATTTTGTTTATATTTTTCTTTTTCCTCTTGTGATAATGATTTATTATGTATAAATAAATTATTTAAATCATCTTCTGTATATATTTTTTCTATAAAATTATTACAAACTGAACATAATTTTTTATTTTCTATACAATCTTTATGTTGTAAATGTTCGCAGGGATAAATTACCACTATATCTTTATCGACCCAATTTAAACCCTGACCACATCTACATCGTGTATTTATTAATTTATCTGACATATATTATATTTTTAATTATATATATTAATTATAATATTAATATTTAAAGTATAACGCGTATATATAGTATAATAATGCCTGAATTATGCGAAATACTTATTACATCACAATATTTATTAAAAAAAATAAAAAATAAATTACTAACTAATATAAAAGTATTAAGTGGTCGATATACACATCAAGAATTAAAAGGTATTAAATTATTGGAAAATAAAGATTCTAAAATTATAAACATTGAGACAAAAGGTAAATTTATGTGGTTTCATTTAAAGCATCAAGATAAAGATATATATATCATGAATACATTTGGTTTAACAGGTGAATGGGGATTTACTAAATATCCAGGTTCTAGAGTTGAATTAACTATCAAATCAAAAACCAAAGAAAATAAATTTTATAAACTTTATTATACTGATAATAGAAATTTTGGAACTTTACAAATTACAGATAATATAGATATTTTAAATAAAAAATTAAATGATTTAGCTCCAGATTTTTTAAAAACTCCATTTACCAATGAAGAATTTTATAATAAATTTATTAATTATAAAAATAAAACAAAAAATATTATTAAAGTTTTAATGGATCAGACTATAAGAGGAGGTTTAGGTAGTGGATTGGGTAATTATTTAGCTCCTGAAATTTTATATCATAGTAAAATATCACCATATAGAAAAATAAAAGATTTTACTAAAAAAGAAATATTAACTCTAGCAGGAAATATTAAATATATTACAAAATTGTGTTATTATAATAATAAAACTGGCTATATGGATTTATATGAAAATTATGTAGATCAACATAGACAAGATATTAAGAAAGGTAAATTACCCGATTTTCATAAAGATATTAAAATAAAATATAATGAAGAATTTATTTTTAATGTATATAGACAAGAAAAAGATACTCTTGGAAATAAAGTTAAAAAATCAGAAATTATTAAAGGAAGAACAACTTATTGGGTGCCTCAAATCCAAATATAAATGCAAAAATAATTTTATTAAATATAAAATTATTTCTTAAAAGATTCAATATCTGTATCTGATTCATCCGATGATACAAGTATTTTTTCATCCGGTTTAACTTCCTGTTTAACTTCAGGTTTAACTTCAGGTTTAACTTCTAATTTATTATCTTGTTTAACTTCTGATTTATTATCTTGTTTAATTTCTGGTTTATTATCTTGATTAATAAGAATACTTGATTGATTTGGAATAGTTTGCGAGCTTGAACCCTTATTAATATTATTTAATACTTCATTTTTTTTTATAAAAATATTATTATTTTCTAATTCTTTTTGGTATTGCAACATTTTTAATAGTTCTGGACTAATATTTTTTTCTAAATCAAACATTTCTTCATTATTATCTTCTTTTGTTTCTGATACATCGTCAAAATCATTTTCTTCTTCTTTTATTTTTGGTGAAAATAATTTAATTAGAGCTAATGTAAAAGCTAAATCACTTAACCATAAATAATACAAATATTTTTTATAATTATCAGCAAAACCTTCCATCTTTTTAGAATTTATAAGTGTATGAATAAATACATAACAAAATGTTCCAATTAAAAATATTTTAAAAAATCTATTATGAGAATTATGTTTAACTAATTCAAATTTATGAATTAAATAATAAAACATCAATATATTATATTAATTAGTTATATAATATATTAAAATTTATAAACGCTTATAATAAAATTAATTATAAACTTGCTTTACTAAATCATCAATATTTTCTCCATTTTCTGCTCTTCTTAAAAGTTCATCAAAATTATATTTAATTTCGGTTGGTGGTTTAAATTCATTAATATCTCCATATTGTTTTCTTCTTAATTCTTCTTTTCTTCTCATTTCTTCATTAATCATAATTTTCATTTCTTCTAATTCTAAAAATTTTAGAATATTTCCACATGTTTCCTCATAACCTTCAAATTTATCCATATTAATAACTTCTTGTGTTTTATTTTCATCATTATTATCCACAACTAACTCGGTTGTATATTGTCCTCTTAATTTTTTCTTTAATAAATCATTGAGAGAAGTAATTTTTTTTGTATTACTCTTAATAGTAAAATAAATATAAACACTAAATAAATATCCTTTAATAATACCTTTTTCATAAAATACAGAAGCACTCATAACAGGTAATTTTTTAGAACTCATTACATACTCACCTAACATATTTGTTTTATAAAATTTAACATAAATATTTGGCATAATTTCTAATAAAGATTCATTATTATAAATTAATTCCTCATCCATAAATTCTTGTTCTTTATTTAAAATACCCAAAAAATCTAATCTTGCTTTATTATTATTTTTTATAGCATGAACCTGGAAAACTGTTATTTGTTTATTATTTGTTAATACTTGTTGAGATTCATTTGTAGTAGTAATTTCTGTTTCACTCATGTGATATATTATATATTTTATATAATATATTTTATATAATATAATCGCAATTTTAAACTTATTAATTTATTAATTTATCTATTTCTTTAATTTCATTATTTAATAAAGATACTATATTAAGTTCTAATTTACCATTATTATTAAATAATTCCTGGCTAAATATATCTTTATTAGTATCAAATATAAAACTATTTTTACTTATATTTACATAATTATTATTCATTTCATAATCTCCATTCCTATTTTTGGGAACTATATCATATGCTTTATAAATACAATATAATATTCTATTATTTAATTCATATTTATTATCTATTTTATCATATTTTATTTTTCTAGCATTATTAATATATTTATCATTTAAAGCATCAGCTTTTTTCATAACCTCTCTATTTATAAAATATTTATATAAAAAATCATCTTTATTTTTAGCATTAATATATTTATTAAATATATCCAATATAGATAAATGATCTCCTAATTTATTAGTTAAATTTTTCTTTTGTTTATTAAACTTTTCTAATAAATCTTTTTTAGTTTTATCTGGTATATTAAATAATTCTCTTAAATTATTTTTACAAATATCTAATAAAGCAAATATTTTACATACTTCAAATGAACAACTTAATTTTTTAGCTAAATATATAGCATAACATTGTTTAGGTTCCATATTCAAATCACTTAACATTTCACCTAATTTAGTTATTTCCATATTTTCAATCATTTTTAGTCTTTGTAATTCTTTAACAGATTTTATAATATTTAACTCTCTCGGTGGTTCAATAAATAAACCAAATATATGAATTAAAACATCTACTTTTTTAATATTGGGTAAATTCAATAATCTCAAACATTCTTGGGCTATATCACTGGTTCTAATACTTGGTTGTGGAAATTTATTCATTTTTTCAAAATCTTCTTTTTTATATAAATGGTAACATATTCCTGGTTCTGTTCTACCTGCTCTTCCTCTTCTTTGTAAAGCTTGCGATTGTGTAATGGGTCTTTTTTCTAATGTTTTACTATTTAAAACAGGGTCATAATAACCAAATAATTCGTATCCACTATCTATGACATATTTAATGCCTTCAAAAGTTACAGATGATTCAGCCACACCAGTAGCCATAATTAATTTTCTATTTTTGCCACTCTTTTCACGATATTTAATTTTATCTAAGGCTAACTCTTCGCTTTCTTTATTCATGCCTGAATATACTTCAACACAAAATATATCTAAATTATCTTTTTTTATTTGCTCACATATTCTCATTGCCTCTGCGACACTTGGAACAAAAAATATAATATCTCTAGCTCCTTCTTCTAATTTATTTTTCATAATAGTTTCTTTTAATATTTTGTATCCCTCATCTAAATAATTATTTTGTTTGATATTTAAATTAGAAAAAAATGTATCTATGGGATAATTTGTTTTTCCACTTATATTTACAATATCTGTTTTAAAATCTTTGTAGTAATTTTTAAATAATTCTAAGTCTATTGTCGCACTCATAATAATTAATTTAAATTCTGGTCTTTCTTTAACAACATTTCGTAATAAATAAAATAGAAAATCCATATTTTTTGATCTTTCGTGAGCTTCATCTATGATAACACCATTATATTCTCTTAATATTGGGTCATTCATTAGTTTAGCAATAATTGTTCCATCTGTTGTATATAACATTTGGGTTTTATTACTTATATATTTTTTATCTGAACCTCTATATTTATAACCAACATATTCTCCTAATTTGACATCTAATGTTTTGGCAGCAAATTCAGCAGCTGATTTTGTGGTGATTTGTTTTGGTAATGTTATCGCGATATTTGTTTTATAATCTAGAGCATGCATTAAAAATTTTGGAACAAGAACTGTTTTACCAGAACCAGTATCACTTGTTAAAATAATTACTTGATTATTTTTAATCATATCAATAATTTGAATTCTTTTTTCATAAGCTGGATATTTTGACCAAACTTTACCTAATTTTTTATATTCTTCTGAATATGGCTCTCCTGAAAAAGGATTATTATTATTTCCTTCTGGATCTAAAATTCCTTTATTACTCATTATATATTATATATTATATAATATATAGATATATGTTTAATTTATCATTATAAATTAAATTTTTCTATTAACTTTTTTTTTAATAATATATTTTCTTTTTGATTATCATCTGGTAATAATATTATTTTTGGCCTATATAATAAAATCTCATTAATATTTTTAAAAGTTTTATTATATTCTTTAATTTTATTTCTCCTATAATGTGGTCTTAAATTTACATCTAATATTAAATTTATCATTTTATTATATTTATATAATTACTATTTTATATATTGTTATTTATTTCACTATTTAATAATAATAATAATGTTAAACCAATGCTTTTTATTATCTTTTCATCATAATTTGGATTTTCTTTTTTAATTTTATTTAGTAAAATATTATTTTCCAACATATAAATTATTTTTTGATCCTTAATATTTTCTATATTTTTATATACTTCATTATATAATAATATAAAATTATCTTCCATTATATTTTATATTATTAGTAGTTTTTATATTTTTAATATTATAAACACTTATTTATCTTTATTTATTTATCTTATAATATTTAATCTCATAATACCATTGCCAATATCTTGCCATTCCCAAATTTTATTACCGCTTATAATTGGTTTTGGTGTAACTGTTGGTGGCATAATTGGTGGTGTAACTGTTGGTGGCATAGTTGGTGGTGTAACTGTTGGTGGCATAGTTGGTGTAACTTGGGTTGTTACTGGTTTTACAGGTGTTGTTACAGGTGGTGATACTGGTTTTACTGGTTTAGATTCTCTTATAATTTTTTTTGGATCAATAATTATTCTAGGTCTAGTTGTTCTGCTAAATCTTGCTCCTTCAATTAAATTTATATTATAAAAAACTAACACTAATAAGATAATTAAAACGATGATTGTTATAAATATCCACATAAATTATATAAAATTATAATATAAAATAAATATAAATATAAATATAAATATAAATAATACTAATTTATATTTATGATATAATTTTCTATTAAATTATTTTTTATTATAATAGCTTCAGAAAATCTTAATATATTACTGATATTATTATTAAATTTAATAGCTTGAATAGTTCCATGAGTATTTATTAAATATGTATCAAAATTAATATATTGAAAGTTCATATTACAATTAAAATAATTAAATTTTTTTATTTCATTTTCAGTAAGAAATAGTAAGTAATCATAAGGAGTATTAAATTCAATATTATTATATTGACATTTGGAATATTTATCAAATATAGATAAACATTTATGAAAACCGTAATTATTTATTTTATTATAAAAATTATTATAAAAATTATTAATAAAATTATTATTTAAATTGTTCATATATATTAAATATATTTTTTTATTATTCATAATATTCTATATTTCTATTTACATATATATTTTCACACATACAAAATTCTTCTTCATAATTTAAATTATTATTAAGTGCGTAATTTTTGCAGCATTTTTTGTCATGTTTTCTATTAATATCTAAAAATAATTGATCATTAATCCATTGTTTGCATAATTTTTTACCACATTTAAAACACCAATCCATTCCACAACCATTCCAATCAAAATTATTATTATTTAATCCACATATCATATATATTGTATCTTTATGAATTATACAATTATTATTACAATGTGGGCAATTTTTATTATCATAATTATTTATATTTTTTATATCTTTTAATGTTACATGATGTGGTTTAAGTGGTTTTAAATTGGCAATTCTGGCGAATGTTTTAATTTGTGTATTATCTGTTGTTTGTTTAATATAATCTTCGATAAAGTTATATACTTCTTCTTTGTATTTTAAATTATTAATAGTTTTCATGATATCTATCATTGTTGAAAAATCAATTGGTTTATCAAATTTTTTCGTATCAACATAATTATATAAAATTTTTTTTTCATTATCTGGTAAATCAAATAATTTAATTATATTAATGGCGTCATTTTTGGTTCTTGTATCATTTATTATAGTTATATATTTATTAAAAAAATCCATTTTAATATTATTATTAATAATAATATTAATTATTTATTTATATTAATTATTTATTTATATTAATTATTTATTTATATTAATTATTTATTTATATTAATTATTTATTTATATTAATTATTTATTTATAGCAAAAATATCAAATAAATTAAATAAATCATGAATTATAAAATTTATTAAATCTTCTTTATTTAAATTATTTGTTAAATTAATTAAATCTTTTTTGATATTTTTATTATTTTCAAATATCATGATAATTTCTTGATAATATAAGCTATCCTCTAATAAATTAGTAAATGGTTTTTCTAATTCATCAATAATATTTTTTTTTAGTGTTTCCATTATTTTATGATTAAGTAATTTATTATGATTAATAATATTATTTTTAATAATATGTATAAAATTATTTATTCTTTCTTTGATAGTTTCTACATCTTTATGATTAGATTGAATTAATAAATTATAATAGATATGATAATTTGTTGGTTCTCCCATAAATCTAATATAACTTTTACAAATATAACCTAATTGTTGTTGTGTTCTCAAAATATTAAAAAATTCTTTCGAAACTATCATATGAGCCATTTTTAATAGAATATATTTTTTCAAATCCAATATGTTTCCTATATATATATTATATAATACAGAACTATTACTATCATTAATATTATAATTCTGTTTAATATATTCTTTATTTTTTGGTATTAAATTAATATAATTATTTATTTTTTCTATTTTATCTAATTTATTTAATTTTTCTTTATCATAAGCATCATAAATTATTTTTGAAAATTTAATAGCATCATTTTTGGAACAATAACCATTTATAAATATTGTCATGTAATTTGTTGGATTATTTAGATATTTATGATGATTAATAAAATCATTATATTTTATCTTTTTTATTATATTTAATATTAAATCTTCACTTATATTATTATATTCTATATGATTTTTTGAATTATTTTTAACTAATAGATATGGTTCTAAAAATTTATAATTTTCATATTTATTTATTAATTTATCTATGATTTTATTAAAAACATCTTCTGATATATTATCTTTATTAATAAGTGTAATTATTTGTCTAATTAATTTTATTATTTTTTCAAATTTTTGATAATAACCATAAGCAACGCATTTTATTCCCCAATTTTTTAATTTTAAACTTATGTTATAACCTGCTTCACCAACATTATAAAATAAAGTATTAAATATTAAATTAAGACATTCTAATTTAATAACATAATAAATATAATTATTTAAATTATTGTGTGAAACAAACAAATCATTTATATAAATAAATAGTGAAAAATAAATATTGGGAATATCATAATTAATTTCATATTTGTGATAAACTTTTATTCCTTTGTCTTCTAAAATAATTTCTGGATATATTCCTTCTTTTTTCTGATTTTGTTTATTTACCTGAATTTTATCTAAAAATATATTTTTTTTTGGTAAATCTAAATTTAAATTTAATGGTTTGATACAAAATAAAATATTTTGATCATATTTTTTATATTTAATACCATACCATTTATCGATATTCCATTCTTTATTAATAAAATTTGGTGAAAATATTAGTGTCATTTTTTGACAGAAATAATTATAATATTTATTTATTTCTAATAAAGATTCATTATCATCTAAAAAAAAATTACTTATTAATATTTTATCTATGGGTATATGACTATTTCGACACCATGTATCACATAAATTTACTATATAATCTGTATTATTAGTTATTTCAAATAAATTCATACTATTTTGTTTTATTGTTTTAAATTGTTGATATAATTTATTTAAATTTTTATTATTGCTAAATATTAAATTAATATATTTTTGTATTATTTTTTCTATTTCTTTTATATTATTAATTCCTTTTTCTGTTAATATAATTTCCAATATATATAAATAATAATCACTTAATTCCTCGATAATACCTCCATTTATTGAATAAGCCAAATTATTATTTTTTAATAAACACACCATAGTGTCTTCATTTTCATTTAATAATATATAATTAATAAATTCCATTAATTTATTTTTATAATCCTCTTTGGTTTTTGGTATTTGAAAAACATATTTTAAACTATGTTCTTTTTTTATTGGTGTTGCTTTTATAGAAATTGGTAAATTAAATGGTAATTCTTTGCTTCTATTTTTTATAACATTTTTATTTGGTATTAAACTAAATATTTCATTTATTTTATTTTCCATAATATTTAAATCATAATTACCAATAACAATTAAATACATATTATTGGCAGAATAATAATTATTATAAAAGTCACATAATTTTTCATATATATTTTTTATTTTTAATGTTTCCACAGATCCAGTTGAAAAACCATGTGCATAATGATTATCTTTAATATTATTTCTAATTAATTGTATAGTTCTCCAATTATCATTATTTATATTTTTTTTATGTTCTGAATCGACAGCATTAATTTCTCTATCTATTGCTTCTTTATTTAATAATGGTTCTATAAAAAAATTTGCTAACATATCCAGACATTCAAATAATTTATTATTATTTATTTCAAAATAATAAGATGTTAAATCACCCGTTGTATAAGCATTTGATGTTCCACCATTTTCTGATATAAATTTAAAATATTCATCTTCATTTGGATATTTTTTACTACCCATAAATAACATATGTTCCAAAAAATGTGCTAATCCTTGTATTTCTTCATCATAATATCCACAACCAACAGCTAAACAACATGAAGCAATATTTGTTTTATCATCTTTTATTATAATACTTTTCAATTCATTTTTTATTTTTATAAATTTATATTCTCTGTGGTCAAAAATTGTTTTATTCATATATATATAAATTATATTAATTATAAATTATTAATTATAAATTCTAATCTAAATTTAAAAAATTGATTTATAAATATTATAAATACTTTTATAATAATATTATATAAAATGTATTCTATTCCTAATTTCAATTATGATGATGATATTAATGATTATTTTAGAGAAATAGAAAAAATAAAATCAGAAAATAATAAGGAAAATTATAAATGTATTATGGAATTCATAAATGTATGGTTAAATATTTATAATTTAAAAATTGATGCTTTGTTAAAATTTAAAAATATACCAATAGATAAAATTACTTCCAAACCTGATGAGAATAAAAGATTATATAAAAAATTTGCTCCTATTTTATCAAAAAAATTTAAAATTAATATTCATGAAAAAATTATAGAACAAAGTGACGAAGAAGAAGTTTTAGATATAGACACAGATGAATTGGAAGATGATATATTAGTATCTTTTATTTCTAAATTATTAAAAAAAATAGATTATAAAATAATTATAAATAAATCTAATACTAAAAGTTGCTATTCTATTGTGAAAAAATAATTTTTTATTTATTAAATAAATTAAAAAAATTGATATAAAATATATATTAACTTATTAAATATTTAAAATATATTTAATATGATAGAAGATTTAATTACAAATATTAATAATGAACCTAATATTCATATAGATAATAAAATGTTGGGTGCTCAATATTATGATATTTTTCTTTATAATAAAGATGTTTTATTACCTATGGCAAAAAATTGGTTTTACTTGGATAAAATAAAAATTATTGATAAAAACAAAAATAAAATAACAATAGTTTTTTCTTCTATTGGAGACAAAAAATTTATTGAATATATAGAAAAAATTAATTTATTAATTAAAAATTATCTCAATATTAATAAAATAGATGAGTCCTCTAGGGACACACCCAAAACTCCAAACAAAGTTGGAGTTTTGTCTGAAGATATTAAAGAATATATAAATACTATATCTAATCAAGATTTTCCCAATATATTAATTAATACTAATAATGCTACATTTTTTAATTATAATGATGAAGAAATAACTTTTAATGATATTAATAATAATTCTTATAATAGTGTTTTTATTGAATTACATAAAGTTATTTATTATAAAAAACAAATTAGATATGAATGGAATTTATTATCTTTGAAAACACATCAAGAAATAAATTTTAAAAAATCTTTATTCTTTAATAAAAAAGAAATAAATAATATTACTAATACAAAAACACCAGAATGTATTATTCCTACACCACCACCTTTAAATAAAAATTTAAATAATCCCATTTGTGATGTATCTGATAATAAAATTAATAATCCAAAAACAGTAAATCAAACAATATATAAACCAATTATATCATTAGATGATATAATAAAACAAAAAAATGCACTTAATAAAATCCAAATTAAAAAGAATTCAATTGATAATGACAAGGAAAATAAGCAAACTATTATTTCTTCAATACCAGAAAATGGTTCCTCCGAAAGCATTCACGAGCCTCTCTTTAAAGAAATGCTCTCGAATGAAAAAAAAAATATTTCTAATCGAGGAGAAACCAACTCTTTACACACAAATAGTTTGTCGCAAAGTGTTCATAACAATGATAAAAATATTATATCACATTCAAAAGAAAATATATCACATTCATATGAAAATAGTCAAGAAGATATACAAGAAATAAAAAAAATTAAAAAAAAAGTTAAGAAAATAAAAAAAAAAATTTAATTTAGAATTTAAATTTAATTTAGAATTTAAATTTAATTTAGAATTTAAATTTAATTTAGAATTAAAGTATCATCTTTAATAATTATGTTATATTCTTTATAATTTTCATTTAAAATGGGGCGAAAATATATTTTATTTTCATCTATATTTATTTTTATCATGTAAATACAATTTATATTCATTAATTTTGTTTGAATTTGTGGTTTATTATCTTTGATAATAATTAGTTCAAATAATGGAATATCACTATCTTCGTTTATTATATTTTTAATTATATTATTATTTTCATCATAATAATATATATCTACATATTCTTCTTCTTGTTCCAAACTATTATCATCATAATTATTATCAAAATATTCATATTCAAATAAATATTTATAATATTCTGAAGCAGATTCTTCTTTACCCTCTTCATCTAAATCTAATACATGTTTAATTTTTTTTTTAAGATTTTCTTTCTTTTGATTTAATATTAATTTATTTTTTTTTGAATCTTTATTTATAATAAAATTAAAATTAATTAATTTATCTATTATTATTTCATTATTTTCCACATATAATTCATAATAACTATCATTTAATTCAAAATATATATTTCCATTAATATCCAACAAATAGTTTAAACACATTTATTATTTAATAATATTATTAATAAGTTATATTAATAATAGCTTAATTAATATTTTAAATCAATTTTTTTATTATAATAAATAATTTATAATAATTAATAATTTATAGTAAATTAAATTGGGAATCCAGATGAAACTATTTGGTAATCTATTTTATTATTTGCTATCATTTTAATATGACTAAATATTTGTATCATTTGTATATATTCTGGGGAACTTTCATATAAATTTTTTAATATATTAGAAATATTTAATATTATTAATGATTTTTTCTTATCATCCAAATCATAATTATTTAATATTTTGATTATTGATTCAATAATTTGATTTATTGGATAAGCTTTTTTTCTAAATGTTTCTAATTTATTTATTAGAAATTTTATATCTTTTTCTTCATCAAAACAAATATCTAAAATATCTTTGATTTCTTCATCTTTTATATAACAAATAACATATTTTATATCACTAATATTTATATTTTTAGATACATATTTTAAATTTTGTAATAACATAATAGATTTTCTAGCATCACCTTTGGAATATTCTATTAATACTTCTAATGCTTCATCAGAAATTATCATTTCCTCTCTTTTAGCTATATATGATAATCTTTTTTTTATTGAATCATTACTAATACTATTAAATCTAAATTTCATACATCTCGAAACAATTGGTTCTATAATTTGATGAATATAATTACATATGAAACAAAATCTCGTATTTTTTGAATATTCTTCAATTATTTTTCTCAATGCAGATTGCGCATCACTTTTCATTGAATCTGCTTCATCTAATATAATTAATTTAAATCTTGGTGATGGATATTCTGGATCTGGATTTGGTAAAGAACTTTTAGCAAATGTAACTATTTTATTTCTGACTATATTAATTCCATTTTCATCAGAAGCATTTAACTCTAAAACATAATTTTTTAAATTTTTAGAACCATATAATTGATGAGCTAATGCTAATATTGTAGATGTTTTACCAGTTCCCGGTGTTCCATAAAATAATAAATGAGGCAAATTACCTGTTTCGATACTTTTATGTAATACATTTATAACACTTTCTTGGTCTAATATGTAATTTATCTTTTTTGGTCTATATTTATCTACCCATGGTATATTCATATTTATTATTTCATAATTATCCTATTTTTTATATAATTTATAATATAATTAATTATTATTTATTATATATTTTTTTTATCAATTTTATTTATAAAAATAAACTTAATAATAATATAAATAATAAAAAACCAAATAGTAAAATAAAAAATAATATTATATATATTACTAAATCTCTTTCTTTTTTTTTATTGTCTTCTTTTTGTGTTACATAATATTCATTTTCACTATTATCCTGATAATTATATAAACTCATAGATGATTCATCACTTGATGTACTTATTATAGATAAATTATCAAAATCTATGGAATTTATATGTTTTATATCTGCCTCTGTGAGTTCTATACTAATATCACTATCTATACTTTCTATGCTTTTATCAATAAATAAAGAAATTTTATTTTGACACGAATTATTATATGTATTTTCTAAAATATTATTATTTATTGAATATTCGATTTTTTCTAATGGGTTGTGTATAACTTTTAAATTTTCTTTATTATATTCTGAATAATTATCCATTATAAAATATATATTTTTTATTTTGTAATAATATAATTTATATTATTATTTATTGCGTTATAAAAAATCTTTTTAAATTATAACAATATTATATAATGTCAAATAATATACCTAATTTATTAAATGAACAAATACCTAATAATTTAATAAATAATATGCCAGAAGTAATTCCAAAAAATCCTATTCAAACACTTAAACCTCCTCTAAATGCGATTACTCAACCGGTGTCTATGATACCTAATAATATTGCTCCACAACCACAACTACAACTTGAGCAACAATTACATCTACAACCACACCTTGAGCAACAATTAAATTTAGAACCTCAAATTGATGTTTCAACTATTTCATATTATACATTGCCATTTTTGAATATAGAAGTATCATATATGTCTCTAATTTTTATAATTTTATTTTTATTATTATTAGTTATTTATATATTATATTCATTCTTTTTTTCAAGTTCAAAAAAAAAGACTAATAAAAAGAAAAAAAATGATTCTGAAAGTTAAACAATATTAATTTTGACATATAAATCACCAAACTTATCATGATTAATATACTTCATACCTTTATTTTTAAAAATCATAATTTCACCATTTTTAACTGGATTATTACTTACAATATTAATACTTGAACTATCTAAAAAATCAATATTTTTATCAAATCCATTTATAGATTCATCTTGGTTTATATTTAATTCGTATAATAAATTAGCAGGATTAGTTATTTCATTATCAATCATAAACATTCTTTTAAAATTAGTATTATTAATTTCTTTTATAATAATATTAATATTACTTTTAATATTAACACAATGATCACGCATTCTCATACAATTTCCATTACTTTTTAATTTAATAGTATAACCATGATAGGCACCAGCTGGTATATCAACAGAAATAGGAACTTCATTACCATTCAAAGGTAAATTAAAATTACATTCTTTACCTTTATATAATTCTTGGGTAAAAATAGAATATTCAACTTGTATTGTCTGGGTTTGATTATTTTTAAAAAAATCATTTTTTCCATTCTTAAATTCAGACATTAATTCATTCATATAATTTTCATCTGGTTTTTCCAATTCTTGTGTTTTTAAAGCATCATAACCATCTATATCATACAATTTTCTTTTTTCCTCATCAGATAATATTTCATAAGCCTCTGATATATCTTTAAATTTATTTTCTGCCTCAATTTTATTATTTTGATTTTTGTCCGGATGCCATCTTACAATTAATCTTTTATATGCTCTTTTTATATCTATTTTGGTAGCATTTTTTTTTACTCCCAATATATTGTATAAATCTTTACACATTAATAATATATAAATTTATTTATATTTATTTATATATTACGTATTAAAAAAATTGGTGAAAACCAAATCTAAAACTTTGCTGCTGATGTTGTTTATTATTATCATCCTTTTGATAATTAGCATATGATTTTGGTTTATAATTATCAATAGATACCATTTCTATATATTTTTTATCATTACTTAATAAATTATATGATGTATTTGTTAATAATTGCCATATTTTATTTTTTGTTTGTTTTGATATTTCATTTGGATAATCAATTATTAGTGCTACATAGATATCACCATATTCATTATCGCCATTGACATAGGGCATTCCTTTATTTGGTAAAACCATAATATCACCATGTTTTATAATTTTTTCACTGACAACATTAATATCCTTTCCATTAATAAAATTAATATTTTTTTCAAATCCACATATTGATTCGGCTAAACTAATATGCATTTCATATAATAAATCAGCAGGATTTGGTTGTTGATTTCCATTTATCACAAACATTCTTTTGAAATTTGTATTATTAATTTCTTTAATATAAATTTTAATTCTCATATTTTTTATTTTAATACTATAATTATTATAAGCACCTGCTGGTATATCAAATGTAATTTCTGTATTTTCTCTAATATTTTTTTTCCCATTACAAACATCACATAATTCAGCTTTTTTATCAATTCCTGTTTTATTACAATGACCACAATGTTCTTGTATTTGTTGTATAAAAGGTCCCGTTCTTATTTGTTTTAATACAATACCTCTGCCATTACATGCATGACATCTATGTTCTTTTTTTTCTTTACAACCCGTTTTATTACATTTTTCACATGGCTTGCTTAATGGTATATTAATTTTACAATTTTTTTTACCAGTATATAAATCTTCTATATTAACATTGTATTCAACTGTTATTTCTTCTCGTTCTTCTTGTTCTTGATTATTTTTGTTATTGAAAAATCCACCCATTCCACCAAATATTTGAGAAAATATATCATTCATATGTTCAAAATCTGGTTGTTCAAAACCCTGATTTTTTAAACCTTCGTATCCATGCTGATCATAAATTTTTTTTTTTTCTGTATTAGATAATATCTCATATGCTTCTGAAATATCTTTGAATTTATTTTCTGATTCTGTTTTATTATCTAAATTTTTATCAGGATGCCACTTAACGGCCAATTTTCTATAAGCCTTTTTTATTTCCTCTTGTGAAGCTTCTTTTGTTAAACCCAATATACCATATAAATCCTTTGACATTATTATTTATATAAAAATATTATTCTTTATATAAATTAAAAATTAATATAAATTAAAATTTAGTTTTGATTCATAAATAAATCTAAAATTTCTTCTATTTTAAATTTGTATCTTTTTTCCTTGAATTTAAATTGAATTTCTCTATTATTTAATTCTAATGATTTATTTTTAGCATCTGCTTCTAATATATTATTAATCTGTGTTTTTAAATAATTATAATTTGATAAATTATTTTTTTTTAATTTATTAATTATTGTTGATACTAATGTGTATAATCCTTCGTAATAATCTTTATTATTTAATACTATTTGTGTATATAATAAATTGAATATATTGATTATTATATTTTCATTAATAATATTATAATTATATAATTCACCAATATATTTTACTAAACCAGTTAGTTTTAATTTACTATAATCATAATTTCGTTCATATGTAAAACCCTTATTTATTTGTCTTGTATCTGTTATTTCTTCTAATATATCTTGACATATCGTAATTATACATGATTTAATATATACTTTCTCATCATTAACATTTATGTTATATTGTAATAACTCTTGTAATAGTAAACCATATAAATATGAATAAGCAATCTCGTTAATTGCTTTAATAATTATTAATTCTGAAAATTTATATAATTTTTTAATATTAATATCTTTTAAATTCATAATTTCTTTTGCTGTTTCCTTAATATTATTTTTATTAATTTTATTTAATAAATTTTGTATTTTATCATATGTTTTTTCATCTTCTTTTGTTGTGTCCCTATTCGACATCTGAACATTTAAATATGCTCTGATTTCTGGATTTGATAAACAACTATTTCTTTTATGATTTATATTTATATTAGGTATAAAATATTCATGAAAAGAATCAGGAATATCTGTATTAGAACTCTTATATTTCATAAATAATTCTAATGGATACCTTACAAAGTTATTATTTATTTCACTCATAATAATTATAATTTGTTTAAAATCTTTAAATATATTAATATATTGTTATTATTAATTATATAATTTTAATATCAATTTTTTTGATTTTTTATGTGTCGTAAAAATAAAAAATCAAAAAAATTTATTATGTTCGTATATCATTCCCATAGGGCACGTAGTGTATTTAATAGCTTCACTAATCTATTAAATGAAATTATAAAAATTAATTTCAAAAAAGTTAGTTTTCTTAGAAATCAATTTTTTTAAACAATACTAAAAATTATTCTTTTTTTGGTTAAATTTAAATAAGCATTTATCATAAATACAACCATAAATACTATAAAAAACCCAAACATAGTGCTTATAGATATCATGCTTATGATTATACAGGAAATATAATATTCATAATTAAATAATAAAATTATTATTATAGATAATAATATAGCAAGCCCTATTGTATTTAACAACAATATTTTTGTTTGATTATTATTAAATAATGTATTACCCATTATGTCTTTTATAAAATATATTTAATTCTATTTATATATATTATAAATCAATTTTTTTAGTTTATTTTATTAGCAATGTAGTTATTAATTTTATCATAAAAGTAATTAAATATTTTAATAATATTTTTATAAATACAAATAATTATTGATAATAACGTTAATAATAATAAATTTAATACGCCAAAAAATATTACTTCACCATATGACAAAAATAATATAAATAATGCGTAATCATAAGTACTATAATTATCTTTTATATTTATGTATCCTCGTGAAACTAAATGTATATTAATTATAGATAATATAAAAATTATAGACAAACTTATTATACTGACAAAATAAAAAAAATTTGTTTTAAGTAATAACATTATTTTTTATATTATTATAAATAATAATATAAATTTTAAATATATATTAGGCTTTCATATCTGCAATTAATCCTTTATAACTTTTATAATTAATAATTTCAAAATCATCTATTTTGATATCTTCTATTTTTGTAAATTTATTTTTAATTTTTAATTCTGGAAAATCATATAATTTTTCTTTTGCTCTCAATATTTGAATAACTGCTTTTTCATAATGTTCATTATATAAATGATAATCTCCCAAATTTATTGTCACACCCTCCGGCTCCAAATTGTAACCTGTATGTTCTGGATCATTATTAATTAATTCACACACTATATGTAATAACAAACTATATGAAGCAATATTCCAAGGTAATCCTAAAAATACATCAGCTGACCTCTGATATGTTGAAAGACTTAATTTATTATTTCTAACATAAAATTGTGTCACAATTCCATGACATGGATATAAAACACCCTTTTTGGCTTGTGATGGATTATAAGTTGTCATGATAATTCTTCTTGATGTTGGTTCTTTTTTAATTAAATCTAAACAATATTTTATTTGGTCATAACCATTATATTTAGAATCACTTTTAACATACTCTTCCCCATAATGTCTCAATTGGAAACCATACATTGGTCCTATTTCTCCCTCCCTTAAATTTAAATTATTACTTTCTATAAACTGTTTAGTTGTATTTTTTACCCATATTTTGATACCATCCTTTTCCAAAATTTTTGAATCCGTGTCACCCCTCATAAACCATAATAACTCACCAATTACATGTTTAAAATCTATTTTTTTGCTTGTTAATAATGGAAAACCATCCTTCATGTTAAAATACAAACTCTTACTAAATAATGACCATGTAGAACCATTGCGTGTCTCACGATATTCCCCATCTTTTATTAAATTTTCTAATAATTCAATATATTGTGTTTCTGGATGTTTAATAATTACATTTCTCCTTTTTTCTAAATAAAAACTATATTTATAAAATTCTAATAATACTTCTCGATTTATACTTTTGTCATATACTTTATATACTTCTTTTTGATTATCATTATAATCATAAATATTTTTATTATTTTCTATTAATCCTTCTAATTTATCTTTATTTATAAAAGTGTCACAATCATAATCATAATCTATTTTATTTAAATAAATAGTATCTATTAAATTATTATCAATATTATTTAGTTTATCTAATATGTAATTATATAATTCTCCACCACCTATAATAAAAATTCTGTCTATATTTTCTTGCCTATTTAAATAATTATAGGAATCATCATAATTTTTAAAAACCATAATATTATCTTTATTAATCATACTATTTGAAATTACTACATTTAATCTATCTTGTAAATTATTACCAATACTTTCCCATGTTTTTCTTCCCATAATAACTGCGTTCTTTAATTCATTAGTTGGTAATCCTTTTCTTGTCATACTTGTAATATTGTTAAAATATGTAGTATCTATTGAAATATTCCATGGAATCATATCTTTCTTACCTATACCAAGATTCTTATCAACACATGCTATAATATTAACTTTTTTCATTATTATTTAAATTTTATTATACTTCTTTTTAAATAATTTTAATTAAAATTGATTTCTAAATAACAGAATTTTCCTGTAATTAATAAAAAAATTGAAAAAATAAATCCCTAAAATACCTATAATTTTAATAATGCTTTTCCTTAGCTTCAAAACTAAACAAAAACAATAACTGTAGCAAAATGAACACCCCTGTTCCTACCAACGTTCATACTCTCAACAAGTTACAACTTATGGTGTGTGTTACTAATGCCGTTCTGAGTTTGCAGACAAGATATGGAAGAAATCAAAAATTTCCATTCATCAGAACAGAGTCAGAACCTCGATTTTTGAGACACTTTTTAGTGTATCATTTTCCAGACATGTATTATATTGGTAATGTAGATTGCACTATTCCCCTTAATCAAAGAGGCTACAGCACATGCAGCTTTTTGTATGGAAAATTTTAATTTAATTAAGTTTAAATTAAAATAATACATCAGTTATTCATTATCAAATTAATTATATTATCTTTGTTTGTAAAGATACCCTTTTTTTTATCTCCTCCTACTTTTTCAAACATAGGATAATATTTATTGTCTTCTTTTTCTAAAATTATATATTTATTGCTTTTATCAGCTTTGATAATATCATAATCATATTCATCATTACAATCTTTTTCAGCTATAATTATATTAACACCATCCAAGGCTTTTTTTTGTTCTTTACTATTATCCATTTGATGATATATTTTTAATTTATTACTAACAGTTTCCATAAATGTATTATCTAATTCTTTATCTTTAATCATATCTATTTTGAAATCTTTATAAAATTTATTTATTTTAATAGATTGAGGAATTAATTTATGAATTTTAAGAATCCTACAAATAGAATTACAAAAAGTAGTATCTTCAAGATTTTTATCTTCTTCTTTTACTTTATGTCTAAATAGATTATCTATTCGCGAAGCGAATGCTTCCGGAGGAACCGTAATATTAATATCACCTCCTTTTTGAATTTTTGTTTCTCTTTTTCTAAATACATAATGTCTATATAATTTAGTATTTTTAAATAATTCTCTATTTAATTCATCCTTCATGTCATATAATTTACCTGCTCCCATTAAGAATTTATTAGTTCTTGGTTCTTCTTCATATTTAGCATATTTAGTTAAATATTCTCTGTTCATCTCAAATAATTTTGCAAATAAATCAGTATCAATTAATTCCATATCGCAATCTTTATCTAATTCTTTTTCCATAAATCTTCGATCTACCAAATATTCCGACATATATGTTCCTTCTTGGAAAATCCAACTTAAATATACATCTATTTGATTACCAACACCAATTATTTTATCTGGTTTTAAATCACTATATTTTTTAATAATTTCAAATAATATTTTTTTATTTCCTTTGTCATCTGTATAATAAGTTGTATATCTATCATTGTCACCTAATGCTTTCATTACTTCTTGAGCATCAAATGTAGTAACCAAGAAACAACCACCAGGTTTTAAAAATCTATTTATATTTTCTTTTAGATTTCCCCATGTTTCTTCATTCTTAAACATATAATGAATGGCAAATTCGCAAGCAATACCATCAAACTTAAATGGCTTCTTACTATCAAAAAATTTATCATATACTTGTTTATTATCTTGTGTCATACCTTTTAAAACTCTATTTTGTGTATCATAATCTATGATGGCTCCTGCATCTGCTTGAGTAAAATACATAGTTGGACCACCTGGTTTTGTTTTTCTTAATTTTTCATATCTTGAAAAAGCACCATCAACTGCTGAAAATAATGCTTCTTTATCAATATCTATACCAACAACCATTGCAGCACTTCCATAATAATATCTATTAATATCACTACCGCGACCAATCGATATATCTAATATATTCATGCCTTTTTCATCCCTTCTATACATTTTATTAAAATAAGTGTACATCGTAATAGATTTAATCCAATTATGGAATTGTGTCATATTTTCTGCTAATTTTGTTTTAACTTGGAAATATACATTTTCTTTGCTTGTTGAAATAATTAATTCTTTATTGATTCTTCCTCTAAGTTCTTTTATTTTCCTTTCATATATCATATCACCCTTAGATAATTCATCAAAATCACTCATTAAAACAGGATTAATCATACTTCTCCAAACACTCATCGCTGTTGTATAATAATTTCCATATTGTTTTCCATATCTTAATACATTTTCTGTTTTATCATAACGTGTTCTTAATGGAACCCATTTAAATCTTTCATCTATATTGGGATCATTGTTATAATAAAATTCAACGACTGTATTATCATTTATTAAATTACCCTCTGAATCAATTGCTTCATTATTTTTTGTAAATATATGTGTTATATATCCATCTTCTCTTTCTCTGAATAAAACAGGTTGTTCTCCATTTTTGCCATGCTGACCAACATGTAAATAACATATTTTATATGGCTTATTTCTGACAAACTCTTCGATACTGTTGTCATATGCTATAATAGTTTTACCAGTATTGTCTTTTTCAAATGTAATATAAAAATCGATAGAATTACTTTGTGGTGGTTTCCATTTATATTCAGAATAAACACTTTGTGCTTTATTTGTAATATATGCTTGTTGTAATGGTTGGAAAATAAGACCATCCAAAAAGTATGGATAAGTAATTTTAGAATTATTACTATATTTAGTCCATAATAGATTAGCATAAGCAAATATTTCCCATGGTAAAGCACCTTTGGCATCTATAAAATATTTTCTTCTAATAAGTGGTTTTTTCTTTTCTATCTCAATATCATGATTTAAATTTTCCAAGAAATTATCAAAAGATTTTGAATGAAAATTTAATATATCTTTTAATTCAAAACTACCTTTACTTTTATATTCCTCAAATTTATAATTCTTTTGTTTTCCAAATACAAAACATTTTTCTATGACTTCATCTGCATTTTTAATTCTTTCCATAAAATTTTGTTCATCTTTTATAGACTTTCCACCGATATATAAACAATCAAATGCCATATATAAATGTCTATTCTTCTTTGGTAAAAATATATATTCACCATCAATAATAGTATCATTATATTTCCTTGAATTTTTGTCTAATTCGATTCCAGTATATTTTATGTGTAAATTATCATTTATTAAATATACTTTATTTTTGATAATCACCAAAAAAAATCTTGTTCCATCAGCTTTATCTGTAACAGCGTATCTATTGGGTAATACTTCTGGAACATGTTGAACTTCTAATGATATCGGTTTTCGAGCATCTAAATTTGTTATATTCGTTTCTAAACCAGCAATACGTGCATATTCTAATTTAACTTCTTCTTGTTCAACTGTCGAAATTAAAAAATTACTTTGTTGAATAATTTTTAATAATATAGTGACTTCACTAATTAATTTATCTAATAAACTATTATTTTTTTTATTTCCAATTTCTACTTCCAATTCATAATTTGGTATAGCTTTGTTAATTTTATTAATGTTTCTGGATGCCTTCGTTGTTGTAATATCAACTCTGACAAATTCATTACTTTTATCGCCATAGACATAAAAAGAAACTCTTTGTTTTAATCTATAACTAATTTTATCTGCTTCTTCTGGAATTAATTTACTTAAATCTTTAAATTCTTTATCTGTTAATTCAATTTCATCAGATAATCTAAATCTTAAATTATATTCATTAATATCTAATATATCTTCTTTTTCTTTTGTTTTCTTGATAACATTAATATTTTTTAGATTTTTTTCTGAAATTATTTGTTGTATCAAAGTAGAAAAAATAACATGATTTTTATACTTGTGATATTTCTCGATGTTATTATTAATATTATTAATATCTGTTAATTCAATTCTATAATTTATATAAGCTTCTTCAGTTCCTCTATTATAATTAATATCCAAAATATCTTGTTTGATAATTTCTTTTTTTTGTGAATTTGCTCTACTTGTTAAAAATTTTAAAACTGTAATATATTTTTCCATACTTAGAAATACTTTATTAAAGCCAAAAATACTGACTTCGAATTCTTTATTTTTATCTATCTTTGAAAATAATTTATCGACATTATTCTCCTGTTCTTTTGTTAATATATCGTATCTCGACATTTTATTATATATATTTAATATTTATAATATTTTATATATTTTGATAATCAATTTTTTTATTTTATTTAATAATAGCGAACATATTAAATAAATATTTTTATAAATAAAATGATAAATAAAGAATCTTAATGATTAGCTTAAAATCATGAAGATTTATTTAATAACCACCACGACCACGACCTCCATATCCAAAAAAATCATCATAGTAATCAGAATCATCAGAATCATCAGAATTGCGACAACCACTACGATTACAGCGAACAAATATTTTACAACCTCTGTCACAATCACGATGACTCATGTGTTCGAATGATTTAACGCGAATAACTTTATAATATTTTTCACGATGGACTTGTAAATTATAATTATCACACTTAATCAATTCCTCTAAATTTTTTAATTTCTTAATTCCCTTGTTTTTCATAGCACAACTATAACCGGAACAATCTAATTTTTTTAATTTTTTTAAATGATTGACATTGTGAATATTTGAATTATATGCAATACTTAATTCTTCCAAATTTTTTAATTTCTTAATTCCTTCTTGATTTATAGCAGATTCAGATACTTGGCCGTCATCATAATACCCACTACAATCTAATATTTTTAATTTTTTTAAATTATTTACATCACTGATAGAATTATTACCACATGCATATAATTCTTCTAAATTTTCCAAATCTTGAATACTTTCTTGAGTAATATTACAATAACCACCACAATCTAATTTTTTTAATTTTTTTAAATGATTGAGATCATATATATTAGGATTATCAAAAGCATTTAATTCTTCTAAATTTTCCAAATCTTGAATACTATCTTGGTTAATGTCAAATCCATACATATTTTCGTGACTAATGCCACTATAATCTCCACTACAATCTAATTTTTTTAATTTTTTTAAATGATTAAGATCATATATTTTTTTATTACAGTGGGCATTTAATTCTTTTAAATTTCTATACTTATGTTGATATAAAACTTTTTGTGTTATTTTTTGATTATATTTATAATCATTCAAATAAAAAATACACAAATTATCCACAGTATCTTTGTCTAAACTGTGTAATTTAATACTTGTTTCCAAGTCACAATACTTGGCAAGTTCATAGTTAATCAAATCACTTGGTAAATAATCGTTAGAATTAGAGTTGTTCATGTTTAAATCATCATAAATTAAAATTTAGGTAGTAAATAATTATAATTTCAATTTTTTTAATAATTATTAGATATCAAAAAATTGATAAAAATATATAATAACTTGTTAATAATATATATATAATATGCCAACTAATAATAAAACAAGAAAGGGTTCCAAGAAAGAACTTAAAAGAGAAGAACCTTCACAGCAAGATTATAGCAGCAAAATAAATTATGAATATTTAAATATAGAATTAAAAAAGCCAAAAATAAATATATTAGATAATGAACCAACACCTAATTATAGTTCTGAGATAGATTTACCAAGATTTTATTTGGGTTTCCAACATTTTACACATGCTATGAAAAATAAAACTGTTAAATTTAAAGATTTTGAGGGCAAAAAAAAAGTATATCTTGTTTTGAATCCATTTGAAAGATATATAGATAATTATCCTGATGATATGGGAAACACTTCTAAAAAATATTTTCAAATAGAAAAAAATAAAATTCCTGATATTTTAAGTAGAGCTTTTTATAAATTATGGGAATTATTATTTCTTTTTGATTTGATAGATAAAAAACAAGATAAATTTGTGTCTGCTCATTTGTGCGAGGGTCCCGGTTCTTTTATCCAAGCTACGATGTTTTATCGTGATATGTTTGCTAAAAATTCAAAACAAGATAAATTTCATGCAATTACTTTAAATTCTGAAGATACGCCACATTATGTCCCTGAAATAGAAAAAAAATTCACAGAATATTATGAAAATGAAAAACCTATAAGACTTATCCAACATAAAACGTATAATAAGAAAATAGCACGAGCATCTGTAGATAAAGATGACGGTGATATTACAAATCCAAAAACTCTTAAATTATTTGGAGGTCAAATGGATACAAAAGCAGATTTTATTACAGCTGATGGTGGTTTTGAGTGGGCAAATGAAAATACCCAAGAACAAGAAGCATATAAATTAATTTTTGCAGAAATATTGGGTGCTATTAAAATTCAAGCAAAAGGTGGTAATTTTGTCTTAAAAATGTTTGAAACTTTTACACCAGTAAGTGTTAAATTTATAGCTATTCTCCAAGACTTTTATAATAAAGTATATATTACCAAACCATTAACATCCAGAATTTCAAATAGTGAAAGATATATCGTTTGTATGGATTTTAAATTCAAAGATACTGATGCTGAATATAAAAAATATATCAAAAAATTAGATGAGATACATGAGAAATCACATAAAAATAGTAAATTATATTTATTAGATATTTTCCCTGAATATGAAATGTCTCAAGATTTAATTAATTCAATGATTGAAGCAAATACTTTTGTTGCTAATAATCAATATAAGATGGTTAATGAAATGTTACAATATATTGATGCCAAAAATTATTATGGCGATGTTTATCAAATGAGAAGAGAGCAACAAATTATGGCTCATAAATGGTGGATTAATAAATATTTTAAATAAATATTTACAAAATTAGATAATTAATTTAATAAAATAATAATAAGTAAATAATTTTTAATTTTATGAACAACTATTTTTTTATAAAGTTCAAATAAATTAATATTATTAATATCATAATTATTGGGAAGTTTTAGAACAATAATTTTAGTTTGATTTAATTTAATAATATTAATAATTAAATTTTTTAAAGTTAAATCGCCCATATATAAATCTAATTTTTCATGATATTTATAATCTTCTCCTCCCCAGGGTGGATCCATAAAAATAATATCTTGATTAATATTTTTATATATCTCTGAATAATTTTTATTATAAAATTCGATATTATTTCTTTTAAACAAATTCATATTATTTACTAATGCATCATATTCATCTTTTGAGATTTCAACAGCATTAACTTTTTTAAAATTAAAAGAAAAACTTAATGTATTACCACCTATATTACTGGTAGCATCTGTTATAATTAGATTTTTAGCATCATTATATAATTCTTTTTTAATTAGATTAGTGGTTAATTCAGCATCAGAAAAAAAAGTAGTGGAATAAAAAGAACTTGGTGCATATTTTATTTTAGATATATTTATATTATATTTTTTAACAGGATACCAATCAATGATAAAACTATCTATCCTTTCTTTGGAATAAACTTTTTTTGCTGTTTCTTCTATTTTATTTATATATTGACTATCAATATGATAATTCAGTTGATGAATGGCTACATCCACAGATCTATTTTTAAATTCTTCTAATATTATTTTTTCGATATTAATATTTATTTTTGAGCTAATATTTTTATATAATTCTATTAAAGTGTTTTCACATGATTTAATATTGTTTATAAATAATTCATATTTATTATTTATTGTATTAAATAGTTCTTCAAATTTTTCATCAAAATTATTATATGTTGGGATTTTATTTTTATCTATTTCTAAATATTTAATGGGAATGTCTTGTAATTTATAAAATATTAAAAAAAAGTTTTGATTTGTATAAATATCTCCAAAATAAACTATATTATGATAACAATTATAAATATAATATAAAATATTTTTGACATTATTATTTAATTTAATATTTATAGGTAATTCAATGATTAATAAAGTGGGTTGATTATTTAAAAAATATATAAGAATATCATAAAAAATATTATCTCCATTATTAGACAAAAGATTAATATTAAGTGAAAATAATACTTCTTTATTTAATTCTTTATTATTTTTTATATCTTCAATATTTTTAATTTTATTTGTATTAAAAAGATGTTTAAAATATTGATAAACAATATTTTTTTGAAAAATAATTAAATTATTAATATTATCATTAAAATATGAATATATTTGAGAATAATAATTTTCTGCTTCTTTTGTTAAATTAAAAATAATATTATTATTAATAGTAATTTTATAATCATTTATTTTTTTTATTTCTGTATTTAATTCATTTTCTTTAATATTTAGAAAACGAAAAGGTTGTAAATAAATATATGGAAAAATTAAATGACCTTTATAATAATCTGTTATATTATCTTTTAGTTCAAAAGTATCTATTTTATTTGAAGAATAATTATTTAATTCATATTTGTAATTATTATTATTTTTAATTATGATGGTTTTGTTGTATTTTTGTTTATAAAAATTAAATATATTATACAAATATAATTTTATTATTTTTTTAATATTATTAGCATGTAAATCCATTAAATATATATATAATATATATTTAATAATAAATTATTTTTTTTTATTAAATTCTTTCATCATTTTTTTTTCAAATTTTTCTTTACCGCCATAATTATCATAAATATATTCTTGATTTAATTTTTCATAAAATCTTTTTTCTTCTTTTTGTAAATCTCTGTCTCCATTTTGAACTCTTTGTAATGTTTCAACAATATTAAATAATTTGCCAACGTTTTCATCTCGATGTTCTTTATTTAATAGTAATTTAAATACTGCGTAATATTTATCATAAAAGTCTTCATATTTTTCAATTAATTTATTTCTAAATAAATTGCTGTCTTCTTCTTCTAATTTAATAAATTCTGGAGTCATGATTGTTTCTAAAATTTCAATTACTTGTCCCGTGAATTCTTTTAAATTAACTATTTTAACGGGCAATTCAGGAGCGATAGGAGTATTAGAATTTTTAACTTCATCCCCCACATATAATTTATTTTCAACTGAAATATCTTTATTATTCATAATATTATTTATTTTATAATATTATTTATTTTATTATTTTTTATATATCAAACTCAATACTAATTAATTTATCTTTAATTATTTTTGTTTTATTAATTTTATATTCACTGGACATATTTTTAATGCTATTAATATAACAATGTAAATCTTTTAATTTTGGTAAATAATATAAATTTTCTATAAATGAATCATAAATTTCTAAATATTCAAGATTATTTAAATCTCCTAAAAATAGATTAGGGATACTATTAGCTAATAAATCTTTTAATTTTGGCATATTAATAATTTTTTCAATTTTAGAATTATATGATACATCTAAATATTCCAAATTATTCATATTTTCTAATTTTATAATATTATTTTTTTGACATAATAATTTTTTTAAATTTGGTTGATTATTAATTTCAGTAATAAAATTATATTCACAATTGAGAATTTCTAAATTACTAGACCGGATATTTTTTAATTTATTATTAGAACATATGAGAATTTTTAAATTATTAGGAATATTTATTTTTTCTAAAAGATTATTAGAACAAACTAATTCATTTAAAATATTTGGAATATTATCTATAACTTTAATTTTATTATGTGCAATATCTAAAACATTAATATTTATAAATATATCTAAGTTAGGAAATATTGTAAAGTTATTATTATTTAAAAAAAGATATTTAACTTTTGAACATAATTTTTTATCTAAATTTGGTAAATTATCTATACCTAAATTAGATAAATCTAAAAATTGATAATTTTCTTTTTCAAATTCTTTTAACCTTAAATCTAAAGTATCTAATTTTTGATTATAATATTCTTGTTCTGTTTCATTATTATCAAAAACTAAATCATATTTATCTTTATCTATGATTCTAAATTCGGCATTTTTTAAATCTTGTCTATAAATATTAATTTTTTTTTTATTATTCATTTTTTATTTATAAAATATAAATTTATAAATAATAAAAAATATTATAAATAAACATAATAAATTAAATTTCTAATAATTCATCAATTAATTGTTGTTTTGTTTTATTTTTTTTACCAATTTTAATATCAATTTTATGTTCCAATGCTTTTTCTTGAAGTTGATTTAATTTTAATTTAGTTAAATCTTTTTTATTATAAACACTTTTTTCAACATCAATAATATCTAATTTAGTATCTTCATTTTCTCCATTATTATCAATAATTTCCGTCTGATCTTCGAAATTATTTGTTTCTGTAGGGGAATCTAAAAGTGATATTTTGAGATTCTTATTATTTTCTATTTGATTATCTAAGTATTTCTTTTTTTCTAAGTTTTCTTTTTCATCAGAAATATCAAATCTAATATTTAATTTCTTTTCTATATTTTTATTTTCTTTTAAATATAATTCAATTAACTTGTTATCATTGTCAATATTATTAATATTATTTAGATCAAGTGATAATAATTCATTCTCTTCAATATTATTTAATGTGTAAATTTTAATATTTTTTAAATTTTTAATAATTTCATTATTATAGTCAATAATTGTATTATTATTAAAAAATAATGGTTCATATGAATTATCATCTAATTTGATTAGAAATATATTTTTTTTATAAGGAATATATCCATCATCACAATATAATTTTATTTTAAAATTATTATTTTTAGATGGTTTGGGAATTTCTTGTTTCTTTTCTATTACTAATGAGTTTATTTGTTGTTTATATTCTTTTCCTGTGATACTTTTAGTATTAGTATCTATATCTTCAGAAAGAGTATATTCAATAATAAAAATATTTATAAATAATATTTTGGATAACAATGTTATAATTGGATCTGTAAAATTATATTCATTCAAATTATCAATAATTTGATTTATATTTTTTTTATTAAAATTATGTTTAACATTATTTTTTAATAAATTATAAATATATTTTATGTAAATAGTTTGTTCATCTGTATTTTTTAACAAAAAATCTTTATTTAAAAGTGTAAGAACACTTGAAATTAAACTAATATCAAAATGTAAATTATTTGAAAATTTATGTAATACCCCTATTCTAGCTAAATTTTCAATATTAAAAATATCTTTCATAAAATTAATATTTTTAGAAATATTATATTTCATTTCATTAAAATCTATTTCTAAATCTAAATTATTATTATTTTGATTATTATAATTTTTTTCAATAAATTCCATAATAATAGGAATTGTTAATTTTCTATTATAAGAAGCTACTATATTATTATTTTTAAAAAGAGGAACTGTCATAATTAATAATTCTAATTAACATATATTTAAATACTACTTTTTATATAATTTTTTAATCAATTTTTTCTAATAAAAATATTATTATTAAAATTAAGATTTTCCAATCTATTATCACCTGAAATTTCTTTATCATAAATTTTTCTTTTAATAATATTTTTTTCTTTATTACTAAATTTCATTTTTGGATTATCTAAATATATGTCATGTGTATCATCATTAGAACAAGATATAATATCACTAATATTGCTTAAATTAGAATCACCGTTCGAGAGAAAAGCACAGTTTCCCTCTCGAATGCTTCCTGAGGAACCATATAATTTTTTATTTGTATTATAATAATTTATACTGGGTTCTAGTTCAATCTTATTAATTTTGTTTAAAAAACTATTAATTTTTGTATAAGTTACATTTTCTAAATTATGAAAAGCAATAAATAAACCATTTGAATTTTCAGTGATATTAATATTTGGATTATATTTGATAATTATATCTCTGATAGTTTCTAAATATTTTTTCTTTTTGATTTTACCAATTTTTCTTGTTAAATTTTCTTTATCTTCATATGTAAAAATATTTTTATTTTTCATAATATATTATAACTATATAAAATTAGATTAATTAAAAAACGTATCATAAATTTATAATTTTATAAAAAATTTATATATTTCATCTATATATAAAATATGTCTGATAAAAAGGAGAAATACATTGATAATATGAAAAAAGATTATTCATATCCGGAACATTCAGATGAAGATATTCAATATAAACTTTATAAAAAAAGAGAATTTTATTTTAATAAAATACCAACAAGGCCAAATATAAAGGAATATAAAGATATTAAAGAATATCGTGATGTTAAATGTAATCCAAAAGGAAAATTACCACATCAAGTAACAGTTAGCAATTTTATAAATCCTGAAACTCCATATAGAGGATTATTATTATTTCATGGATTGGGAACTGGTAAATGTTTAGAAGGTAATTCTCTTATTTTAGTTAATAATAAATTAATTACTATTAAAAATATATGGAATCATTATAAAACAAATATTATCACAGATAATGAGGGAGAATGGGCATTACCTAAAAAAAATTTATTTGTTAATTCATATGATTCAAAAAATAATAAAATGGTTTTAAAAAAAGTTGATAGATTGTATCGAGAAAAAGTTAATACTAATTTAAGAAAAATATTTTTAGATAATGGTATGGAAATTATAACCACTTTTATTCATAAATTTTTAAAAAATGATTATTCTTGGACTAATAATATTAATATTGGTGATTATATCTTAATTCCAAATAAATATATTTTATATCAAAAAAAAATAAATAATTCAAAATATGAATTTATAAATAGTTTATTAGATTCTTCTAATATTCCTGATATAATATTTAAATTACAAAATAATTTAATAAAATATTATTTAGACAACTATTTAATTAAATATAATTTAAATAATAATAATAATAATATTAAAATTAAAAATGTAAATAAAGAGAATATTATAAAATTATATTCTTTATTAAAGTATTATAATATTAATTCATCAATAAGTTGTGAAAATAATAATTATTATTTGTTAATAAATTTAAAAGAAAATCATGAATTAATTCAAGTTAGAATTAAAAATATAAAATATGTTAAATGTGATGATTATGTCTATGATTTGGAAATACAAGATACACATAATTTTGTGGCAAATGGTATTTTATGTCATAATACATGTGCTGGTATAGCTATTGCTGAAAAATTTAAACCCTTAGTAAAAAAATATGGTAATAAAATACATATTCTTGTTCCTGGTAGATTACTCAAAGAAAATTGGAAAGAAGAATTATTAAACTGCACAGGTGAAACATATATGAAATATCAAGATAAATCAATTATTATGGAAACTGCAGAAAAAGAACAAAGAACAATGGAAGCTCTTGCAGATGCGTCACAATATTATAAAATTATGTCTTATAAAAGTTTTTATAAAAGAGTATTGGGAGAAAAAATTAGAGATAAAATAGAAAGTGAAAGTGGTGAAGAAAAAGTTATTTATAGAAAAACAGAAGAAGGTGAATTTGAAAGAGATTTAGCAGTTGATAGGATTTATAGTTTAGATAATACTTTATTAATAGTAGATGAAGCACACAATATAGCAGGAACAACTGGTAATGTTTTTGGAGAATCAGTTAAAAAAATAATTCAAAATTCCAAAAATTTAAAAATAGTATTATTAACAGCAACACCAATGAAAAATTTAGCAACAGATATTATTGAATTACTTAATTTTATTAGACCATCTGATTCACAAATAGAAAAAGACAAAATTTTTACACAAAATAAAATTGATTTGATTGAATTTAAAGAAGGAGGTGAAGAATATTTGAGAAATATGGCACGAGGATATATATCACATATTCGTGGAGCCGATCCATTGGAATTTGCTACGAGAAATGATATTGGCGAAATTCCACCAGGATTATTATTTACGAAACTTGTAAGATGTAAAATGTCTAATTTTCAAAAAAAAATATACGAAATTGTAGCCAAAAAAGAAATTATAAATGAAGATGAGCCACGAAGCGACACATCCCAAACTTCTAACAAGTTAGATATTTTGTCTGAGTCCCTTGGTGATACAAACAAACCTCCATTGCGTTTTCGCAATGGAGTTTTGTCTGAAAAATTGGACGCACTTGATAGAAAAACTGGTGCTATTGCTAATTTTGTATTTCCGGGTTTATCAAGTAATAAAGAATTAGTAGGGTTATTTGGTAGAGAAGGTTTAAATACTTTAAATAATCAATTAAAACAATATTCAGAAATATTAAATAATAAAATATCGAAAGAATTATTTAATGGTGATAAACAGGATTATATTTATTTATTAGAAGAGAGTAAAAAAATTATGGGAAAAATATATGATATAAATTATTTGAAAGTATTTTCGACTAAATTTTATGAAGCCTTAAATAATTTAAATAAATTAGTTTATAATAAAGTTGGAGCAAAAACTGCTTTTGTATATTGTAACTTAGTAAAAGTTGGTATTGAAATATTTCAGGATATATTAATAGAAAATGGATATTTAGAATATCAAGAAGAGTTTTCAAGTTATCAAATTAAGAAAAATACAGTCTGTTATTATTGTGGTGAAACATATGATTTACATAAAAATAATAAATTGAAAAACATAACAGAACATGAATTTTATCCAGCAACATTTGTTAGTGTAACCGGTAGCACAGGTGAGGAAGGCGATGAATTACCAGAAGATAAAAAAAGAATTTTAAAAAATGTGTTTAGTAGTATAGATAATGTAGAAGGTAAATATATAAAATTAGTTTTAGGTTCGAGAGTGATGAATGAAGGAATTAGTTTAAAACAAGTTGGTGAAGTTCATATATTAGATGCTTACTGGAATTTTGGTAAAATAGATCAGACAGTAGGAAGAGCTATTAGATGGTGTTCTCATTATAAAGTGATGAATGAGGATAATCCTTTTCCAGAAGTAAAAGTGTATAAATATGTTATTAGTTATTTAACAGAAAAATTAACAACAGAAGAAGAATTATATCAAAAGGCTGAAAGGAAATTTATATTAATCAAAAAAGTAGAGAGATTATTAAAAGAAGTAGCAATAGATTGTCCTTTAAATGTAAATGGTAATATGTTTAATGAAGAAATAGAAAAATATAAAGACTGTAAAAAAACAGGAGAGTCTAAAAAAGGAGAAAATATTTGTCCTGCGCAATGTGATTACATGTCATGTAGTTATAAATGTGATAATCAAAGAATATATAGGGAATATTATGATCCAAATAGAAATATTTATAAGAGTTTATCAAAGAATGATATAGATATGACAACTTTTACACAGTCATTAGCAAGAGATGAAATAAATTATTGTAAAAATAAAATTAAAGAAATGTATCTTAAAAATTTTATTTACAATCTTGATGATATTACAAAATACATTAAAAAATCATTTAAAGATAATAGTGAAAAATTGGAATTATTTGATGAATTTTTTGTATATAAAGCACTTGACGAATTAATACCAACTACAACAAATGATTTTAATAATTTTAAAGATACAATTGTAGATAAATTTAATAGACAAGGATATATCATATATGTTAATAATTATTATATTTTTCAACCATTTGACCAAAATGAAAATATTACTATGGCATATAGAACAACTTTTAATAAAAATATTAATCCATCATTGAGTTTATATAATTATATTAAAAGCATGAAAGATATTGATAGCAAAATAGAAAAAGAAGTAGTAGAAGAAGAGGAAGAAAAAAATATATTTGATATGGATTATTATGATAATAGAGAAGAAAATAATTATATAGGAATTATGGATAAAGGTAAATATAAAAATAATGATGATAATTTAGTATTCAAAATAAGAGATAAAAGGAAAAAATTAGATAAAAAGAGAGGTAAAGGATTACAAAAAATAACAGGCGCTATTTGTTATAATGCAGAAAAAGAATATATCGAAAAAATAGCAAAAAGTTTAGGTATTAAATTAGAAAAAATAACAAAAAGAGAGGTATTATGTGAAAAAATACAAAAAGAATTATTAAGATTAGAAAAATATTCGAAAGGAAAAAATAAGAAAACATATATGATGGTTCCAATAGATAATAATAAATATCCATTCCCATATAATTTAGAGGATAGAGCTGATTATTATAAAGATAAGATAGAAAAAGAGATTAAATATAAAGTTAATATTAAGATTCAGGAAGAAAAAGATGGATATAAAATTATTATAAAAGATGATGATAAATTAGAAGAATATGAAGATTTATTAAAAATTTATAAAGCTGAAAAAAATAAAAATGAATGGATAATAAAAATTGATTAAAAATATATATATTAATTAAATATATATATAATTAAATATATATAAAATATAATAAAAAAGTATTATATAATATAATGAGCAAATTAGTCACACCATATATAAATACAATATTAAATTCTGATGTCACATTACAACCAAGACAAATGGATAATAATTTATACAAACATTTAAAATCCAATTTAATTGAAAAATTGGAAGGCCGCTGTTATATTAATTATGGTTATATTACTAAGATTCATAGAATTATGGAATATGGAGAAGGAAAAATACCGGCAGAAAATCCAATGGCATCAGCAATATTTAATATTAAATTTAGTTGTCGTTTATGTAATCCTTTAAAAAATCAAGAAATAATATGTAAGATCGAAAAAATAAATAATATTTTAATAAATGCTGTTAATGGTCCAATGCTAGTTATTATTAAAGTTTCAACAATAAATTTAAATACATTTTTAACTGATAATAAAACTGGAAAACTTTATTATGTAGATAAAAAAAAGAAAATTGAAATAACAAATGGTGTTTATATCAAAGTAACAGTCGATGGTAAAACTTTTAATAATATGGATAAAGTAATAATGGTAATGGGATTAATAACTGGTATAGCCTCTCCAGATGAAATTAAACAATATTATATTGATGAATATATAAATAAAGAAGATGAACAAAATTTAATTGAATATGAGAGTTATATTAAAGGTGATATTAAAAAAATAAAAAATAATGAGAATATTGAATAAATTTTTAATTTATTTTATTTAAAGTTTATTTAATTTAAATAATAATAATGAATAGAGAACTTCCAATAACGAGTTATGGAATAATTCTTATAAAAATAGATTTAGATAAAGATAAAGAAAAAATAAATAAAAATATAGCAGAGCTAATCGAAAAATATGAGAATATTCCAAACATAAGCAATATAGAAATTAATAATAGCAACGATTTATTAATATATAATACAATAATGAATAAAATAGAATTTTTAATGATAATGAGAAAATATACCATAGGATATATAGAATTTATAAGAGGCAATTATGAATCTGATAATATAGATGCTATTATAAATTTATTTAAGCAAATGAATCAAGATGAAATAAATAATTTAGAAAATAAAGATTTTGATACTTTATGGATTGAATTTTGGAATTATGAAGAAATAAAAATAAAAAAATTACAAAATGAATTTAAAAGATCTAAAGAAAAATTTTATAATTTAAAAAATAATTCAAAAGAATTAAATTTAGATTTTTATATTAAACACATAAAACCAGAATGGAAGATACCAGAATGGGGATTTCCAAAAGGCAGAAAATATAATAATGAAACTAATATTAAATGTGCTTTGAGGGAATTTTGTGAAGAAACAGATTATAATGAAAGTGATATATTATTATTAGAAAATATAGAACCTATAGAAGAAGAATTTATGGGGACTAATGGAATGAAATATAAACATATATATTATTTAGCAGTAAATAATAATAATAAACAACCATCATTAAATAGAAAAAATATAAATCAAAGCAATGAAATCGGTGCTATTGATTTTTTTAATTATCACGACGCACTTAAAGTTATAAGGTCATATCATGTTCATAGAAAAAATTTAATATCAAGAATTTATAATTTTATTATGGAAATAATTCTTAAAAATATTAAAATATTATATTTATAAATTAATATTATATATATAATTAATATTATATATATAAATTTATAATATGGATCTTTTTGATTTAGTTTATAAAAAAAAATGGAATGAATTAGAAACTTTTATTAATAAAATTAATAAAACAAAACAGGAGTTTGATTTTAATATTAGGGATAAATATGGTAATTACATAATTCAATATATTATAAATAATAATCAAATAGATATTTTAAAAAAATTATTAGAAAATGATATTAAAATTGATATATTAGATAATGATAATAATAGTATTTTAAATCATCCAATAAAATATAATAATCAAGAAATAATTAATATTATATGCGAATATGATAAAAAAAATATTGGAATTTCTATCTTTGATTATAAAGATAAGGGAGATAAAACATTATTTCATTTAGCGGTGGTATATAATAATTTAGATATTTTAAAAATATTATTAAAATATTATAAAAATATAAATATCAGAGATAATAATGGATATAATATTTTACATTTAGCTATATATAATAGAAATTTTGAAATAACAGAATATATTTTAAAAAATACTAATATTAAAATCAATGATAAAATAAATACAGGTGAAAATGCTTTACATATTGCTATAAATACACAAGAAGATAAAATTACTGAATTATTATTAGATTATGATATAAATATTAATGAACAAGATTATTCTTATGATTTCACACCATTACATTATGCAATTAATTTAGGTAATAAAAAAATAATTAAAAAATTAATTAAAAAAGGAGCAAATATTAATATTCAAGATATTTATGGTAATACTTTATTGCATTATTGTATTGTTGAAAAAAATATAGAAATATTAGATTATATTATTAATTTAAAAATAGATACAGGATATAATTTGTGGAATATCGACGGTAATACTCCTTTACATTTATTATTAATGGTTAATCAAGAAAATATAATAAATATAGATAAAAATATTTTAATAAAATTTGTTGAAAATACAAATTTAAATATACCAAATAATGATGGTAATACTCAATTATATTATATTTGTTTATTGGATTTGTGGAAAAATATAAAAAATATTCTTGAATTAAAAAAATTAGATATTAGTATTTTTAATAAAAAAGAAAAAAAAATTATTGATTTAATTAAAGAAAAAGAATTATTTATTGATATGGTTACTAAAAGTTATTTAAATAGATTAAGAAAAAATAAAAAAACATGGAATAATGAATGGGAAAATATGTGTGTTAGAGATTTATACTTAAATAAATTATCTTCTGAAGAAAAAAATATAATTATAAAAGAAATTAATAAAAAAAAAAATATAAATAATAAAAATGAATTATGTTATCAAATTATTTATAATAAAATAATAAATATTATTAAACAAGATGGATATGTATGTGGTTATAAATCATATCCTCTTAAAAAAGGTTATATTTGTTTAAATGTAGAAGAAGGACAACAAGTTGGTATTTGCACTTTTACAGGTTCAACATTAGATGTTTTAATAGGTATGATATTTTTATTAAAAAAACATAAAAATTTATGTTCTACATTGGGAAAAAATTTTATATCTAATATATGTTTGAAAAATAATATTAAATGTGATTTTAATAATTTTGAATTAATATGGACTGGATATAATTTGAAATATAGTGATGAATTTGATAATAATTTCTTAAATTGTTTAAATAATAAAAAAAATAAATTTATAATAATTCCTATTGGAATAGAATTGGATAAAGGTAGTCATGCTAATTATTTAATTTATGATATAGAGAATCAAGAACTTGAAAGATATGAACCAAATGGATCTTCGCATCCAATAGATTTTGATTATAATAATGATTTATTAGATGACATACTTAAAAATAAAATTAATAAACTTGTCAAAAATTCAAAATACATATCTCCCAAAGATTATTTGCCAAAAATTAGTTTTCAATTATTAGATAGTATTGAAAGAAATAAAAAAAAAATAGGTGATCCTGGTGGATTTTGTGCTGTTTGGTCTGTATGGTATGTAGATTTTAGAATAACTTATGCTTCTATGAAAAGAGAGAAATTAATAAAAAATTTGATTAAGACAATAAAAACTAATAATATATCTGTTAAAAATATGATAAGAAATTATTCACAAAATATTATAGATATAAGAGATAAAATATTAAAAAATTCAAATGCTGATATTAATCAATGGTTAAATGATGATTTATCTGATGAAAAAATAAAAAATATTTTCAAACAAATTAATGAAGAAATAAATAATTTATTATAAATTATTTATTATAAATTATTTATTATTATTTTTTTGACAATCTAATTAATAAAATTAAACTAAAGATAATAAAAATAGTAATAACACTAAACAATAATTTATTGTTTATATAATTATTGTTTCTATTATTCATATATCTTTCAATGACATCATTATAACACATTAATTTATTATTATTATTGATTTTACATATTTCATTATAAATATTAATCATCCAATTTATTAAATTATATCTACATGATAAAACATTATTATTAATAGGATATTTTACCAAATGATTTTTGAAATTAAATCTGCATTTTCTACAAGGTAAAATATTTCCCATATATAATAAAAATTTTTCCATATTTTCTTTATCTTCTTTTGTGGGATTATCTGGATATGCTAATCCTGAATAAAATAAAAAATCCCATGATGATTTTCCCCATAATTTAGGATTAAAATTATTCATTTTGTTTATATTAAATATTAATATTATATTTTTATTTTGAAATTATAATATTGTATTATTGTTTTTATAATAATATTTTAATAATTGTTTATTAATATCCATATATTTTATATTACCACCTTTTTGTATATTTATTTCTTTATCTTTTTCTTTAATAATTTGTTTAATATTATTATAGTCTAAATTATTAATATCACTTTTAATAGTATTTATAACATTTCTATAATCTGCTAATATTATTGGTTCTAATTTTTTAACTCCAATTAATGATACATTATTATATTCATCATAATTTAAATTTTTATAAATATATGATATATATTTAATTAATTTTAAATCTACATAATGTATAAAATTAATTTTGTTTTCTTCTATGTTTGATTTTAGATATAAAATATAGTTACTTGAATAAACAGGATTAATCATTGTATCTTTAAATTTTTTACCAATAGTATTAATAGTATAGACATTATCTAATGTTGGTGAATATAAATTAATATAAAATGGTGACCCACTATATTTTTTAGCAATATTATATGGATAAGTTAATAATAAACAAACAGTAATTTTATCAGTATCTTTATATAAATCTTTATTAAAATAAATATTTTTAAGAACAATAAAAAAGTTATTAAAATTATATTCTTTCAAGACTTTATCTTCAAATAGATTATTATCTAATTTATATTTAATTAATAATATTTCCATATATTTTATTAATATTTTTATAATAAAAGTATATTGTATTTTATATCTATCACAAATATTTTTTATTTCATCTTCATATTCATAAATTTTATATTTAATTTTTCTTAAAATATATTCATCTTTAATTATTTTATTATTAAATTCTTCAAGTGATATATCTGCAAATAATTTATCTTTAATTATATAAAAATCAAAATATAACTTATTTTCCAATAATTTAATAAAAATATCAAGAATCTTAACTAAATAAAATATATCAGACGTTATATCAGAACTATTAATTAAATTTTTAGCTGAATCAATTTCATAGATTTTTTTATTATCTATTAAATTATATTTAATTAAATCACCAATTAAATTATTACCAATACTATTTAATATGGTAGCAAATTTCAAACCCAAATTTTCACAATTAAATATTCTGGTATAAATTATGAAAGTTATAATATTTTTATCTTCTATTTCTAAAATTTCTTGTAATTTAATAAAATGTTTTCCTATATTTGTTTTTTGATAATTTATATTTTGTTTATCTGTTATGATATATATTTTATCTTCTAAATTTTTGATAAAAGAATTAATTTTATTTGAAATAATATTATTATCAATCAAATTATATTGGTTTTTTAATTTGGGTTCTTTTATATCAAGTGAAATAATTTTTCCTAAAATATCTCGATTTAAAATATTTTCATCATAATGAATAATGAAAAATTTACCATTAATATCTCTTATTGTATTAATAGAAAATCCAGTTTCATATACTTCTATTAATGGTTCATAATTTTCATAATCATAAAAATTAAAATTTCCAAAATAATCATAAAATTTATTATTTATAAAATATTGTCTTTCTATAATTTTATCAATTCCATTTTTATATATTTTTTTAAGATTACTTAAATTAATATTATTTTTATTATTTGGATTATTTGGATCATTATTTTTATTAAATATGATTTCTTCTATATTACTGTTAGATAATTTAAAATATATTTCGTCTGTTATATCTTCTATACATATTTTATATTGTGTTTTATTTTTTTCTGTTGTTCCTTTTGGATACATATAATACACTGTTCCTGGAGCAACTCTACCAACTCTACCTCGTCTTTGTATTCTACTGGTATCAGATATTGGTGTTTTAATAATACTATTATTTTTTTTGGTAAAATCAAATTTATTTATTTTTTGTGTTCCCGTCTCCACAACATATCTTAAACTTGAAATAGTCGAAGATGCTTCAATAATATTAGTTCCAATAATAATTGCACGTGTATATGAAGAACTACCTAAATCTAAATCTTCTCTTTTAATTGTATCAAAATCAATATTTCTGTCCATGCGAATTTTATTTATATAATCTCCTATTTTTGGTATAATTTCTTGAATTTCCCTATCTAATTCTGAAAAATAAGGTAATATTAGTATATTACTCGGTGTTTTTTCTAATAAATATTTCATACTTTTTTTAATTTCAGCTTTACCTGGTTGAAATAATAAGATATCACCACTTGTTGTTTCACTTAATATTTTAAGAACTCTATCTTCTGGTTCATATGATTTATATTCATAATCTAACCAATATTCTTGAATTTTATAAATATTAACTTCTCCTGGTTTGGAAATATGTAGTCTTCTATCCACATTTATTCTATCCAACTTATTTTTTTGTAAATCAACATTTAGTGGATACATTCTATTATCATTAATATCTCGATAATATCTTCTATATATTGCTTCATCATCGTCCATAGTAGCACTAATTATAACTAATTTTATTTCATTATTATAATTTACTATATGTTTAGCCTGTGTTAAAATTAAATCCATATTAGTATTATGTTCATGTGATTCATCAACCATAATAATATCATATAGATTGCCAGTAGTAAAATTATCTTTAATTTTTATTTTACATAAAGCATCTCTCAATTCCAAAGATAAAATTTTATCAACAACCATTTCTAAAACATTTCCTTTATATCCTTTAGAACTCAAATTTTTTCCTTTATATCTAAATTGGATATTCTTATTAATACTATTATATTGATACTCGCTTGTTTTTTCATCTTTTATAATTTGCACTCCTAATAAAGTAGATATAGCTTGTGAATTATCTCTTGTTGGAGCTTTTCTTGGTTGAGAACATATAATTTTACCATTAATTTTATAATCGACGGCTTTCAAAGCATATAAAAACATAGAAGGAGCCGCAGTTGATTTACCAACACCAGTTCCTCCTGTTAAAAATATAACACGATTATTTAAATATTTATGGAAAAAATTAATTTGTGCTATCCAATCAAAAGCATATAAATCATAAAAAAAACAATTTTCAGTTCCAAACCAATCATAATAATTACTAATATGACCCTTTTTATCTCTTATATTTGTATTAATATATAATTCATTTGTTAAAAAATTATAAGTATTATTTTTATATTCATTTGAATTAAAATTATTCTTAAAATATACTGGCATATCTTTTGTTGGATTTTCTAACAAACTAAATTTTATTTTAGTAAAACATCCTTTATGATTTTGGATTTTAATTATGGTATCTATTATATTTTTATTAATTTCACTAAAAATATTATTATTTAAATCTTCTATTTTAGAACTATTATATGTTGGATACATTTTTTTTAAAATACCTTTAATATTAAACCAGTTATTAGTTTTGATTATATCTTTATCTGTTTTATTTTCGATATCATTAATTATTAATAATCTATTTTTAATTATATTTTTTTGATTTTCATCAAGACTTCTCCAAAATCTTGGAAATTGAATATATTTTTCTACCTCTTCTTGATGACATAGAGATTTAGCATAATTATATAAATTTTTTACAGTATATATTTTTGTATTATCTTGGTCTATTATTTCTAATATAATATTTTCTAAATGCTCATATGCCCTATGCGATTCCATATAATAATTATATATTTCTTCTTTATCTTTTATTTTTTTTATATAATTATAAGCATAACTAAATATTTTTTTTTCGTCTCTTATAATAATTTCATCTTTTTCTGAATTTTCTTTTTTTACATGATATTTTTCATAAAAAATAACAAAATTTATAAATATTTTTTGAATTTTTTTATTTGGTATTAAATATTTTTTATTTTTATCTTCAAAATATATATCTTTATTATCATTTGCTTCCTCTAAAATTTTAAAAAAATCAATTAAAAATCTGTCTTCATTTTTAATATCATTTTCATCATTATAATTAAATAAATAGTTGAATTTATTTTTCATGAAAAAATATGTATTTATTTTATATCTGGATAAAATATCCACTTCTTCTTCATCATCTTCATCATTACTTATATCATAAATAAGCCATTTATAATTTTTTATGTTAAAATAAAGATCATTTGTAATATTTTCATAAATATAGTCTATTTGTAAATCTTTCATTGTTTCTAATTTTTCATAAAATTTATCATTCGAAACTTCTAAATCTCTAAGATTAAACAAATCAAAATTAATTTTTTTATTAATTTTATTAATATCTATATTTTGAATAATTTGTGACCAATTTGTAAATAATCTGTTTTTTACATATAATATTGTTTGAATTAATAAAGTTAAATTTTGTTTTAATATCTCTTCGCTATAAATTTTTTCTTTTGATGTTTTTCTATCTATTATACCATACTGTGTATTACTATAATTATATTTATCAAAATTATTTTTTTTTGTAAATATTTCAGAAAAATTATTTATATTATTAGTATTTACTTTATCATTTATAAATGGCAAAATTAATAATAATATAGCTTTGGCATCTCTATAATTATTCAATCGTAATTGGTCTATAAATTTATCTTCTTTTTTATAAATATTAAAAGCATGAGCAATTACATCAATTAATATAAAATAATATTTCGATAATATATCTTTATCATTTGAATTTAAATTTAAAAATAATTGATTTATTACTTTTGTTATTAATTCGTTTTCTAAATTATTATTTTTTATATACATATAAAATAAATATATAAATTATAAATTATATTTTATATAAATTATATTTTATATAAATTATTAACTTATTTTTATATTAATAAAGTATATTAATATATATATATGAAATTTCCTAAATCAAAAACAGGAAAACAATGTATAACGCCATGTTATCCACCCAATAAATTATATATCCATCCTATTACTTTGGAATCGGTAATTAATAAAACAGCTCCATCTTGTGCACATATACCTATTAAAAAAGATGGTGAAAAATATTCTACTGATGAATGTTTTGCTCCAAGTAATGAACTAGATATGAAAAAAAATAATAATATAAATTACATGAATATTATAAATCCGGATTTTTATTTTGGAGCAAAAGATTTTTTATATATTATTTATCAAATAGATAATTACAATAAATTTATTTCTTGGTTAAAAGATAATAATGATGAAACTATTACAACAAAAAAAAGAGTTATAGATGCTTTTTTTGAAAGTTATTTTGATGAAATAAGTATAGTTGAAGATATATTAATAAAAAATATTATTGAAATATTTAAATTTTATTATTTAGAGGATTTTTTCAAAAATATAAATCCATATATTGAAATAAATAATTCAAAAATAAATATTATAAAAAATCCATCAAATACATCAAAAAATAATAATATTGAAAGAATTAATTTTATAATAGATAAACTTATTAATATAGAAGAAATAAAAAAATTTTTAATTAAATATTTAGATAAATATAAAAAGGAAAAAATAAATTTAGAAATTTTTAAAAATAATTATATAAATTACCTAATTAAAAAAATATCTTCTTAATAATATAAATAATGTCATATACTTATGTTCCAGATGTTAGTAGCCCTTTAACTATAACTACTACACCACCAGGATTATATTACACTGATACACCATCTACCGTTTATTCTGTTTCTCAATATCCATATGTATATAATGTCGTTAATCCTCCAACTATTACTGTTCAACAACCAACTGTCTGGCCTATTGATAATTCACTGAATATGAATCTTAATCCAGATGTTCAAAATTCCATGAAGGATTTCTTTTATTATAAAACTATTGATAAATGGCTTTATAATGAAGAAGATATGCTTGATTTACTCAATTATCTTAGAGTAACTGACAAAGGAATTGATGTTTTAAATAAATTAGATGATTACAAAGAAACAAATATTAATAAAGATAATCAAGCTACTGTCGAAAGAAAAGTTGATTTTATTGAAAATAATATACTTAGCAAAAGTAATGTTTTTAAAATTCTAAAAAATTATATCGCCGAAACTAATACAAACTGGTTCGATTTGGAAAAAAACTCATATCAAGTTAAAAAAATTATTAAAAAATATATTAGAACAAAACTTATTAATATGATTCAAGCTAAAATGAATAAATAATTATTTTATTTAATATTAAATAAAATAATAAATAAATTTTTTAATTTTATTCTCTATTTTCTTCTTGTGTAACGTCCGTATCATTATCTGGTGTTATATCTGGTGTTATATCTGGTGTTACAACTGATTCAGCTAATTCTGCACCTAATTCAGAATAAGAATCGCGTGTTTCCATATTTTCACCTGTTTCTACAACTTCTACAATATCAATAGTTTCCGCATTTTCTTTATTTTCACTTGTTGATGCTTCTGGAATAACATTTTGCTCTACAAATGCTTCATTAGTAACTGAAACTAATTCTTTTATTTGATTTGTATCTTTGATTTCACAAATATTTATTTTTAAATAATTATTTTCCAAATTTTCTAAGGTTTCTTCTAAAATACTTTCGCTATCATTTTTATAATTATCATCATTATTATTATTATCATTATTATCATTATTATTAATAATTTCAGGATTTAATATTTTAACGATATCATTATTATTTTCTATTTCAGTATTAATTTTAGATTCATTAGCATCATTTTCCAATGAACATTCATTTATAACTTGTCTAATATCATCTTTAATAGTATTAACTTTAATGTGTGTTTGAGTTTTTGTTTCAGATAAAACATTATTTTCCTCTATTTGGTTAAAATATTTATTATCCGCATGTATCATAACATCTAAAAACTCTAAACCCTGAATGTTATATTTGGAACCATATAAATATATTAATAATAATCTAATTAGAGTAATTGGTAAAATAATAATGTCAAAAATTAAAAGTAATAAATTCATTTTATATTTTATATAATTAATAATTTATAATTATATAATTAATAATATTTTTCTTTAAATATTATATATTTTATTAATGTCAAAAGATATTTATTATGAAAAATATTTGAAATATAAAATCAAATATTTAAAAGAAAAAGAAAGACTTTCACAACAAAATCAAGATGGAGGTTTTCTTGAAAGAATTGGTTCTAAATTACTTGGTTCATTAAAAGGTAATTTAGTGTATTTGTATAATTCTAATGATGTAAAAGGAACTAAATACGAAAATCTAAAAATTAATGATGAAATTAGCACTATTGATTTAGATAAAGTTTTAGCTAATAAAGCTTATTCTGGTAATGATAATGATAATAAATTAACTCTTGTAACTTTATTGGGAACTAAAACAAGTGAAGTTGGACAAAAAGCCTTGGAAGAAGCTAAAAAAAAAGCAGTTGTTGTTGGACAAAAAGCAGCAGAAGAAATTAAAAAACAAGCAGCTGTTATTGGACAAAAAGCAGCAGAAGAAATTAAAAAACAAGCAGCTGTTGTTGGAAAAAAAACTTTAGAAGAAGCCAAAAAACAAGGTGTTAATATTCTTAAAAGTGTAACATCTGAAATTGCTAAATCTATTACAAGTTCTCCAAAAGACAAAAAATTAAAAGGTGGTGATGGTGAAGTTAAGAAGCAATTACTCGTTACCATTCCATTAGATAGTTTAATTAATAGTAATGAACCTAATAGTTTTATTAAAATTAGAAATATGTTGTTCGAAAAAACAGGTTTAGATGTTGATAGAATGGCTGTAATTAAATATAACCCAATTGGTAAAAGTGTTGTTGTTAAATTATACGAAATTAAAATGGCTAATATAACATTATTACAACCACAAAAACCACAAACAACTACACAAACACAAACAGAAACACCAACTACACTAAGAAAACCACTGCCACCCATACCTACTACACAAACAGAAACACCATCAGCACCAATAACTACTACACAAACAGAAACACCATCAGCACCAATAACTACTACACAAACAGAAACACCAACAGCGCCAATAACTACTACACAAACAGAAACACCAACAGCACCAATACCCCCACCAATACCATCTTCATCCAAAACATTAAAACCAAATAGGCCTCCTCCACCTCCTCCATCTAAAAAAATACAGACAGACACACCAACAACAGCATCAGAAATAACAACTGGTTTTTTAGGAGATATACAAAAAATTAAAAAATGTACAGAATATGAAGATAAAGAAAAATGTGTTAAGGATGAATATTGTATGTGGGATACAGATACAGTCGAATGTTATGCTAAAAATCAAGAAAAAATTAAAAAATTAAAAAAAGAAAGATTAAAAAAAGAAAGATTAGAAAAAGAAAGATTAGAAAAAGAAAGAGCAGAAAAAAAAAATAATGATGATTGGGATTCAACAGATGATGATGATGATGAGAAAAATTATAAAAAAACCCAAAAAAAATTTGATGAATATAAAAAGCTAATTCAACAAAAAAAATAATAAATTCATAAAAATTTAAGATTATAAATATAATTAGATATATTTATAAAATTTATACAAGTCTAAAAACTAAATAAATTATTTAATCTTTCCAAGCAAATATAATGTGATTTATGAAAAAAATCTTATATTATGATTATATATATAAAATATTTTATATTAAAAATTTACATTTAAAAATATATTTATTTATTATTTTATATAAAAAGCATTATACAAATTAAAATGGTAGTTTTAGATAATAAATTAATTAATAATAAATTAATAAATAATAAAACATCCAAAATAAATTCAGGAAAAAATTTAGGTATAACAATATCATCTGAATTGTCTGAAGACGTTAATCTAAATGGAGATAATATAACAGATATATATATAAAATGTCATAATAATTTTGTCAAAAAATATGGAAAGAAAACATTTGTCTTTATGCAGGTAGGTTCTTTCTTTGAAGCATATGCTACTGAAAAAGAAGGTCCCAAACTTCACGAAATAGCTGATTTATTAGATATAAGATGCACTAGAAAAAGTAATAAAAAAAATACTGAAAAAATAGATAAAAAAAATCCATTTATGTGTGGTTTTCCAACTCCAAGTTTAGATAGTTTTATGAAAACACTTATTGATCATGATTATACAGTTATAATTATAGAACAAACAACTCCTCCACCAAATCCAAAAAGAGAAATTACCGGGATTTATTCAAAAGGGACATATATGAATAATATTAAACAACAAAGTAATTTTTTAGTTTCACTTTATATTAAAGATGAATTACAAAGAACAGGAAAATATTTAATGTGTATTGGTATGGGTGGAATAGATATTTCTACAGGTGTAACTTATCATTATGAAGCATTTTCTCAACAAACGGATGATAAATTTGCATTGGATGAAGCATCAAGATTTATATATACTTTGAATCCATCAGAAATTATTATCAATTATGAAAAAGAAGAAAATAGCAAGTTATCCATAGAAGAAATTATAACTTATTTAGAATTAGAAAATAAAATGGTTCATAAAGTTATGAATATAAATAAAAAATATCAAAAAAAAAATATTCAAGATGAAATAATGAAAAAAATATATCCTGAATGTCATATTTGTCCAGCTGAATATTTAGATATTGAAAGAAATATTTATACTATTATTAATTTGTGTATGTTATTTGATTTTGTCTATGACCATACACCAAAAGTATTAAATAATATTAAAAAACCAGAATTATTTTTTGAAAATAAACATCTTATTTTAGGTAATAATGCAATTAATCAATTAAATATTGTCGAAACAGAAAATAGTGAATATAATAAAAAATATGGTAGTTTAATCAATATTTGTAATAAAGCAACAACACATATGGGTAAAAGATATATTAAAGATAGATTAACAAGACCAATTATATCTATCAATAAATTAAATAAAATTTATGATTGTAATGATATATTATTAGATAATGAATTAAGAGAAAAAATAACACAACATTTAGAAAATATAAATGATATTGAAAGATTATATAGAAAAATAAATATTTCAACTATTCATCCAAATGAATTTTATAATTTATATTTAAGTTATGTCGAATGTAGTAAAATTCAAGAAATTATTAAAAAATATAAAGAATTTGATAAATATTTTTTAACTGAAAAAGAAGAAAAAAAATTTAATGCTTTATTAAATGAAATTAGACAGATATATAATTTAGAAGAATTAAAAAAATATAATTTACAAAATATAGAAACAAATATTTTTAATAAAAATATATATCATGATTTAGATGAAATACAAAATGAAATAAATGATGGTGGAGATTTTATGAATAAATTATGTTTTGCTTTATCTAATTTAGCAGATGATAATAAAACAAAAAATAAAGATAATTATATTACTATAAAAGAAAATGATCGTGATGGTCATTATCTATATATTACCAATATTCGAGCCAAATTATTACAAGAAAAAATAAGTAAATTAGACAAAATAAAAGTTGGAGCATTAGAAATAGATCCAAAAAAATTAGAATTTAAATCACAACAAAAAAATTATACAAAAATAGTATTCACTGAATTAGAAGCGAAATCTGATAGAATTAATAAACTAAAAGAAGATTTACAAAGATTAAATTATAATTATTTTATTGAAAAAAATAAAATTTTATTAAATAAATATGGTGATATTTTAAATAAAATAAATATTATGATTACTTATATTGATTATATTAAATCTAATGCTGAAGTAGCTAAATTATTTAATTATACAAGACCAAAATTAATAAATAGTGATGAAAGTTATGTTTCTTGTGAAAAATTAAGACATCCAATAGTTGAAAGAATTATAGATTGTGAATATATACCCAATAATATTAATTTAGGTAAAGATTTAAAAGGTATGCTTTTATATGGTTTAAATTCCAGTGGAAAATCTATATGTATGAAATCAGTTGGTATAGCTGTGATTATGGCTCAAGCTGGATTATATGTTGCTTGTGATAACATGGAATTATCACCATATCATTCTTTATATACCAGAATCACCGGAACTGATAATATATTCAAGGGTTTATCTTCTTTTGCTTTGGAAATGTTGGAATTGAAAGCAATATTAAAACGCGCTTCCAAAAATACTTTGGTTATTGGTGATGAAATATGTCGAGGAACTGAATATATTAGTGGTAATGCTTTGGTTGCTTCTGCTATTATTACTTTATCTAAAAAAGAAGCCAGTTTTATTTTTGCCACTCATTTACACGATATTGCTAATATGAATATAATAAAAGAACTTGATAATATTAAACCTTATCATTTAACTGTTAGTTATGATCAGGAAAATGATTGTCTGATATATGATAGAAAATTAAAAGAAGGTTCTGGTGATCCGATATATGGTATAACAGTTGCAAGATATATAATTAATGATGTGGAATTTATTGAAACAGCCAATAATATTAAAAATGATATTTTAAAAAGTAATGGTTCTTTAATTAGTGATAAAATTAATAGATATAATAGTCAAGTATTAATTAATGAATGTCAATTGTGTCAAGAAAAAAATATATTGGGATATAATAATTTAGAAACGCATCATATCAATTTTCAAAAAGATTATGATGAAGATAATAATAATAAAAATAAAAAACATTTGAAAAAAAATGATAAAGCAAATTTAGTAGTATTGTGTTCTAAATGTCATGATAAATTACATAATAATGAAATTAATTTAGAAGGATATAAACAAACAAGCAAAGGAAGAAAAATAATTGTAAAAACTAAATAAAACTTTGTAAATGACAAATTTTAATCTACAAATAATATAGATTAAAAATGGTTGTTACTTAACAAAAGATCCAATCTGTTTCTGCTGCTTCTGTGTCAGTAAATACATCTTGATTTTTTCTGGAAGAAAAGGAGTCAATAGATTCAGACAAAACCAAGGATGTTCCTTCTACTTGTCTTAAAGTTCTTTCTAATTCTGCTTTTACAGCTTTTGTTTCTGCTTCGATTTTAGTCAAAGCGTTTTCAAATGCTGTTTTTATAGCTGTTGTTTCTACATCAGCCTGGGAACTAGCAAACTCGGGTGATTCCATTAAAGCAAGTGCTTCTCTAAGAATGACATTATAATCTTCTTCAAAGTCGCTCTTTTGAGTGCTGGCACATGATGGAACAAGCCATTGAATATAGTTGATAAGGAAACTCATCTTTCTTTTGTTAAAGCACTAATAAAAGTATAAACATTTTAGAAATATTTTTTTTCAATTTTTTAAATTAATTTACTAAAATAAGATATTTTTGATAAATCAATTTTAATTTAACTAAATATATTTATAAATCTTAGTAAAAATTATAAAAAAAGTAATGTAAATGATTTATAACGTGCTGAAACATTGTGTGTCAGTTCATAAAAAAATCATTCTCAAGCTGATTGCTCAAGAGAAGTAAGAGCTTCCATGACTCGTGGAATGATATATTCCTCGATTGTCTTTGCTGAATTATCACCATTGTTGTACTCCGGAAATTCCTTAGTCCATTCAACGATATTATACAGCTTGCCCACCATTTCTCTTAAATCTTGAATCTTGACTTCTTTGTTACTAACCATTCTTTCAGCTTCTATTGCTAAATTGTCGCACTTTTGCATCATGGAACCGAATGTGAGTCTCATTTTGTTGAGGTTGTAGTTAGCCTAGCTGAAGTGTTGTTGTTGTTTGTAAAACAATAATATTAATATAGATTTTACAGACAAATTTTTTTTCAATTTTTTTTTTATAAACTATGAATAAATATTAATTTACATAAATCCTATATTTTGATAAATTAATTTTTATAGGATATAATTTTATATTATAAATTCCTATAAAATTGAAATAATATATATATTAATATATGAATATTAACTATTTTATAAGCTATTTACATCATAATATGAAAAAAACTGATATTTTAGCTTTAATTTTGAGTATTATCATGAAAAATAATAATATTCCTAATGCTGAATATGTTATTATTAGTGGTTACGCACTTAGAGAAGTCAGAGAAGTCACTGATTTGGATGTTGCTGTTTCAAAAAAAGCTTATAAAATATTAAAAAAAAGTAAAATTTTTCAAATGGGTAAAAGCAAAATAAATAATAATGAAAGATTATTTTTGGATTTATCACATCTTGGAGAAAACGCAGAAATCGAAATTTTTGAGGTTGAAAATCACGGGTTCCCTGATGATAGATTCACGGTTCGAAATATTCATAAAAATAAATATATTATTTTGGATCCATTTGGAAATCCTTATCTAAATGCCAAAGGTGCCTCAAATTTATACGGGGATGCTAAATTAATAGATAATAAAATTATAATAGGAGATGATATTGAGATAAACAAAGAAAGATTAATTAAAAATATAACACAATTAAAATTATTATTAAAAATATATCCAAAAGAAATAAAATATATTAAAAATAAAATAGAAAAACAAGAAAAAATATTGGAAAAAATTAAATAATTATTAATTAATAAATTAATAATTAATAAATTAATAATTATGAATAATTATATTACAAATAATATTTTTTATCTAATTTTTTAATATTTGTTTTTTCGAACCAGAATTTAGCATATAATTTACCCATTTTTTCAAATAATGGTTTATGTTCATTAAAAATATCTTGATTATCTAAATAGAAATGACTTCTGTAAATATATTTAGTTGTTTGTTTTAAAAATTCATTTGATGAAGTCGCAAGTTGTGATAAGAAATGATCAGAAAAATCAGTAATAAATGTTTTATTATTTTCATAGTTTTTCAGAATATTAAATAATTTTTCTTTATGATTATCTAATAAATCGAATTTCTTACTTTCAGCTACTAAATATACTTCGGCAGAACCAAGACTTCCGGCACTTTGTTTAATAATATTTATTTTTTCAAAATAGACATAATATAAATATACAATTGATAATGTCATTTCTTCTTTCATAGGAAGCCATATTTTGACAACACAATGTCCGCCTATTTTTGTTGTTAATAAAGATATAATAGTTTGTGCTAATAAAATATAATTCATATCTGATTCTCTACCAAATACACTTGATACATCATAACTAATACCACAATCGGAAGTAAATAAATCTATTTTATTTTTTAAAAACATACTGAAAAATTCAATATTTTCTATTTTTGTTATATCACCTGTATCATCATCTCCCCATAACCATTTATTTTTATATTTACCCATAAATCCATAACTGTCACCGAATGCATTACCATATTTTTTTTTATTTTCTGGATTATTTGGATTAAGTGAATTAGCATACCATTCATATTCATGATCTAAATCATTCATTTTTATAAAATAATTGGTAGCATTAATGAAATTACCTGGGGCTTCACAAATATGGAAACATGTTGTTTTTTTATTTTTAAAATTAATAAGTGGGAATTCAGTTAATATTTCAAACATTTTAATAAATCCTCTTGAACTTTTAATATTATAATTTTTAGATATCTCACTAACTATAAAATATCTGATATTAATAGCTTCTGTTACATTAGACCATAAATTTTTGTCTTTTGTATCTATACTAAATTGTAATATTTTTAATAAATCATTATTTTTTTTAAGAACATCAATATATTTATTTATTTTTTTCTCATTTGTGTAATTAATATTTATATTATTTGGTGTTATATTATTAAAATTTACAATAGTGTATATAAGACTTCTTGGATATTTTTGCATAAATGACATCATTTTATTTTTAATAATATTAACATCATAAATATATTCTTGTTTTACTACAAGTCTGGCTTCTTTAATTAAACTTATATTTTTAGGTAGTGTTTTTTCTAAATTTTGATTACAAATATAAAAAATATTATTTGGGTCAAGACATTTTTTTAAATCACAATCGGGAAATTTATTTCTAAATTTTTCATATAATTCTTTATATTTATTTTTTCTCGATATATATTCATAAACTTTATCAAACCATTTGTTATATTTATCATTATAATTTATATCAAATAAACTATAAATATATTCATCTGTATCATTTTTATCCCAATCTCTAAAACCATATTTTTCTCTGATTTCTTTATCTTTAAAATTAACATTGAATCCACCAGTTTTATTAATTTCATACATTTTATTAATTACTTCTTCAAAAAGTTTTGGATTAAAATTATTTTTATTATAATTAAATAGAATACATCTATACCCATAATAAGTTATTTTATCAAATTTTATTTTTTTGAACATTGATTTTAATATGAATAAAATTTCTTTTACAAAAGTTTCTTCCATATATCTAAAACTAATTATCATTTTTCCGCCATTTTTTAAAACTTTTAAATGACAATATAATAAATTAAAGTATAATTGATTAATAGATAAAATATTTAAAGTATATTTTCTATCATCTCGAATATAATTTATACCTAATGTAACTAAATCATAATTTTTTTTCAATTGGTTTATATAATTATTACATAATTCAATATTTAAAATTGGTTCTGTAATATTTTTGATATTGATTTCATTATTATTATAAACTTTTTTTAAATTTTCATAATCTTGATATATATAATTAAATAATCTATCATAATAAATATGAAAATCATAATTAATTTTATTATTATTATTAATTTGATTAATATATTCTAATACTTCAATAGGATATATACTAGGAATACCGCATAATACATTTTGTATATTATTTGTATTTTTAATATATTTATTAAAAAAAATATATCCTGGTATAAAATTTATATTTACAGGTTCATATATTATGGGATTTTTACATAATTTAAAATAATTCTGAATATTAAACAAATATTTTGATAAATATTTATTTTTAAATTTATCTATATTATTAATATCACTCATCATACTATAAATATTCTCAGTGTTATAATATTTATTATTAATCCATGGCAAATCATCAAAAAGTAAATCTAATATAATATGATATTTTATATGTAAATTTTCATTATTAATATCAATATATTTTGTATTTCTTATTTTAATATCAATATTCATTATAATATATGTATATAATAAGATGTATATAATAAGATGTATATAAAATCATTCTTATTTTATAAATTAAAATATTTTATAAAATTAATTATATTTTATAAAATAATTAAATAAAATCCACTTTAATAATAATCCAATAAACATCTTTTTCTATTTTATCTTTGATATATTTGAAATTAACTTTTGTTTTATCACTTATTTTCCTAAATTTTTCTACTATTTTATTTATAAATATTAAATGTTCTTCATCATTTTCTTTATAATATTGAGATATTGAATTCTCAAATATTATTTCATTCTTATATAATTCATATTTATTATTTTCAAAATTATAAAATGTCCATTCATCTTCTAATTTATAACCTCCAGCTATATATTGATATCTTTTTAAAATATAATTCATTTCTTTGATAATATCTTTTCTTTTTTGACATATTTTTGGAATATAATTTTCAAATTCAAATTTTAATAATTCTTTATTTATATAATGTTCTGTTTTAATTTTTTTTAAAATATTTAATTTTTCATTTATATCCATATTATGTAAATTTTTATTAATAATATTACTTAGATTAATTTTATCATCATCACTTATTATTTTATCATAGTAATTATCAAGATAATCAATATTTTTATAATATATTTGATTCTTATTTTTCATAATTAATTAAAATATATTTCAATATTTTATATATTTTATTTCTTTTTTAAAATACTTTTGGATTTATTACTTGTAATAATAGATATAGAAACATCTGAATTATCTTTTTTTGAAATATCTAAATCATTAATAGCTATAATTTTACCTAATTTATTATCATAATTAACACTTTTCTGTGTTTTAAAAAATCCTTCATTAATTTTTTCTTTAATAAAATTTTTAATATTTTCCATATCTTTTTCAGTATATTTTTTATATGTATCTTCTATATACTCTATTATTTTTTTTTCTCGATAATATGGTTTAATTCTATTCCATGTTTGTTTATAAATTTCTTTTTCTATATTATCAAACATGTTTTCAATTTTATTTTTTGGTTTGATATCTTTATTTTTTATATCTTCTGTCTCTTCTTTAATATCTTTATCTTTTTTAATCTCGTTTTTTACTTCTAAATTATTAATAATTTTTTCCAATATTTCAAGTCTTTTTGGGTCTTGTATATTAGGATCGTTTTTTTCTAACTTGAATCTATATGATATATTATCTTTAATTAAATTTTCAATTTCATTATATATATTATTATCTGTCATTATATATTAAATATTAATATAGTCATATATTTATATAATCAATTTTTATATTATTATTATCTAATATTATTTTATATTATTTTATAAAATGGACAATATATTTATTAATATAGAAAAATCTGATAAAGAAACTAAATTCATATATTTTGTAATAATAATTTTAATTTTAGCTATATTTACAAGAATAAATATAAAATTAAATATAGTATTTGCTTGTTTTATGATAATATTAATAATAAGTTATTTATCAACAAGTAAAACAAATCAAGAATTCATGGAAAAAGATATTTTAGATAATAAAAAAAAATTATTAAGACTCAAAAATAAAAAAATAGAAGAATACCCAGAATTAGTAAATTTTTTATTTAGCATCCAGGATTTTTATAGATATAATCCACCTTCTTATGAAGAAATGATATTTAATTTAAATGATTTTATATTAGCTTATGAACAAGCTTTATTAGACAATAAATTGGCTGGAATAAATTATAAATTATGTGATAATTTTAAAATTAATATATTAAATAGTCTTCATGCTATCATATATAATTTACCTGATAATAAAGAAGTAATAAATAAATTAAATGAAAGTATTAATGAGTTTGAAAATATATTAACTCTAAAAATGGATGAATTGTTTGATATAAATAAAAAATATATTATGACAAATGGATATAATAATCAAACTGTTATTATAAATAAGAAAATAAGAGAATATAATTTATTTGATGAAAATAAACCATATACTTATAAAATTTTTGGATAAATAATATATATTATAAATATATATTATAATGAATAATAGATATATTTTTGTTAATAAGAAAACTGAACAAGATATAATGACTTATAATCCCGAACCCAAATTATTTAGTTATTATCAATTGTGTCTTTTTAGAAATCCTGATACTAAGAGATATCATTGTAAAAAATATATAGTTAATCAAGATTTAGAATTTAAAAAAATTACTAATCATAAACTATCAGAAGAACAATTTAAGAAATTTTTAAAAACAAAAAATCCTAATCAATATAAATTATATTCAACTTATGATGATAAATTATTTAATACACCACATGTTAGTGAAATTTGTCAAGCACAATCGCTACTTATTAATGCTAATAATAAAGAATACGATTTTATGGAATTTAATAATTAATTATTCTTTATTATAATAATAATGATATATTTCAACTTTTTTATTTTGATTATTTGGATTATTTTCATTAATAAAAGTATCTAATAATATTTCTAAAATATAGAATAACATAACTATTATAATAGTGGCGATACCAATATAAAATAATCTATTTTCTTTGGTTAATACCTCTAAATTTATCTTTCTTTTGATGAAAATATCATCAAATATACCAAAAAAAGTATTTTTTATACCAATAATAATATTTAATAAATTCATTTGACTTAATAGTGGTGTGACTTCTTCTTGTTCCATATCACTAAATTTTCTTTGTTGTTCAGCCAAAACTTCTTCTTTATTTTTTTTCATAGCTTCTTCAAACATTTTATTAAAATTTTGATTATTTTGTTTTTGTAATTGATTATTAATTATACTTTGTTGGGGACGAACCAATTCTGGTCTATTCTCTTGTCTAATATTTGACATTTAATATATATTATAAATTATATATATTAAAAAATATATTAAAAAATTGATAATAAAAGTATATATAATATTAATAATATATATATATATATAATACTAAAATGTTATATAAAAAGTGTCCAACTTGTCGAATGTTGCTTTCAGATAAACAATTAATATATGAAAAAATATTTGATAAAATTACATTAGATCAAGATATTGGAAAAATATCAGAAGAAGAAGCTAATAAATTAAAAAAAGAATTAAATAATTCATTTGAATTAAATAGATATTGCTGCAAACAAAGATTTATGACATACAAAAGATTAATAGAAATCATAAAATAATATATAAAATTTTATTTATTTTAATTATTATAAATAAAATATGCTATCAGATAAACAAAAAAATAGTGTTGATAAAATTTTAAATAAAAGTTATAATAATGATTCATATAATAATTTGGAATTAAAAAATATTATAAAAGATATATCTAAAAGAGCTAAAATTAAATCTTCCAATATAGAATTAATTAACTATGTTAAATCAAATATGGTAAAAATAAATGATGAATTATTCAAGTTTAATTTAGATAATATCATTAATACTAAAAATAAAAAAAAATCTTCTCCCAAAAAAATTATTAATAATATATGCGATAATAGTGATAATATAAGTGTTAATACTGAAGACGCTGAACGGGAGTTTGAAAAATTAATGAAAGGAGAAAGTGATATTCAAAAGAAAGAAATAAAAAATTTACAAGATTATATTATTCCAAAAGAATCATATAAATTTATAAATAATAATTATGAACCGAAAGGCGATTGGATTCATGATATTCAATTTGATGATAATATAAATGATATAGAAATTATCAGAAGAACTAAAATATATGATTATTTATCAAATATTGAATATCCACCACAAAGAAGTCCTGGATGGTTTGCCATGAGAAATGATAAAATCACGGCTTCCGATATTGGAACAGTATTAGGAAATAATACACATGAACCACCATATAAATTTATTATAAAAAAAGTAAAAAATCCTCCTTTTCCTCCAAATATGTTTTGTTATCATGGTAAAAAATTTGAACAAGTCGCTACTATGATATATGAATATAGATTAAATGTTAAAGTAACAGAGTTTGGTTTGATTGGCCACCCTGTTCATAATTTTTTGGGAGCCAGTCCTGATGGAATTGTTAGTCCATATAAACTAGATGGTGTACATAAAACAAAATATGTTGGGAGAATGTTAGAAATTAAATGTCCTTTAACAAGAAAAATTAATAAAACGGGTGAAATTCAAGATACCATAGTTCCAATTTATTATTATAATCAAGTTCAACAACAATTAGAATGTTGTGATTTAGATGAATGCGATTTTTGGCAATGTAGTCTGTCAGAATATAAATCGAGAAATGAATTTATTAAAGATACAAATGGCGAACAACCATATTTATCAAAAACAAATGGATTTGAAAAAGGTTGTTTAATTCAGTTATTACCAAAAAGTAAAATGATGGATTTAGAAACTAATTATTTAGAAATAGTTTATGATTTTGCTACTTTTGTTTATCCAGACAAAATAGAAATGACTCCATTGGAATGTGATCAATGGATTGCTGATAAAATACAAGAAATTAGATTTTCAGAAGAATATAGAGATAGATTTGTAGATAAAGTGATATATTGGCGATTAGATAATTCACATTGTCAATTAATTCATAGAGATAAAAAATGGTTTGAAAATAATTTACCAAGAATGAAAAAAATGTGGGATTATGTTGTATTTTTTAGAAATAATCCTGATAAATTTAATTTAATTGAGAATTATATAGATAGTTTAAGTAAAAATTATTCTAAACTAATTTTTGATAAAATGGAAAAAATATATGAATGTAAAAATACAGATGATTATGATAATACTAAAAAAATTATTGAAGAAGAAATAGTTAAAAATAATGCCAAAAAAGTGGATTATGGACACGCAGATGTTTATATGAATATAGAAGACTATTTAGAACACTAAATTTTAATAAAAATTGATTTAAATATTATATTGTATAATAGTTTATAATATAATATGATTGAAATAAAAAGAAAAAATCCATTAGGCAAAGAAAAAAGAAAAACAGAATTTGACTCTGAACTAAGTATTATAGATAAAATTATAGAAATAAAACCAGAATTAGCAAAAGATAGAGATAATATTATTAATAAAGTTATTGGTGTTGAAGAAATAAAACAAGATACCAGTAATAATATAAATAAAAAAGAAATAGTTTTAAGAAAATTTTATTATAAAGATTTCGTATTATATCGTGATGATTCAGGTGGTATAATAGATACAGAATGTAATTTAATTGGAACATATAAAATAATTAATAACGATTATATCTATTCTTTTTTTGATAGAAAAAAATATAAGTAATTTAAAATAAATTTTTAATTTGTTTTAATTTTTTTTTATTATTATTATTTTTAGGTAATGTTTTTATTTCTAAAAATTCATTAATTTTTTTTATTTGTGTTGCTCTATAAATATTCATATTTATTTTATTTTTAGCACTTTGGTTATGTTTTATATAAATATAACCATAATAAAATAATCTATATAATAAATCTGAATTTTGTCTTTCTTGTATTTTTTTTATATTATTTAAATCTGCTAAATTTAATTTTAGTTCAAGAAAAATTTCTGAATATGGTTTGTTTATATTTTCATTATAAAAATTAATAAAATATTGAAAATCCATATTTTTTTTTATAACATTATAACAATTTTTATTTACTTTTTGTAAATTATACATTTCTTTAAAATCCAAAAAATCGACGATGTTAAATAATAAATCGTTATTATATGATTTTTTTAATAGTTGTTTAATTTGTAAATATTTATCTTCTTTTTTTTCAATAATATTGTTATCCATTTTTTAATATTTTTAATTCATATATAATTATAAAATCAATTTTTTTTGATTATAAATTTTAATCTTTAAAAACAAAATAATATTATATTTTATTATAAATGGAAAAGAATAATAAAGAAATAAGTGATATTAAATCATCTGAGGTTAAACCAGATAGTGAACGTGATGAAAGATGTGCCCCTCATTTAAAATCTGATAAAATTTCTTGTATTCAATTAGATGTTTTAATAGAAATGGCAGAAGCATATAATAAAACTAAAAATAATGATAATGAAAAAATAAAATTATATCCTAATATGGAAACCATGAATCCAAAGTTATACAAAAAATATTTAATTCGTAATTTTAATAATAAAATAAAAAGATGTGATAATCAAAGATGTTGGGTTAATCAAGATTTTATAAATAACATGGAAAATAAAGCAAGAGAAAAACTACAAAAATATACATTTAGACCTAATGGACCTGATGGAAGATTTGAATGGTTAAATACTATTAATATAAATGAAGTTATGGATCAATATCAACACAAATATAAAAATTTTAAATTTATGGGTGCTATTCCAATAGATTTTGATGATTTACCGGCTCTTGGTATAAAAAATATTAATTTTAAAAATTTAATAGATGAAGGAAAACACAAATTAGGTTTTGTATTTAATTTAGATGAACATTATAAATCTGGTTCTCATTGGGTTGCTTTATACACTGATTTAAAAAAAAATCAAATTTATTATTATGATTCATATGGAATTGAACCAGAAAAAAGAATTAGAACATTAATGAGAAGAATTGGCGATTTTTGTAAAAATTATAATGGCTCAAAAATAAATGATTTAGATGCCAGACATAATAAAATAAGACATCAATTTGAAAATTCCGAATGTGGCGTTTATTCTATTAATTTTATTTTAAGATTATTAGATGGAGATACATTTGAACAAATTACAGAAGATAAAACACATGATAAAAAAATTAATTTATGTAGAAATATTTATTTTAATAATACAAAAATAAAAGGTGGCACATTTGAAAAATGCAAATAGATGAAAATAATAAAGCTTACTCTTCAAAAACAAAAGTTACATCACTGTAATTCTTGTTATGCGGAGAAACCAAATTTCCTGGCTGGTATGCTCGAAGCATCTTACGTAGCTTTTCTGCTCCACGATCATTCCATATGTAGTCATAACTTTCTTTGTAATAAACTACCTGATTATTTATTACTCTGCTCTTTGTAACTCCTTCAAGATAATCTAAATGACCTGCACCCAAAATTTCTCTTTTATAGATATCAAGACCAAAAGATTTGGCAAGCATGTAAAAATCATAAAGATTGAATTTTGTCTTACGATGAATAGGACAACCAACTGAAAGAAGTTCATTCTTATTAAAAGCATGAATAATTACATGGCCAAAATTACCACCATCTGTTTCGTAGAGTATCGTATTCAAAATATTTTGAATACTGCTTTTTTCCTCCTCAAGCAAAAACCTGAAAAATTCCAGATAATCGCCGTTAATCATTATATAAGCCAGCTCACCAAATTTTTCATTTTCTTCTACCAATCCAGCAATATATCTGCCAAAATTAGCATGTAAAAAGGCACGAGACATCTTGTAGTAAGTGTAGTGTGTTTTAAAAAACACTAATATAATAGAGAAGTATAGTAATTTATTTTTTCAATTTTTTTATTAATATAAAATAGTTTAACTATTTTATATTAATAAAAAAGTAATTTCAATAAAACAAAAAATATGTTATATGTAAAAATATAAGCCCCAATCTAAGTAAATAGATAAAAATTACTCTTCAAAAACAAAAGTTATATCTCTGTAATTCTTGTATTGTGGAGAAACTAAATTTCCCGGCTGACAAGCTTGAAGCATCTTGCGTAGCTTTTCTGATCCATCATCTTGACAAATGTATTGAAAATTTGATTCAAGCCTATCTAAATGAGAACACATATAATAATCAAGAGCATTGGTGTCAAGACCAAAAGATTTAGCGAGCATGTAAAAGTCATAAACATTAAATTTATAGACTCGATTAATTGGACAACCTTCAATATCTATTATTCTCTTATTGAAAGCATTGATAATGGCATGCCCGAAATTACCATTCCATGTATGATAAGGTTTAATATTCAAAAAACTGGTATTGGGATGATTTTTGAGGAATTTGAAAAAACCAAGATAATCACCAAGATGCATTGAAAAATCAAGAGTGCCAAAATCCTCGTTTTCCTCAATTAAATTAGAATTATGTTTAAGATATAACTGGTGGTTAGTTTTTGCTGACATCTTGTATGTTGTGTTTGTGAATCAGTATGTTAATAAAGTATTTATATAATATTTTTTTTCAATTTTTTTTATGGAGCTAAATAGAATAGCTGTTTGATATCATTAATACAAATTAATATGGGCAATGTTTTGAAAACATAGCCGCGTATCATTTTTTTTGATTCGTAGGTTATATGTTTTACACATAACCTCGATTTAAAAATAATATTTTAACAAAAAACAATATTAGTTGTTTTGTTATTTTGAACTTGCACCCAAATTCCTGCATATGGCAATATTGTCTTTGGTGGCTTTTCGAATTCTTGAATAAGAAGAATAGGAGAATTATCTTGTAATTTATAGCTTCCTCTTTCTTTCATTTCTTTTAATCTATCTAAATGAGAAAAGCCATATACATCTCGTTTAGTTGTATTAAGACCATGTAATATAGCTAAATTGTAAAAATGAGCCATCTTAAAATCTAATTTACGATCATATGGACTGCCAATGTATTCATCTTGATAAGTATCAAAAGCAGCAATGATGGTGTGACCCAAATTGCCTCCATCAATATTAGCAAAAGGTGTGTCGTTTATACATTTACTATTTTGATTTAATAGTTCAGAAAATAAAAGATAATCACCATTAAGAATAGCAATTACAAGATGTCTGAAATCAATTATATTTTGTTTATTTAAATGTTCATCAGAGTTATATCTATTATACCATTTTTTAGGTTTAATAAATTTATTATATGCTTTAATCAAGGATGGTTGATTCATTTAAGATACTTAGTATTAAATATAATATTATACTAAATTTTAGCTATTTATATAATTTTAATTATTTATATTAATAATTAAAAGTTAATTCTAATTTATGTGGTTTATTTTCAAAATCATATAATTCTTCTTCTCCATTATTTTCATTTAAATTTATTTTGAATTTAATAATAATAGCATTTAAATTATTTAGTGGTTTTGTATATTCTTTAGTTATAGAATTATTATGTCCAAATAAATTTAATTCACAAAATGGTTCTAATTTCGAAATATTTTCAAAATATAAATAAATTTTATTAATAAATTTATGACAGTTTTCAGATGTATAAGTAAAATTATTATTATAATTATTATTAACAAAACCTAATAAATTTAACATAGAATTACCTTGATTATCTAAAATAAACTCTTGATTATTTTGATTACAAATAGTTACTTTATTATTAGATTCAATATTAATTTTAATATTATCTCCTTCATTATCTAATGCTTCTTGAAGACAATCAATTAATTCATCTAATTTATATTCACCTTCATTTAATTCTAAGCATTTTAATTCACTATTAATAATATATTTAAATTCATATCTATTATTAGTTATGTTAATATTTAGTTTAGGTAATTTTATTTTATTTAGAGTAATACTATTAATATTATTTAATGGTTTATCTAATGCTACCATATAATCATTAAAATATTCTGGTTCTGAATGTTCTTGTGATTCTATATTTATTTTATAATTATTTTTTGTTTTAATAATATATTCTTCATTATCATCATTATTATCACTATTTTCATGATTTTTATTTTTAGAATTAATAATATTAATATTTTTATTATTATTTTTTTTGGTTATAACACTCAAAGAATTGATTGATTCATCTTTCTTAACATTATTTATTTCATTTTGTAATAATCTATTAATTTCTTTTTCTTTATTCATATTCATTTTTTTTATTTCTAATATTTTATTTAATAGTTCTCCTTTATTATCAATATTAGAAGCATTAGTTTTATTAATAGTTTCTTCGCTATTTAATAATTTAATTTTATTTATCATATCACCGATAGCCTTGGAACTCATTTTTTGAATTTCTTTATAATTGATACTCATTATATTTTTTTCATTTTTATTGATATTAGATGTATTCACTTTTATTAGTGAATTTGTCGTGCCAACCTCCCTCCCATTAATAAAATTTTGATTTCCTGACATCATTTGCTGATATTTCAGTATTTGTTCCATATCCATATTATTTTTATTCATATTAAAATTTTTTGGCATATTTGGTGACATCAAAGGATTAAAACTACTACTATTATTATTTTGTGCAACATTATTCATTATATTATTTCTGTCCATAATTACATTATTTACTTTGGATAACATATCTTGCTGTGTTAATGGTGTGCTCTCAAAATTTTGTCTCATATTTTGGGACATATTTTGTTGATAATTATTTTGTGGTATATTTTGTGGTATATTTTGTTGATAATTATTTTGTGGTGTATTTTGTTGTGATAATGGTGGTAATAAAGTATTACTAAATGCCATAGCATCTGGTATTTGTTGATTTCCAAATGACATACCCATCATTGGATCATAATTACCCATACCCATAATTAAAGTTGGATCAATATTTACATTACCGCCCAAATTACCCATTTCTCTTTCCATTTGTTCTTTTATTTTATCAACTCTAGAATCACCACCATCGAGTCTAAAATTAATTTCTTGTGGTCTTTTTTGTCCTCCAAATCCAATATCCATACCTAAACTACCATTTCCTCTTGGCTCATATTCCATTAATCTTTCTTGCATTCTTTTTTCTATTTCGTCAGCAAAAACTTTTTTACCACCTGACATATTTTGCGAATCAGGGCTTGTCATATTTTGTCCAATATCACCAGTAGCAGTAATATAACCATTATTTGTCAGATTGCCACTTCTAAAATCAGCAAAATTATCAGTATTCATATTAAAAGAATTTAAATCTCCTTTAGTTCTTTTTAAATCATTACTAAATTCTGGTCTTTTTAATAAACCTTTATTACCTCTATTTATTTCATTATCTCGATGCATTTTAAAATCTTCATAATTATCAGTGTTATATTTTTTTTTGGTCTTTATTTGATATAATTTAACACAATCTTTTAAACTTTTTTCATTTAATTTATCTAAAAAAACAGACATTGATACACCCCTTGGTTTTTGGTCATGATATGTATTATAAGTAATTTGCATCTGTTGCTGTAAAAACTTAGCACATGCTTTATATGAATCAGGTGTTTTTTTTAAATTAAGTATATCACTTAATTTATTTGTTAATTTATCTATGTTTTTTTTTGAAAAAAAATATTTATCTAAATCCATATAATATTTTTATATATAAAATTATTATCTTATTTTTTACTTATTTAAAACACAAATTATAAAAATTTAATGTTCATTTAATAATATATATTTTATAATATAATTATATATGTTTAATAATTATAACAAAATAAATCAAGCATTTCAAAATAATTCTCCATTAATTGAAATGCCTAATTTTAGAAATAATAATAATGTATTACATAATAATCTTAAAACTAATTTATTAAATGAATTTCCCAAAGAATATTATATTTATATTGAAAGTAGAGATAGAAATACTAATTATTATCCTAGTCCTTTTCAATTTAATGTTCATTTTGGAGAATCAAGTGGTAAAAAAGTTATTAAAAAAGTTATCAAAAGAAACACAGATAATCAACAATATGAAGATTATGTCACAGAATATTATGGTGATTATAAAGGACCAGTTATTCCCAGAAGATTTAGAAATGTTAAATTTGTTAGATTAGAATATGTCATTTTACCTAAAACTCTAGCACTTGTTCAAGATCCCAGTGGTGTATATTCTTTCTCAACAAGTTCAGACCATTTATTAATTAATAATAAATATTTAGTTGTTAAAATTAAAGAACTTTCATCAGGTAATATTTTATCTACTAATAATCAAGTTAGTGATGATTGTTTTATTATTTATCCCGATAAAACACTTGGCAATAATAATGTTTGGATTACTAATTATGGTTTAAGAACTTGGAATAATTCCGCTTTGGGTTCTGTTGAAAAATTTTCTATATCTATTTCTGATTGTTATGGCGAATTATTATACTTATACAATGAATCATCAGGAACTCCTGTTGATTTATCTATTTTAAAAAGCAATGAAGAATCACCTGCAAAAACTTCTTTGGAAGAAATTATGATTCTTGCTGATACTACTATTAATATGACAATTTGTGCTTTTGAAAATGAACTTAATACTAATACTAAATTCGAATATTAATAAATATATAAATATATTTATTAATTTATACTCTATCTTCTATAAGTGGTAAAGGTATTAATTTATCTATAATAAAAGTTTCTGCATCTAATTTTTTAGGTAAATCATCTTCAACTGCTATTTTACCAATAATATAATGTAATTCATAATCATATACTATAAGAGTATCAGGATTATACCAATAATTTTCCGGTTTGCTATATTTTACTTTTTCAGATAATCCTTTTGGATTAGATGTGTCACCATATGACTCAGTTTCTTCGCCACTTGTTAATTGAATAACTGCTTTTATTTTATAAGCCTTGATTCTAATTGTTTCTGAATTAAGAGAATTAGAACCACTATCATATCTAATGTCGTCATTAATATCATCTTTGTAGGAAGAACCTATTTCATCTTCAAATAAACTTTGTTCTTCAAATTGGAAACATCTATAATCTTCTACTAACTGATTAATATTTTTATTTAATTCACAATCTATGGCTACTTCTTTCATCGCTAATAAAAATGAATCAATCAATGTTTGTTTTGTTCTTGCAGCACTTTCTATATATTCATCTGTGGTTTGTTTTAATAATTTCTTATCTTTTCTAACACTTTTATATCTAAAAATTTCAACATGTCTATCTTTTTTAGGTAATTTTTTATGAGAACATGTTCTTAAAGCTCTTCCAATCATTTGATTAATTCTGACTTCATGCCAATATGGTTCCATAATATGAACTTGTCGAACAGCTTCCAAAGAAAGACCTTCAGCACCAGCTGGTGAAATCATAATAATTTTAATTAATTTTCCATTTATATTATCATCTCTATTATAAACAGTTAAACTTTTTGCTCTTTCCTCCATATCAATACCTCCATGATATTCTATATATCTAAAATTATCAGTTCCTTCATTATCTTTGGTATATTTTGTAAAACCAAATAATTTAAGATAAACTTTAAAAATTTGTAATCCTTCCATTAAAACATAATTAGAATAAACTTGCGTGGGTCCAGGTGACCTCATAATATTAAAAATAATACATAACATTTTAGGAGAACACATATACATCGCATTAAATAAATTTGATTTTTTACTTTCTTTTTCATATAATTCATTAATATCATAATTATATTTACTCACAAATTTTTCAAAATCTTTTAAAATAGTATATCCTTCTCTATCATCTAATTTTTTCTTTTCCATCAAGAAATCTTCAAATCCATTAACAAATTTATCTAGGGTCTTTAAATATTGTTGTAATTGAATAGCTTTTTCGCTATTATCTGTTAATTTACCTTTATCTAATCTTCCTTCGATTAATTTTTCGGCTTCTTTTTCATTAACTCTAAATTTACTGGGTCTTGGTCTTGTTTCACCGGTAATATCTTGTGACAAAGCCGGAAACACAAAATTACTGGCTTGTCTGGTATAAGTTTTATAAGATTCACTGCTTTGAGTAGTTTTGCTTTTTTTTGCCATATTTTCTTCAATTTCTTCAAAATATCTATAAATATCTTGTTGATAGTCAGACATATGAATATTAACAAAATTAATAGTTTTTGAAGCATAAAGAGTTGGGTCAGTTGCAACATATGAAACTAATCCCATAATTCTTCTTTGGAATAAATTTTTTTTGGCATTATTTAATATTCTATGACCTGTTGGTGAAACAAATAATTGATTAAATAAAATTTCAGATGTTGGAAATGTTCCTGGTCTCAATAAATTAAATAATAGTGCTAATTCATAACCTATATTAACAGCAGGTGTTCCTGACATTAAAATAGTTCTAGTATCAGGATTTTCTTTTTTATCTTGAATAATATAATCATAAACTTTACCAGCTCTACCACCTTTTTTTGAAGAAATATTACTATAAACATTTTTAATAAAATTATGACATTCATCAATAATATACATATTTTTTTTTTGTGTATCAGAATTTCTAATAGCTTCCATAAATTGTTTATCAAATATAGGAGAATTATAAGAAATAAATTTAATATTTTTAAATCTAAAATCATAATCATCTTTTTGTAACCATTTTGCTAATTCTTTCATCCATACAGAATCTCTTAAAGCAGCAGGTAATATTACAAAAACATTCCAACCAGGATTATAATTATATAAAATATTATAAACATTAATAGCAGTTCCAGTCTTACCAGCTCCTGGTTCATGATATAATAATATATCTCTATATGGACTTCTATAATCTAAAAATTTACTGACAAACATCTGAAATTTTCTTAATTCTAATTTAGTTTGTTTATTACATGGGTCATCACTTTCATTTAACAATATTTCGGGAATTTTATATTTTTTAAAATTTGCCAATATAAAACTAGGAAATAATTTTCCGTCTATATTTGGGACAATATATTTTTGTTGATATTTATATGACATATCTAATTATTATATAATAATTAAATATAAATAATAATTAAATTTAAATAAATTAAATAAAAATTAAACTATTTTTAGGAATAATTAAAATCAGAATCTTTAATTATTATTACTTCATCATCATTGGATTCATTTTCATTTAAAACACCATAATATATTAATGCTTGCTTAGCAGCTTCTTGTTCTCCTGCTTTTTTAGATGTGGCAGAACCATAACCAACTATACCCCATTCTTCTCCAATATCATTATTATTTTTAATAAAACCTTTAACATACATATTAAAAATTTTTTTACTGGCTATATTTGTTTTGTCTGCTTCAATTATACTTTTTGTTCCATATTCTGGATCTGGATATTTTTTTTGATGATAATATTGTAATAAAGTATCTTTATGATTTGATTCAGTAGATATTAATCCAGGAATATCTATATTATCTTCAATTAATTTTACAAATAAATTATCACATACTTCATAAGAATTTGTATCAGAATATAAAGCACCTATAAATGCTTCAAAACTATCTTCTAATATATGGATATGTCCATCTCTTGTTGTCATCTGTTCCAAATTTCGACCGATTAACACATATTCATGTAATCCTAAAATAATAGCAAATTGTGATAATGTATTTCCACTTTCTATTTTTGTTCTCAATCTTGTTAAAAATCCTTCTTGTTGATCAGAATATCTATTGAATAAATATTTACCAGTTGCTAAATGAATTAATGAATCACCCAAAAATTCTAATCTTTCATATGAAACTTTTTGTAATGGAACTAATTTATTTGATAATAAATATTCATCAGGTATTTTTTCTATATTCTTTTCTTTTATAATTTTTACAAGTCTATCTTGTAATAAATCTCTTTCCACATAAGAAGAATGGGTTAATGCTTCCTGAAAATTTTTTAAATTTTTTACTTTGTGTTTAATATTATATTTTTTAAATATATTTTCCAATACTTCTACTGTTATTAACTTATTTTTTTCATTTAAAACATATTTTAAAATATGTTCTGAAGTATATTCCGTTGGTTCTTGTGTCTGATTTATTAAACGTGGAATAAATCTGGCATTTGGATTAACTATTTTTTTCATTTATATATATATTATATCTATTTATCTATAATTTTAAGTATTCAATTTTTACATAAATAAAAATATTTAATTAAAAAAATATTTTCTTATAAGCATCTTTTAAAATAGGATTTCCTGATGAATTCATAAATATATATTTTTTTACTATTTCGTTACCAGAAATATCTTCATCTTCATTACACAAGCTTGTTAGTTCCTTGTCTATTTCTTTATTTTCTGGATAATATCGAAAGATCTTATAAGTCTTATTTCTTTGTTTTCTACTTTCAATTATTAATGTTCTTTCAAATTCAGGAGATACAGCTTTACCCATTGTTGTTAATACAAATTCATTAAAAATATTATTTTCAGAACAAATACTTTTATTCTTGTTATAAGCATAATAATAATCTCTTATATCTGACATGTAACTTATTAATGTCATTGAGAGATTTTTAGTAAAATTATCATCATCAACTCTTGATTTAATTACTCCTATTATAAAATATTGTAATGTTACCATATATGAACCAATATTAATATAATCTATTTCATTTATATTAATTTTATGATACGGAATAGCTTTCTTATTATTATCATATATTATACAAATCAGTGCATCACCTTTATAAATATAAACACTATGACCTGTAAATTGGAAAAATGGAAAATATTCTTGATATGTGATATCATATATTTCTAATAATTTTATTATTTTTTTACTATCTTCTATAAAATTAGATGATATAATCTCATAATATGGAATTGGTAATTTCTTGATATTAATATTTTTATTTTCTAACATACCACTTTCATTTAAATAATAATTATAAGCATATAATCCAATAGTTATACATGTTTCATTATTTAATAAAAATTTTTGAATATCATATATTATTTTTTTATTATTGTTTAATAAAAATAAATCTCTATTAATTTTAGTAAATGGATAATTATTTATAAGCTTGACAAATCTTGGAAATGATTTTTCTAATCTCCAATTACTAATTAATGGATCGTTAATTATTCTTAAATAATCTACCATTAAAAATAATGGACTACAAATATTTAATTCATTAATTATATTATATTGAATTTTATTATATATATGTAAGGGCATATATGTTATATTACAATAATTAATATTATTTACTTTAATAACATAACTTTCTTTATGTAAAGCTTCACTTCCTATAACATTTTTATATCCTGATAAATATAATTTATCACATAATTCTTTTAAATCTTCGACAGGTTGATGAGAATAAAAATCTATATCCGGATATAGATGATCTTCGTATATTTTATCTCCCTTTTCTCTCAATAATAAATCCAAAGCATAACCACCATAAATTCTTCTTTTATTAACAGAAATAAATTCTAAAATAATATTAAATACTGCTCTTATTTCATCTTCATTTGGTTCAACATTTTTTAATCTTAATTTTTGTGCTTCATTTATTATATTCTTTATGTTATAATTAAATGATTTTATATCACGTTCAAAATAAAAACTCATCCTTCTAATAATATTATAATGTTATTATAAGTTTAAATATATTAATTTGTCTTAATATATTTTTTTTATCAATTTTTTTTATGATTAGTAAATTAAAAAAAATTGATAAAAAATAACTATATATAAAATATATTAATATTAATATAAATATAAATATATATTATGATAGCTAGCAAAATAAATAAAAAAGATAAATTACAAATTATTAAAAATCTAAGTTTAAATAATTTTAATTCAAATATTTTTAAACCTAATATTAATGATTTTAATTTTATAACAGGAAATAGTGAAGATATATCAAATAAATTATTAATATACGCCATTAATAATATAAATCGATATCAAACAATTTATTCATTAGCTGATATTTTAAAATCTATAAATCATGCCAAAGAGATTGAAAAAGGTATTTTTGAATTTGCTTTAATTCATACGATGTTACATGGATTAGAAGATAATAATGTAGTTCCTGTATATTTAGATAAATTTAATGAAATACATCAAAACTTAGATGAAAATAATAGATTAAATAATAAAACTTTAAAAAATAATATTTTAAATAATCATATTAAACCATATTATGTAGCCTTTTTATCACCACAACAGATGCATCCAGAAAAATGGAAAGATTTGTTAGATAAAATTAAATATAGAGAAGAAAAAGAAAATAATATTGCTTTTACTGATTTATATCAATGCAAAAAATGCAAACAAAGAAAATCTAAAATTACTGAATTACAAATTAGATCTGCTGATGAACCAACAAGTAAATTTATTACTTGTTTAGTTTGTTATAATACTTTTATTTTATAAAATTAATAGTAAATTAAAATCCATTCATAATCCATTTTTCTAAACAATTAATATTGCCTTTTTCATTTATAATATTTATTTTTAACATATTTATTTTCATATCTGAAATATTAATATTATAATTTTTTTGATAATAATTAATAATATCTTCATTATTGATTATAAACTCAGTTTCAACTTCTTGATTATTAAATAATTTATGATTTGGTAATTTTATTCCCATAATATCATTTGTATAATATCCCTTCATTCTCTCTAAATTATTAGTATAATATTTTAATTTCTCTATTTCATTTTTATTTAATATTGTTCCAAAACCTCTTTTTCTATACTTATGAATAATATCAATTGGATCTCGACAACCTGCAAAATATTTATAATCCATATTTATGTTAGTCATTAAAGCAGTAATACACGATGGTAATAAATATACATTTGTTCCATTATAATATCCCCTGACACATGGTAAATGGAATCTCGCAACTGTTCCAAAAAATTCTTTGGCTTTCGATCTAAATGTTTCTATTGATCTTCTAAGTTTAGCATGAGTAATTTTATATTTTAGATTCTCACTTATTTTTATCATCATATAATTTTCAGACAAAACACCTAACTTGTTTGGAGTTTTGGATGTGTCGCTACCTGACTTATTTTTCATATTTAAATCATCCATGTATAAACAATATTCACTATCTAAACTATTATGTTTTTCTTTTTCAATATTATATTTTATGATACTTATATTCATATCATCGATATTAGTTAATTTATAATAATCTTCATATATTGGATTATTATATTTTTTTCTATTTTTCATATTATTTTCTAATTTTATTTTACAATATAATCCGTATAAATATTCCTTTATTTCTGGATTACCAATATATTTAATAATTTCATCTTTGGTATATTGTTTATTAATATATTTATTGATTTCATTTATATGATGTTCAATATATTTTTCATGTATAATAATAGCCATACTTTTAACTATTTCTTTATTTAAACGAGTTTTATCTTGATAAATATTATTAATATTTTCTTGTATTTTTAAACATAATTCTTCTACTTCATTTATAAATTCAAATATACTTAATTTATTACACATTAAATCTATATCTGAATTTCCATAATATTTCTCAAAAAATTTAATATATTTTATTTCATCATCTGAATTATCATTTTTTTCATCAACTAAAATATTACGTTTTTGACTACATGCTGGAATTATGCTTCCAGATATAGCAAAGTGATTCCAATTAATATTTTCAAATATATTTCTATTTGAAATTCCTGTTGTATAAATATTAAATCTTGTTTTGAATTCATCTAGAGTTGCTATACCAATATATTTTTTATCTTTTGATATTGGTAATGATAAATATTGATTTTCTTTTTTTATTTCATTATTATCTATAAATAGAGTTAAATATGGGCAATCTCTCATATCTGCATAAGGAAAAACTGGTAATTTAGAAGCTGTATTTATATCAAATACATATCTTGATGATTGTTTTGTTCTAACATAATTTATAGTTTCTTCAATATAATATGAATTCCAACAATAACCAATTAAATATTTATATAATAATATATTTTTATTAATAGATTCTGTCATTATATCTAATATATATTGATTATTAATAACTAAATGTGAATAATTTTTTGATATCAATAGATTATTAAAAAATATATTTTTTAATTCTGGTATATTTATATTATCAAATATTTTATTTATTTCTTCTTTTTCAGACAAAACTCCTAACTTGTTAGGAGTTTTGGATGTATCGCTACATAGATCACTTAGTTCATTTATATTTTTTTCAGATAAAACCCTAAAATTATTGGGAATATTGGATGTATTGCTTTGTGACTCATTATAATAATAATATTTTCTTAATTCTTTTTCTAATAAAACTTTATTTTTGTCTGTATTAGAATTTTCTGGTTTTACTTCTTCTTCATCATCTTCATTTATATCATAATTATTTGGAGAATTAATTTTTATTATTTTATTAATAATTTCTTTCGCTTCAAGATCTTTTAAATTATTATTAGGTTGGATATTAATAATAATATTATTATTTAAATTTTCATCAAATCTAAATGTTCTCTTATTAAATGTATTAGTAAGATTTATTTCACAATTTTTAGGAGATACCCAATAGTTACTTGAAATAATATTTTCACATAGATATCGTAAATTATTTAAAACTAATTTGTTATTTTCCATATAAAAATTAGACATTTCCAATTTTCTCACAAAATCATCTATTGTAAAATTAGTTTCATACATTTCTATATATTCTTTTGCTTTTTCTTCATTTAATTCTGGTAATAAAATAATAATATTCAATTCATCTAAATTATAATTATAATAATTATATTTTGATATTGTTTCTCTATCTAATAAATTAGCAGTATTATAATGATAATTATTTTGACATAATTTTTTACATCCCTTAATAATAATATAATTATTTTTAATAAATTCTTCTTCTTCTTTTGTTAATTCTTTTTTGTAAATAATAGTATTATCTTGAATCATACTATTTTTTTTAGAACACAAAATAAATACACTATTTATATTATGATATACGTCACGAGATAGTGCCTTTAATTTGTTATCGTAGATATTAATATAAAAGACGTTATTAATCATTTTTGTAATAGTAAATATAATATTTATTAATTGTTATATTATATTTATTAATCAATTTTTTTACTTATTAATTATTAAATTAAATATTGTTAAGATTATCGTAATTGATGATATATGTATTAACGCCGTCGTTCTCTATTTTTTTTATTAGATTATTATCTAATAATTTAATAATATATTCTTCTAATAATATATTATTTTTTGTTTTTATCTTTAAATTTTCAAATGTTATTTCTTTATTTTCATAAATTTCTTTGAATACTATAAATAATGACATTGGTAATTCCAAATCTATTATATTGTTTTCTGTTTCAATTTCAAATGAAACCATACTTTTATCAATATCTAAATTATATATTCTATCTTTTGATATTTTCGAATACTCAGAATATGTATTAAATATTTCATAATGATAATCTAAATATAATGGCAAATTATGCACAATATTATTTTTATTCCATATATTTTTATTTAATATTAAATATTTAATATTTTCAATATTATTTGGAATATTGCTAAAATCTAAATTTTTATACTTATCTGATGTTAATTGAATAGTTATATCTTTTATTTTGTTATTTATATATAAACTATTTTCAATATCATTTATACTTTTTAACATTTTTCTATAAATATTATGTTCTTCATAATTTGTTTCTGTTAATATATTTAATATATTAATAAAATTAGAAATATAATTAATATTATTATCACTTAATAAATAATTTTGTGTCATATTCAAAAATAATTGTAGATAATTAATTTTTTCTTTTGAAATAATAAAACTGTTATAAATAAGTTTATTTATTTTTTTTGTTTTATTTTCAAATAATTTTGTATCTAAAATTTCTTTTGTTTGTTTAATATCTTCAAATATTTTATTAATAATATAATTATTATAGTTATTGCCCATTTTATCTGAAATATTGAATTTAACATTTGTTTTATTTTTAAAATAATTATAAATTTTTGATATTTCATGTAAATCCATATAATCATTTTTTTGTTCTAATTCATTCCAAAGATTTTGATTATTAATAATTTTTTCTATTATTATTAAATCAATCATTTTATTCAAATATCTATTATCGCTAAATAATTTAGTAATATTAGATATATTGTTTAATAATTTGAATATTTTTTTATTAAATTGTTTATGTTTTGATACAAAATTTTCAGATGTTAATAAACTATAAGTATTTTCAATAATTTCATTTATTAATTTATAAAATATATTTAAGAAATCTTTTATATTAATAGATTCTAAATATTTATTCATATGAAAAGAATATATTTTATTTAAATTATCATAATTTTCACACACTTGATAAAAATAATTATATATATCTTCTGTTGTATAACTAATAATATTATTTGCTTTTTTATTAAAAATAGGTTCGCCTAATTGTGCTATTATTTTTTCCATTTTAATTATATAAATTAATATTATAATCATATATTTTTATTATCAATTTTTTTTTATAATAAAAATTGATTTATAAAATAATTAATTATATAAATATAAGATAAAAAATGAATAAAGAGATAATTAATAATATTAAGCTATTAGATAATTATAATCAAATTAGATTTATAATAAAAAATAATCAAAAATATTATTTAAATAATGATAAAATATTATATATCAAAAAAATATTAAATAAACATTTAATTTCTTCTTTAAAAATAAAAAAGAAAAGATATATTCACAAAAATTATTATTTAGATATAATAGAAGACAAAGATTTTATAAAAAAAGAAATGTATGAATTAAAACAAAATAATTATTATATAACAGAAAATTTATTAATAATGTTAGAAAAAAAAAATAATATTAGTAAAGAAATATTTCCAATTATTAATAATTATTCAATTGAAACAGAATTATATATAGAAGAATATATTTTAGAAAATATGAAAATTAATATTATTAATGAAAATAATAATAATTATATAGAAATTATAGCAAATAATAATAACATATTTAATAATGATATATTTAATAAATTAATTCTCATCTAAAAAGTAATATCTAGTCAAAATAAATAATATACTTAAAATAATACCATAAATAATAACACCAATAAATGAAATATTTCCTTGTTCATCAGTATTAATAGATTTTATAAAAGTTCCAAAGATATTTTTAATTCCATCAATAGATAATAACAAATAAATTAAAGTTAATATACCTATTTCTTTTAATATATAAATTTTATTATTATTTTTATTATTTTTTATGTTATTTACTTTAATTCTTTTAGTTTTAATTATTTCACCTTTATCACTTGAATTTGATGTTTGTGGTATTTCGTTGTTTTCTTTTTTTGGTTGATTTTGTGTTTTAATTAAATTATTAATACTGGAAATTAAATTATTAATATTTTTATTTTCTATATTTTCCATATTATTGCTTCTATTTAATTCATGAATACTTGTTCCAATATATTCCATAATATTTTATATTATTATAAAATATTATAATAATTATTTATTGAAACAAATAAAATTAGTTTTTTCTAATTCTTCATATTTATTATTTAATACTTTATTACCATTTTTTTTTAAATAAATATTATATTTATTTTTAATAATAGTATATAAATTATATATTAAATTTTTATTATCTTTTTCATAATCTATTTTTAATTCATTAATATTTTCACTCATAATACATACTAATTTTTGACATAATAATTTATTAAAATTTATATATTCATTTGTATTTCTTCTAATATCTTCTGGTTTATTTCTAAATGTTAATAAAACACGTCCGTTTATTCTTTGACCATATAATAGACTCGCATAATAATTAAATTCAGTAGATGTTGTATCAATAAAAAACATGGCAACTTTATCACAAATCTCGATTTCATAATATTTGATATTATCTTTATTATTAATCCATTCTATCGGATTATTAACATATCTAAATGTTTCCATATTATTGTTTGTTTCAATAATTGTTCCTTCATGAATATAAAAACTTTTGAAAATTTTAATTATATCATCCATAGTAATATTACAATGTTCTGCTAAACCAGATGAAAATACCCTATTTTTTAATAAAACACAATTATTTGTAATTCTAAATTCCCCATATGTCATAATTTTGCTAATATTATTTAAATTATTTTGTTTTTTCTCAATATCATAATTATGGAATAAATAATAAATATAATCTTCATCTATATATACGATACTTGTAATTCCACCCTCTTCTGGTGTTATTTGTAAATTATCTACTACGTGAATCATTAAATCTTCTGAATCTTTTACTTTTTTAAGAATAATATAATCTTCCAAATCACATTCTATTTTTTCATCTGTCAAATTCATACGTTCATAATCACTATATTCAAGTGTATTATCTTCTATAATAGCAATATTAAATTCAGTCATATTATATTATTAAAATATTATAATATCTTTATATAATATATATTATGTTATTAACTATTGTTATTTCATTATTATTATTACTTACAATATTTGTTATAATTTATAATTTTTTTCTGTATGAAATGAAACTACAGGAATTAAGATTATTAAAACAAATTAATCAAGAAACAAAGAATACAGTTAATATTTCACCTCCTGTTGAATTAGGAGATCCATTATTAAATTTTGATAAAAGAGTTATCGCTGACCCACTAAAAGAACCATTAAGACGTCCTTCAAGAGATGTATTAGGTCCTATATTAGTAAATAATCCATTATTAAATATAGCAACAAGAGGTTATCCTGATAATTATACACAACAAGGATATTTAGTTGATAATAAAACTAATAAAAATGATCCTAATATGATTATACCTTTATTTGGAAGACAAAAATATCCACAATCTGTAGAATATGAATATTATATAGTTATGAATATTGGCGGATTTGAAAGAAAATATATGTTGGATAGACAAAAAAGAGAATTATATGATGGTGATAAAGTATTTGTGGATATATTAAAAAGACATTATGAAGTAAAATTATTTAAATCACAAGGTTTGGAATATAATCCATTTTTAATATAATAAATTAAATAGTTAATTTATCATCATCCAACAAAAAAAGATAATAAACAAAATTACTATCAATAGTGTCTTCAAATTCATATATAAGATTTTTTTTACCAATATATTGTGCTATACCAATATGTATATCTTTTTGTAAATCAGAATGAATTTTAAATCTTGATGTAATTAATTCATTTTTTATAAAATTTAATATTGAATCAGAATCTTTTAAATTAATATTTAAACCATATAGAAGTATTTTTTTAATTATATTAATTGCTTTTGGTTCCATACTTGAAATAGCCCAACCCCAAATCCAGGATTTAGTAGTTTTTTCATACATTCCAATATATTCATATTTTGAAGATAGTAAAAGTTGTCCATTTTCATCATATAATTCAATAATATCTTGAATACTCGGATCACTTTTTTTAAATGTTACTTTTTTAACACTTTTAAAAAAATTATAATATTTTTCAAAATTTTTATCTTTATATTTTAAACTTAAATCTACTAAATTATTATCCATTTTGTTTATTATTATATTATAAACAAAATATATTATTTTTTATTATTATTTCTTTCTAATTGTAAATTTTGATTTCTTTTTTTTAATATTTCTAAAATAGAAACTGTATTCTTGTGACTTATAAATTCACGATTTTTATTTTCCTCTTTTTTTTTTTCTATTATTTTGTCTCTTATAAATAATGGTGGAAATCCTCCATTTGGTAATGAACTACTCATATATATTATTATTTATAAATTAATATTTAATAAAAATTAATATTTAATAAAAATTAATATTTAATAAAAATTATAAATTAAAATTTAGTATTAAATCTTCTGTATTTATTATATCTTGTTTTTCTTCTTTTTCAGACAAAACTCCTAATTTATTTGTAGTTTTGGATGTGCTTCCGGAAGGCTCTTCTTTATTTACATTTTTATTTTTTTTTTCTTTTTCATCATATAATTTATATATATGATTAACACAGCAACATTTACCTTTATTATCACATTTAAATTTAATATATTCATTATCATATAATTCACCAATAAAATTATAATATAATAATCTATGTAAAGCTATTTTTTTCCCTTTAAAATAAAAATTAATATAATATCCTTTATTATCTTTATCTTTATTATTTATTAAACAACCATTCCATAAAGAACAATTATTATTAAATATACTATAATTTAAATAATTAGATATTCTTTTCAAATCATTATATTGTAATTTTTTTTTTGAAGATATATTTTTCCTTTGATGTTCTAATAATTCTGTTAGTATTGTATCTTTATTTATTTTTTCGTTTATCTCCTCTGTTTTATTTATTTTTTTCATTTATATATTAGTTATATATAAATTTACTTATAATATAGGGCTTCTAATTCATCAGGAATATACTTATTAGTAATAAAATTCATTCGTAAAACAAGTATTTTATTTAAATTATTTATATATTCTTGATATTCATTTGGTTTTGGATTTATTAAATATTTATTATCCAAAATATATCTAATTTTATTATCATCATCATATACTATAATTGGAATTTTATGAATTTTATTTAATATAAATAATATTATTAAAATTATATGTTTGTTTATAATATTTTGTGGATCACTTATTAATATAATAAAATCATCTATAAAATCATATCTTGATTTTTTATTATCTATTTCTTTTTCTTTTAATAAAGGTTCTATAACATTATAATTTTTCTTATCTAATATCCATTCTATAATTAAACTTTTGAAATAATTAGATATATCAGTTTGTTGTGGATTATAATATCCTAAATTTCTTGATGTTACATCATTTAATTTATATTTATTCCAATAAAATATATTTACATATGTTCTTAATATTGTCATATTATTTGGTATTACTAGTTGGGCATAATATTCTTTTAATTCCTTTAAGGGATTATTTAAATTTAAATCTTTATAGTCTATTTCTGTTACAATTAATTTCTTTCTTCTTCCTATTTGTGGAATATTTTGTTCTCCAAATAATTCTGTTAATACTTTCTTTATAGTTGTATTTGTTGTTCTTATAATTTTTTCATTTGGATATTCCTTATACAAATTTGTATTAATTATATCTTGAACTCGATAATTTTCTATTTGTAATAATTCAAATGCTTTTATTTCATATGATACTAATTCATATGTTATTTTATTGACAAATGAACTTAACATTTCTTTTGTTAATGTAAAATAACATTCATCTTGATACCAATAACAATGTGAATTAGCTGAACATTTATTCTCATTTTTATTTATCGAACATAATGCCCTCTCATTTGATAAATTATATTTACTAAAATCTATTTGTTTACTTGATACTCTTAATAATTTTTTACTTAGTTCTTCTTTTTCTTCTTCTGGTTGAGATTCAGGATTATTTTCTTTATTACCACCTAGTATATTTACATCAGATATATTTTCTTTTTGTGCTCTATATATCGTATCTCTATAAATTTTATATAATTCTTTATCAGTTATTTTATATAAAAATAATTTTATTTTATTTTCCTTATCTTCTTTACTTAATTTTTTGTTTTCAATTATGCTTAATAATTTATCTCTATAATCTTTATTACTTGATTTATTTATAAAATCACTAAATTCAAATCTAAATAATTCATATGCTTCATTCTTATATTCCATTTCATTAACTTCTAATATTCTATTATCTACTTTTTTGGTTGTTTTACCTTCAACTATATCTTGATCTATTTTATCATATAATGGACGACCTTCATATATTAATCCTTCTTTTTTAATTTCAGAAATATTTTTTTGTATCAATGTAATAGGTATAATATCTTTTGTTTGTGTCATAATAGAATTAATTTTAAAATTATTTTCATCTCTTTTATCAAAATATACACCAATTGGTTTTATGGGTAATTTATTATCACTCTTTTTATATAATTCATTTAATTTATCCATTGTATTATCATATGTATCTATATATTTTTCTATTGTCTTAACTATTTGTAAATTATATATACTTCCTGATGCCATAACAGGAACCAATAAATTATTATTTGTGATAATATATCTACATTTATTTCTTACATCAACATATTGTAATCTTGGTTTATAATTTCCTCCTATTTCCATTAATATATTATAAGTCATTCTTGCTGTTAGGGAATAATTATTTATACTTATTTCTCTCATAATATCTTCACAATTTTTCATATAGAATGGTAATATATATTTTATTACATTGTCTTTTGTCTCTTCATATTTATAATTTTTAAATATTTCTATATTTTTTGATTTATCTGATTTTAATGCCATAATTATTGGATTATAATTTCTATTTTCTTTAATTAAAATAATACTTGTTTTTTCTGGTTCAGTAATACTTGTCATATCTTCTTTATTAGGACATATTAAATAAAAATCCTCTTTTATTTTTTCTTTTTCCAAAGCTTTTCTTATTTTAATATAGTCTTTTCTAAATATTACCACATTAATGCCATTTTTATTTATAACACCTGGAACATTTAAAATACTATGTGTATATTCATATTCTAAATTTTTATTATATTTTAAATAATTGATATAATTATCTTTTGTTATAAATTGAGTTGCCAAATCACCATTATTCAAACTAATAAAAATATTATTTGATTTATCATCTTCTAATGCTTTTATTATTTTATCACGCATTTCTTCAAAAGTTATATCTAAACAAGCAGCAATAGCATTTAAAAAATTATGTTCTGATTGTTTAGACCCCATTTTGAAATAATAACCATATGGCGCACTTATTAAATAATGAGATTTTATCTTTTTTGTTTTACCCATCATATAATTAAAATAATAATCTAAACTGCTCGGAAGAGAACCAATTTTTCCATCACTAATTTTATTTGTATCTTGTAAAATATATAATTTATCATAAATATTAGATCCTTTTTCTTTTTTTTCCACATATTCTGTTTCAACTGTTTCACCTATACATTTTAAATAAAAATTTCTTTTAGTTTTATTTTTTGATATTTCTTGGGGTTTCTTAAAACAACAGGGCATACATTGACCAAATGGATTCCTACTCTTTGTTAAAAATCCAACATAAAAGTATTGTCCATTCTCTTTGGGATCACATGCATAATGTATTTCATTTCCCGTAGCTATTCCATTTTCATCTAATTCTTTTACTTTAACTGTTTTTAATAAAGTATCATAGTTTTGTCCCATTTTATTTTTAACTCTCACTTTTCTTTCATATAACCCAGTTTTATTATTTAAAATATACCCTTGTTTTAATAAATCTTCTACATTAACTGTGCTATACTGTTGGGGTTGTCTTTTCATATCACCACTATTTTGACAATTTCTTGACCATTGATTTTGTCCTTTTTCTGGTCTATAACCCAATCTATATTTATCTTTTGATGCCATTTGTTTAATATTTTTTACTTCTTTATCGTAATCTACTATTTCTTCTACTTTATTTCTTCTTTTAGCTATATTATTTAAATTTTTTAATTTTTCTTTTAATATTTGTCTTTCTTTCTTTTTCTCCAAATATGTCTCATAGTATAAAAATAATAATATATTCATAAAATCTAATATTCTATATAATTGTTCATTATCTCTTGCACCTGATATTCTGATTTTATATTTATCTTTTTGCTTACCTTGAATACTAATATCTATACCTGGTGGCTTAAATTTTGGTAAATTTTCTATTTTTTTAAGAACTTTACGACTCTTTCTTAAATTTGGATATTTATTTTTAACTTTATTTATTTCTTCTTCTGCTTTTTCCTCTGTTATATTAAATTGTTTAGCAATTTCATTTATTAATATTTTTTCATTAAATTCAAAATTTCTCATAAAATACAATATTCTATATTCAATTTTTTTCGAGTTATCGTATTTACTAACTCTTTTATATCTCAAATAAGTTCCAAATTTACTAACTTCGGATTCTTTACCATCTTTGGCTGTTCTTTTTCTTGGATCTCGAACAAGAGATATATAGGGATAAAAATATCTTGAAAATTCTGATAAATCATTGTGATTTATAATATAATCATCTGGAAAATTAAATTTTTGAATAGAATTTATAAAAGCAAATTTAAAATCTAAATCATCTGGTTGTATAAATCTTGTATTATTATCTCCTTCATTTATTATTTTAACTAATTTTCTAATTAATTTATAACTCTCTTTTATATCTCCCATACCAGCTTTATCTTCTTCTTTCCATTGTGTTTTATATTCCACTCGACCATTCTCGGTTAAATTTATAGCTATAAATCTTATTTTATCATTTTCTATATATTTAACTTTAAAACTTATTCCATATGGTGCATTTTCAAACCATTTACTCACAATATCTACATATTCTGGATTTTTTATATATTTATCTATTTCTTTTTCATTTAATTTAAAAACTATCTGACCATCTGGTGTTTGATATTGAATAAATGGATAATCTTCATTGGTTTCAAAATCATTAAATATCCTATATAAATCAACTTTGGGATTATTATTAATTTGTTTTAAATTTAAATGTATAACAGAACCAATATTATAATTTTCACCAAAAATTTTTTTATACTTGTTACTTGTTTTTACTTCCTCTACCACATTAGTTATCTCTGTTTCCATTACTAAATCATTAGTTATATTGGCAAATATTTCTTTATTATTTTCTTCTTCTTCTTTATTATCTGCATCAATTTTTGTATTTTTATTTAAATATGTTAATATATTTTTTATTTCATCTGATTTTATGTTATTAAAATATACCTTCAAATATAAATCTGTTATATTTTTTAAAGATTGTGGCTCTGGATTATAATTTCTCCCTAATTCATTGTAAATATCAATCATAAACAGTTCATTATTTGTATAATAACCATCATAATCATATAATATATTATTTTCATCATCTTCTCTCCTTATTTTACTTCCAAATCTTTTTAAATTATCTCTTAAACTTTTTAAATTACCTCTTAGTTCTTCATATGTGTATATATTATTATTTGGTTCTATATCTAAATTTAATAGTTCGTTTTTTCTCATCCATTTTTGTCCAATCATTACTTTTTGTAAATTATTATCAAAATAATATTGTGACCATAAATAAATTCTCGATGGTGTTATATATGGATTATTATTAAATATACTATTATTTAACATACTTCCACATATTTTATTTTTGATATTTTTTATGGTATCATCTTTATATAAATAATATTGTTTCACATAAATTTTACTATATACATCTTTTAAATTTTCCTCATATATCGTATTGTCTTTACTTTGGTCAAAATCAATTAAATTAGAATCTTTTTTATCAAATATTTTTTCATCTTTTAATGCTTTCGCAATTAATTCACTTGTTTTATTTATATTTTTATCTGGCTCGACATCTATATTTTTATATAATTCTTCTATTTGTTCCATATCTAATTCTTCTTCTTCATCAATTGTTTCTCCTTGTTCTAAAACAACTGTTTCTAATTCTTCGACTTCTTCATCATCACCTATATCACCACCTTCTTGATTTATATCACTTTCATCACTCATGTCACTTGTTGTTGTTGATAAATCAAGTTCGCTTGTATCTTGATTTTTTATTGAAGTAATATTACTTTCTTCTTGTGTAGTAATATTAGAAGTAGTATTTATTGTAGTATTAGACGTAGTTATATCACTTTCAACATATCTATTTTTATCTGATATGGTAGCGAATTTTTTAATTCCTAAAATATCTATAATATCTTCTTTTTTAATAGTTTTAAAATTATTTTCAAATAAATCTTTGGTTTTTTCTATTTGATATTCTCTTAGTTTTTTTTGATTTAATTTTTTTAATTTTTCAGTATTTACAACTGATTCATAATTATAAATAATTCTTTTGTCAGCCATATCAAATTTATTAATATGCTTATCAAACCATTCTTTGCCATATTTATTTAAAATTTCTTTTTCTTGTATTTGTGTTTCTTTTATTAAATTTATAGTGCTAATAGTATGAAAAGAATTGAAAAATTTAATATACCATTTTTCACCATACATTTCTTCTAATGTTTGATATTCCTGTTTTGATAATTTAATTAAAGTATTATATAAAGACAAATCTTTAATTTTATCTAAAATTTCTAATATATTTTTTTTTACATTACCAACAAATATATATACTTGATATTGTTGTTTTCTATTTTTATTTTTATATTTCCATATAATTTTTATTGGATCTCTCATTTATAAATTTTATTTATATAAAATAATTAATATAAATTATTTTATAAAAGTTTTTATTATACTTTATATTATACTTTCTGTTATTGTCATACCACAATATTCTTTATTATTTAAATTAAAATCTATTTTGTTATATAATTTTATTTTTATTGCTTCTTGTGTAAAAAAAGCAAAAATATCTTTAAATAATGAAGTATGACCATATTCTGGACAAGCTACATGTGCCAATTCATGTAATACTACATACATTAATAAATTTATATCGTGAAACTCGTTTGTATTTTTATCTCTTAAACAAAAAACTAATTGCTCCCCTTTATTTACACTGTAACTTGTATGATTACTGTCACCAGATGTTTCCATTATTAACGTATCTTTTAAATTATTATTTAACTGTTCTATATAATTTTTATATTTTTTATATTCTGGCTTATTTCTATTTTCATATAAATGTTTATTAAATGTATCTATGTTTTTTTTGATTGTTGCTAATTTATCGGCAGCTTTTTGTTTATCAGTCATATCACGAACGTAATATGTATTTTTATCTATTTTTGATTCTTGTGTTACAATATCATAATATGTATAATTATATATTAAAAATCCTATTAAAAATATAAATAATAATCCCATTACTATATCAAAATCATTTATAACACCATTTGTTACACCATTAATGCCTAATTTTTTTTGTAATGATAGCAATAATATTAAAAAAATTAACACTACAAATATTATAATTACTTTGTTATAAATATTCATATATTATAATAAATATATTTATAAATTATACTTATTATAAATTATACTTATTATAAATTATACTTATTATAAATTATAAAAATTTTCTATTTATTTATATATAACTATATAAATATGGGAAATAATACTTCTGATACAAATACAAATAAAAAATATAAATCATCTGATATAAGAAAAAATATTGCTAATATACTAAAAATCCAAGATAATATTTATAAAGATGATTTTGTTATAAAACAAAATGCAGGATTTAAACCCAAACAAAAAAGATATCGTGAATATAAAAAAAAAATTGACCAAATGAAATTAAATTTAATTGGTGGATATAATAATCAATTAAATAAAGAAGAGTCTCTTGGTGACATTTCCAACCTTAAAAAGTCGGCTGAAACAGATAATAATTTAACTGATTTTATTAATGAAATTAATAATTTTGCTAATCTTACTGATAATATTCAATTTGGTGGCTCTCTTTTAGAAAATAATATTCATGATAATAATTCCCACACTCTAACAGAATTAATTAATGAAGTTAATGAACTTAATAATTCTTATAATGCGCAAGATATTCCTCTTCAAATTATTAATACTGGTTCCCTCTTAACTGGTAGTGGTTCTAATAATAAAGAATTACAAGATAGCTATGAAGATGATGAAGATGACGATGACGAAGATGAAGACGAAGAAGATAATTTAGAAGGTGGAAATTTAAGTGAAAACACTAATTCAGAACCAGAGTTATCTGAAATAGCAAAATTAAAAAATATTTTAAAAGAGCAATTAACACAAGATGGTGGTGCCAAAAAAAAATCCCAAAAAAAAAAAGTTAATAAAAGAAAAATGAAAAATATGGATTCACATTTAGAAAACACAGAAGATACAGAAAATAAAGAAAATCAAGAAACAAGTGATTTATCCACTACAACTACTTCCACAACAGAGGAAGAAAACGAACCGTCTGAATCAGAGGCTAAGGATAAAGCTAAAAAAGATAAAAAGAAAAAAGACGATGATGATGATGATATTGATTTAGATGATGATGAAGATGAAGAAGATGAAGTTGAAGATACTTTTGAAGAAGTAGATGAAAATAATGTTACGACAGGAGGTTATTCAACTAATTCAGAAAAAAGTATTGAAATTAATCCAGTTAATTTTTATAGTTCAGCTTCAGCCAGTGATTATTTCAGAAGACTTGAAAAAAGAAGAAATAATTAAATCATCTTTAATAAAGTTATATTTTTCACTAATAATATTTGTTTTAATATTATTATTATGAATTTCTTTTAATTTATTAATTATTTCTTTTTCAAATATTGAAATACCAAAAATAGAAACTAATTCATATACTTCAATTTCAAATATAATGGAAGTAGTATGAATAATTGAACTTATTATATTAACATCATTATATTTCAAAAATTCATTTGAAAAATTTGTTAAAAGAGCTAAATATATCATAAAATTTTTTATTTTTTCCTCAAATATATATGCCTCTGTTATTTTTTTAATTATAAATAATGGTGTTTTATAAAATAAAACATAATTAAGACTATTAACTATACTTAGTTCTTCAGATTCAAGTTCTTCATTTTGAATAGATTTTAATTTTTTCTTTTTATCTAATGTAATATTTGTAATATTATTCAAATACATTTCTATAGTAAATGACATTTCTGTAAATAATTTAATAAATATATTTATTATATTATAAACATATATATCCAGTTTATTTTCATTTAACTTTTGATTTGATAAGTATATATCTAAATATTTTATAATTAATGATATTGATATAATATCAATTCTTAATTTACTATATATAGCATATATTTTTTCTATTGATTTTACTCTGACACTATCACTAAACCAACTATTATTTAATATTAAAAAATCATAATTTGTAATACCAGAAGAAAAATTTATTGTATTCCTTAAAATATCATATGATATATTTTGTTTTTTTAAATCATCAAAATAGGGATGATATAATGCATCATATACTTTAATTCTTTTTAATTTATCATATTCTAACATTTGTGTTAATAAATCATATCCTAAATCACAAACTCCATTATTTTTACATAATTTTTCTATATCTATTTTTTTATTAACAGCACTATATAAAATATGTCTATCATTACAAAAATTATATAAAGTTGTATCTTTTTGAGGTTTTCCTAATTTACTAATTATATCTATTAACATATTCATATCATTATCAGCTGATATAATACCATGTTTATTACTCAAAATTTCTAAAAATATTATTCCAACACTCCATATATCTATATTATAATCATATGGTAAATCCTTGATAATTACTTCTGGTGCTCTATACCATATTGTTTGTATAACTTCTGGAATATAAAACATATGTTCAGAATACATTAATTTAGATAATCCAAAATCACACAAATATACATTATAATCTTCATCTAATAATATATTAGTTGGTTTAATATCTCGGTGACAAATTAAATTACTATTACATTGAGCAATACCTGATAATATTCCAAATATAACTTTTTTTATTAATATTGGATTATTATGTATAATACCCATTAAATTTTTTAAAGTATAATCATATTTTATCATAGTATATCCAATATAATCTTTATTTGTTATAATTTTTTTTATTTTTGATATATTATTACATGTTTTTAATTCATTTAACAAACCAACTTCGCGAATAAAAGTATATGAACCTGTTTTATTTTTCATTTTTTTTAATGCTTCATTACCATAATCATATACAGTTCCATAAGAACCATGACCTAATATTCTTAAATTATTTGTATTAATTTCATTTATATTCTTAATAGAATTCATAATTATTATTTATATTAATTATTTATAATAATATTAATTATTTATATTATTATTTATAAATATTTTAATAATTAAATTATATATTTTATAAATCAATTTTTTTAAATTAAAAGTCTATTTTAAATTAAAAGTCTATTTTAAATTAAAAGTCTATTTTGAAATTATCATCTATTTTATTATTTTCTTCATTATTTTTAATTACAATTTTCTTTCTTGGTTTTTGTGTTTTCTTATTAATTATTGTTTTAGGAGTGTATTCAATAGGAACTTTTTCTATATTTTTTATATCATCATCTATATTTATTATATCATCTTCTATTATATTATCTTTTAAATCATAATTATCTTTATTAGTTTCAAAAAAATATTTAATAGTTCGTTTGCCTTTTCTTCTATTTTCTTCTCTAATTATATAATCCTCAAATATTTTTTCGGGTTCTACTATAATAAGTTCTAAAAATTGAATACATGGTTTCATAATCTGATTTGTAATGTAAAATAAGAAATCTATTTTTAATTTATTTTTTATTAAATAGTCTGGATTTTCTACTCTGTCACCTTGTAATTCTACATTCCCTTTTACCACTTTATATACATATGGAATTCTATCATTTGGTCTTGGTTTATTTCCTGGATCACGTTCCGCCATTCTATCAGCCAAAACCGCATGCACAATACGTGTTCTATCTTTATAATTTTCCCTTAAAGTTTTTGTAATAATAAATTTTTCTATCGGAAATTTATTTCCTATAATTTCTCTTAAAACTTTTCTTGTATATTCAACTGCCCCAACAGAACTCTTCTTATTCAACAATTGATCGACTATACCACCACATACTATTTTAACTATTGGTGCATTATCTCTTCTTTTTAAAACAATACCCATACTCTTCTGATAAAATTTATTTGGATCATTTTCATATAAATTTCCTACATATCTTTTTTTTGTTAATATTATAAAAGGATATAATACTTTTTCATAAGCCATATTCATTGGTTTTGTTAATAACAAACAAATACAATGACTACTCCAATTACCTAATTTAATAGATATCTCCAAGGCTTTTTTATCTTTTATTATTTCACCCGTTTCTAAATTTGTTATCTGTGGTTTGAAAAAAGTAGAATCAGTGTCACCATATATCACTAGGACATTTACTTTATAACCATCCAATATTTCTCTCATTGTTTTATAAAATAAACTATAAAACTCTTCCCGATTATTAAAACCATTAAATTTTTGTTCAAATCTATTTTCTTTTACTTTTCCATATATTTCATTCATATATTTTTTATATTCATCAATATCATTTGTTAAAGCCATATTTATCATCGTATTAAATTCATTTTCCAAAAAATCACGAGAAAATTCCAAATGTTGTCTCCCAGTAGCTGTTGTTGAAGCCGCTATTTCCCTCATACTTATCGCACTTGTAGCACTTCCAGTCTGTCCATAGAGCGAATTAGCTGTTACTTTATATGCTAACTGTAATCCATCTAAAACACTTGCTTTAAATTTATCTGGTTCATTTTCTTGTTCTTTTCTTGTTCTTTTTCTTGCATCCAATAATTCTTGTAAAATTTGTGGAATAATACCTTTTGAACCATCTTTTTTTTCTGCGAACTTTGCTGTTTCGTATTTACTTATTTTGATATGTTCTTTATCTAATATTATTTCACATATTAAAAATTTTTTTGTTCCATCATTATTTTTGTCATAAATTTGTGTTTTCTCTTTATTTATTTCTTCTATAATATATTTATTTATATTTTTAGAGTTATTATATTGATTCATAATTTTTTTCTTCCATTCTCTAAATTTAACCAGACTTACTTTAGGATTTCTCTTTTCAACATTTTCTGTTATAAAAGAAGTTAAATAAGTTGTTAAATGATAATTATAATCTTCTAAATTTCCATATTTTTCGTCATTAACAAAATATTCATGTGATAAATTTTTTAAAATCATTGCAGATGGATACAAACTATTATAATCTAAAACTGGCACCGGATCATAATGAACACCCACTTTGGGGTCAAATACTGTTGCACCCTCATATCCTTCTTGTTCTTCATCATCTTCATCATCTCCATCTGATTCTTTTGGTATTAAATTTTCAGAAAATCTCTCAAATTCTAAATTTTCTTTTTTATTATATTTTTCCTCTAATTCTTTTAATTCTTTTTCTATCTCATCTTCCGTTTTCTTCTTTTTTGCTTTTAATACTGGAATTAAATGATTTTCTATTCTACACTTACGAGCGACAAGACTAAATATTTTAATTCCCTGACCACGCATAAATAGATATGATAAAGGAACATGACATACATTCGCCATACCTATATTATTTGTTAATACTTGTAATTTAGCCATTAACTTGTTACATAAAGCACAATCCATAATACAATATTTCGCTATAATGGCTCGATCTTCTGAAGTTCCATCTTGTAGTCTAAAAATATCTTGTGGCGATACATCATCTTTGGCTTGACACCAAAATATTTTATAACCTTTACCAAATATATCATCATTTACTATTCCATGAACTTTTATTATATATTTTTTTTGTTCTTTTAGTTCTTTTAATTCTAAAATTTTAAACTTTTTACCATCCATATGTTTATTATCTGTAAAAGCATCATTATAATTTACAGTAATATATTGACCTACTTCGACACCATATATACCTTTTGTTATTAATTCTGTTGTTTCCTCTTTTTCATTTTGTATTATCTTTTCTAATCCTTCTTTAATAAAATAAGAAGCAACATAATCTAATTTATAAGAAGCTAATTTATAATCTCTTTGAACTACTTTCATCATATCTATAATAACACGACCAATCATATCATAATATTTCATAATATTATCACCCAAAGCAGATGATGCTAATTTTTTTTCTTTGAATTCTGTTTTTTGGTCTATAACTCTTGATAATTTATTAGCAAATTCCTCTTCGATGTTAAGAATTTTAGCACGTTCATAGATATATTCAAAATCAAAACCAAATATATTATAACCTGTTATAATATCTGGATTTTTTTCCCATATTAAATCACCCCATTTTAATAATAACTCTCTTTCTGTTTTACAAGAAATAACCTCACAATTATCTATTGGAGCACATGTATTTAATGTAATAATATTTTTATAATAACAATCATTTTCACCAAATCTCGAAAAAGTTGTTCCTATCTGAATAATTTTATCCCCCTTTCTTTGTGGCTGTGGAAAAGAACCATCTTCACTTTTACATTCAATATCAAAAGATGCAATATCCCAGGGCATAATATCACGTTTCTTTAATGCTATGATATCCTGATAATTTGCTTCAATACTTATTTGACAATTACTTGTTTCATCTAATATTTTTTGATATTTACCTTTTTCTATTTTTGCCCATCCAACAGCTTCCAAATCTAATATATGCATACATCTTAAATAAGGTTCCAAATTAGATTCAAACAAATTAAATTTTAAAACTTTATTATTATTTAATCCTGTTATAACTATTTTTCTCTTTTTATTTCTAAAAGCATTTATATAAGACCTCATACCATCAAAATCCTTAAATTTTAATTCCAAAAAATGAAATTTTTTAAAATTTGTAAAACCATAAAATTTATATTTATCAATTCTTTTATAATATTTTCCATTTTCATATTGTAATAAACTTTCTCTTGCTCTTTCTATTTTTACTTTTTTTTCATCTTTATCATCATCTTCTGTTATATCTATTGGCCATATATTTTCTCTTATTTTATCTAATAATTGTTCTACTTTATTATCTGGCCATGTTTTTTCTATCTCCACATAAAAAAATGGATTATAATTATTTACTTTAATATATATTGTTTTATTATCACTTGTTCGACCAAATAGTCTAATAACATATTCTTTTATCTCTTCTGAACCATCACCACTATTAATATTATGATAATAATTCCAATCTAATATCTGAAACTCCATTATATATTATTTATTTATTAGTTATTTATTATATATTAAATATCATTTTAGATATAATATTTTTAAATCAATTTTTTATAATTGATGTATTTTTATATTTTTTTGTATATTATAATATATATATGTATAATAATCATAGATTTCAATTAATTCACCCATATAATGGAAGTAAAATATATGTTACTAATTCTGTTGATAAAGCTGCTTCTAAATGTTACCAAGAACTAAAAAATAATCCTAATAAATATTTTAATTTTTTTACAGTCTATAATTTAGATACTTTTGAAACTTTTAATTATAAAATAAATAAAAATCAAATAGCTGGTATGAAACTTGATGATAAGCCAGGAAATAGCTCATGTGCTGATCCAATGAAACTTCAACAAGAAGCAGGCTTTATAAATAATGAAAACTCCCAAAATTCTATAATCAATAATAATTATGAAAAATTATTACCTACGTCAAATGAAGTTTGTCTTAAATGTAATCATAAGGGATGTAAGGGACAATTATGTGCAAATATGTGTAATGAAAAAAATAATAATCATAATTTAGATATTGAAAAAATGTTAGATTCAAAATTAGAACCAATTAAAAATTCTATTAAAGATATTCAAAATATTTTGTTAAATTTACATTAAATTATAAATCATAAATAATTTCTATATCAAAAAACTTTTTGAAATTTTTTTGATCTCTTAAAATAACATGAATATCTTTTCCAACTTGTTTTCTAAAAATAGCAACTTTTTTATTTAAATAATTATCTATTATTTCATTATTTTTTATTAAATTTGTTGATATATCATATTTGTTTAAATTAACCATTAATTTAAAATTTTGTATAGTATTAAAAATATTATTTATATTTATTTGTCCTTTTTGTTCTGAAATAATTACAATATTACTATTGAGAAGATCTGCAAATCCTCTATTTGTAATTGAGGGATAGTTATATTTTAAAAAATTTTCAATAATTTTAATTTCATTCTTATTTAATTTTTTACATTCTAATATTACTTTTGGTTTAATATCTAAATTATAAATATTTTTCATATTTTTATATTTTTCTATTACTCTTTCAAAATCAAATCTAATTTGTAATTCTGATTTATCAAAACGAACACTATTCATTGATTATATATAATTATTTAATATATATGTTTTATATAAATAAAAATCAATTTTTTTTATAAAATAAAATATAACTATCATAACTGTATAAAACATTTTCAACTTGTTCATCTGGAATATGTCTGACTTTGCTATCATTAAATTCATACCATTTATGATTTATTGGATTTTTTGTATGAGCGATATAATGACCACCATTTAAAGAACCCATATGTTGAACTACACCAAATAACATATATTTATGATTCCTCGGATATAATTTATGATTATAAGCAGATAAATCTAAATTATCCAATGGATATTTAATATGAACATTATTTTTTTGTGTTAAAACTCCCATATTTTTAAATCTTTTTAATTGAATAATTAAAATTTCTGGTGTTTCCCATAAATATATTTTCTTTTTGGCTTCTACATATTTATTTGTTTTTTTACATTTATATTTATTATCACCCAATAAATATTCTTCTGAAAAATAATTATCTAAACAATTTTGCAAAGTAGTTGGTTTATCTGGTAAATGTAATGTTAATACATTATATGGTTCAAATCTAAATGAAGTATAAGTGACATCTGTATTTATAGGTGTAAATTCATTATAAAACATACCCATAAATATATTATTTATAATAGAATGACTATTTTGAATATATTTCTTCCACATTTTTATGTATTTGTAAGTAGTATAATCTTTTAAATTTTTTATTTTTTCTTCATTAAATTTTTCTTTATTAGTTTCCTTCAATTCTAATAATAATTTAACATTTCCACTTATTCCATTAAAATTTATTTCTACTTGTCTTCCTATCTCTGTTTGAATTATATCCAATATAGATATTATTAATTCATGACTATCATTTTGATTTATTCCATTAAATATTCTATTTTTAAAACCAATAATTTTTTTAAAAGTTCTTGGTGTTACTTCACAATTACTTTCCCACATTGTTTTTAATAATTCATAATACGAATTGGTTAAACTAATTTTAATATTATTATCTATTTCATCTTGACTTAACTCTATAGGGTCATCTTCTTTTAAATTATTTTCTTCTCTATATTTTTTTGCTATATTAAAAATTATATTATATTCTAAATCTTTTTTATAATTTTTGTTTAAAATATAACTTGTTAATAAATTACAGGCTGATAAACATTGTAAAGCACTATTCATATAACATGTATTACCGATATTTGTTAATCCTGATAATCCACGAACATATATATTCTTAATTATTTCTTGATTATCCATATTTTTTAATATTAATATTTTATATATTTATAATAATATTACATTTTATATATTATTTAAATCAATTTTTAATTTATCAAACAAAAACGTCTATATATATATAGATAGTTATATAGATAAAAGTTTGATAGCTTTTTTTACTTGGTTTATGCCTTCCAAATCTCCCCGTTCTTTATAAAATATATATGTGTTAAATTCTTGGTAATTCGTTGGCTTTATAGCAATTTCTCTATCAAAGTCTATTTTAAAACTGTTTAATTCAGGTTCCATACTGGTTTTTGTATCATAAGCATAAATTGAATTTAATGGATTTTTATTGCCACTAACAAAACCTATCTTGTTTTGATATATCATAATGTTATTTAAAACCTTTTCATTTTGAATACAGGCTTTAAAATCATCAATGGTAATTGTTTTTGGTTTTTCTTTATGTGTTATTTTCTCAATACACATATATGAATTGTGACAACTTAATCTATCAATAATTTTTTTTGCTTGATTTAATTTTTCTTTTTCTTCAGTAGTTAATCTATTATCATATTCATTTAATGAAACATTAACTAAATTCATAATGTAACTATCTGTGAATTTACAAAAACGATTTAAATCATTAATTGATTCGCTTATTTTAAAAATAGGATCTAAAAGCCGCAATAATTCTACAATTAAAAACTGAGCAGAAACAACACTTTTGTGTGTGTAAATATCTTTATGTAAAGAATATCGTGTTTCAAATAGACGATAAATCTCAGTTGTAATAGTATTTGGATAACAAATATTGTTATCTATAATCTTGATATCATTGATAAGTCTGGAATAATCAAAATCTATTTTTCTATTGATCATGGTGCTATCTCTTTCAATATAATCGAATTTATCGATATCTAATCCATTCAAAGAATTTGATACAATTTGATATATGAATCCAGTGTGACTTTCTTCTGGATGCATTAAATGACCCATAAAATCAATTTCATCATCCATGATAATATTTTTTAATATTTTATGTTCTTTGATAACTTTTCTTAAAATATTTATAGATCTGGCTTCATGATCTCTGTTCTCATGATTATTTAATTCTTTAATTCCTGCCAAAAAATGATCGTCGAACATATGTGAATAGGGACCATGACCCAAATCATGACACAAAGCCGCTATCTTTATTAATTCTTTGACATAATTATCAAAAACATACTTGTTATTTCCATATGTTCTCTTAAAATAATTTTGTAGTTCTTTAATACCAGATAAATAATTAGATATGTTTGTTCTTTCTAAATCTTGACTTATTCTATCTAATATTTGACATGCCAAATAATAAGTTCCCAGAGAATGCTCAAACCTGGTATGCGTTGCTGTTGGAAAAACATAAAAACAAGTTCCAAGTTGTTTTAAATCTCTCAATCTCTGAAATTCTGGTGTATCTATGATATACATAGCATAATTACTGGGTTGTACATAACCGCGAATATCGCGAATATTTTTGTATATCTTTTTTAATGATACGTTCGATGAAATTATTTTTATCTTAAATTCTTGATAATATTCATTAATTTGTTTTCCAACAATCTCAACATTTTTTTTAGTTAAAATTATATTTTTATAATTTTTGTATATAATGCTGATAAATTTATACTTTTTGTTTCCAAAATATTCAAATACACAAAATTGATTGTCAATCTTGTATATCGTAAAAAATGAGGAACTAAATTGTTTATTAATTAGTATTTTTTTTACTTCTTGACTTGTTATATCATTTTTTTCTATAATTGGAATACTATCTATAATATTTTGAATAAATGTTATTTGTTGTCTTGAATTTATATAAATAGGATTTATTTCTAATGCTAATAATGGCTCTTCTAAAATATTATATTTTTTAATTAATGTTAAATCAATATAATTCATTGGAATCTCTGAATCGTTATTCATGTTAATAGATGTGGTTTGTTGGTGAAACATTGTTGTGCTTTTGTAGTTGTTGTTGTTATCTAAATATATAATCATAAAATAATTACATTTAGATATTTTTAATTTCAATTTTTTCTCTTTGTAAGGATGAAAAAAAATTGATAATAAAAAAATATAGTGAAATGCTTTAATAATATGATAATAATCAATAATAATTTTAGATATAATTAAACAAATGGATACAGAACAATACTATATCTGCAGTAAAACATTAATGACATCAAAAGTAGAAACAACAAGAGAATTAATTGATAAAATATTTAATAATTATCCAATTGAAAATGAAAAATCGCGTAAATTGAGAGAATATTTATTAAATAATAATTATTTTTCAATATGTTCAACTGAAAATATTATATTTATAAGAAATAATGAACCTATAATTATATTTATAAGACATATTATTGATAATACACCTTTTCAATCTGAATTTATATTATTTATTTCATTAAATAATCATTATTTTGAAAGTAAAATAGATTTTTATTGTAGCAAAACAAAAGAATATACAGATAAGACTTGTCATGAATATATTATAAATCAATGTGAAAAATTATATAAAAAAATTCTTTGCACAAACTTTAATAAAAAATTATATTCATATACACAAAAAAAATCTCTTACAGATATTTCTATTCTTACAGATTAAAAATACAAATTCAAGATTCGTATTTTTACTTTATTTACTTTATTTTATTTATAATCATAGCTAATAGCTTTTTATTTTGTTCTAAATTATTTTTTGTTTATAAAGTAATTTATATTATAAATATAATATATGAATAATCTAATTTTACAGGAATTTAATAAATTATTACAACAAATAAAATTTGAAATAGATAGTGCCAAAAATAAAAAAGAAGAAATAAAAAATACATTTAGATATCAAAGCATCAAAAAAGCCATCGATGTAATAAATAAATATCCTAAAAAAATAAATAAAGGTGAAGATATCCAAGATTTAGCAGGTGTAGGTAAAGGTATAGTTGCCAGAATAAATGAAATTATTAATACTGGTTCTTTGGCTGAAATAAAATCAGAAGTGTTGGAAAATAAATATAATGCTTATATTGAAGAATTAGAAAAAATACATGGTATTGGAAGAAAAACAGCATTAGAATTATACAAAAAATATAATATTAAATCTATCAAAGAATTAAAAGACGCATATATCAATAATAAAATACCTGACTTACCAGAAACTATAATTAAGGGTCTAAAATATTTTGAATTAATAAAAGGTGATATTCCACGTCAAGAAATAGAGGGTTATCATTATCAATTATTAAATATTTTATATAAAATAGATATAAAATTATTTGGAACAATTTGTGGTTCATTTAGAAGATTAAAAATGGTATCACAAGATATTGATTTTTTAATTATACATCCTGATATTAAAACTATCAAAGATATTAAAAAAAAAGATATTTTGAATAAAATTATAAATAAACTTTATGAAGAAAAATTTATTCAAGATGCTTTCACAACAAAAGATATTACTACTAAATTTATGGGTATTACTAATACAAAACCTATGCGTAGAATAGATATTAGAATAGTTCCATATGAATCTTATTATTATGCACTATTATATTTCACGGGATCTGGGGAATTTAATAGAAAAATGAGACAAATAGCCATTGATAATGGATATACTTTAAATGAATATGGTTTATATGATGAAAAAGGAAAATTAATTCCTGTTAAATCTGAAAAAGAAATATTTGATATATTAGGTATGGAATATGTCACACCAGATAAAAGATAAGTAATAAAAATTGATATAAAAAATTATTTAATAAATAATATATAACTATAAATTACATTATGCTAAACATTAAATATAAAAATATTCATGACAATATTCATGGTTATATACCTTTAAGTAATTATGCAATGTATATCATCGATACACCGGAATTTCAAAGATTAAGAGGATTAAAACAATTGGGAACATGTATTTATGTTTTTGATAATGCCAATCATAGTAGATTCGAACATTCTATTGGAACTTATTATTTAGTAAGTTTAATTTTAAATAACATCACCAAAAATTTACCACTAAATATATCTTCTTATTTATCTACAATTCATGAATTAAAAAATTATTTTCTGAGAAAATATGGTTCTAATATATATGTATTTGATGAATATATACAAGAATTAATAAAAATAGCCGGATTATGTCATGATTTAGGTCATGGACCCTATTCACATATTTTTGATGATAATTTTTTAACTGAATTTAAAGAATTAGATAATCATGTTAATAGAACTCATGAAGCAAGATCTTATTATTTATTAAAAAAAATAATTAAAGAACACGAAATATTAAAAAATATTATTTCTGATGATGAAATTAATTTTATGGGTAATCTAATTAATCCAAGAAAACAAGATACTGGTTTTGTTTTTCAAATAGTATCAAATTATTTGAATGGACTCGATGTTGATAAATATGATTATATTTACAGAGATAGTTATATGTTAGGTTTGAAAACTGGTTTTGATTATTCCAGACTTGTTAATGATGTTAGAATTATTAATAATAATATTTGTTATCCAGAATCAATCGTATTTGAAATATATAAATTATATCAGGCAAGATATAGTCTGCATAAGCAAATATATTCTCACAAATCTGTTATTTCATCACAATTAATGATAGTAGAATTATTTAAATTATTAGATCCTGTATTAAATATAAAAAATTCTATTAATAATTTAAATGATTTTTGTAAATTAACAGATAGTTATATTATGAATTCTGTTGATTTGTTATTACCTATTTATGAATCGTGCTGCGACACATCAAAAACTCCTAACAAGTTAGGTGTTTTGTCTGAAAAAGAAAAAGATAACGAACAAGAAAAAAGAGAAAAATTATTAAAAGCAAAAATAATTATAGATAGATTAAATTGTCATAATCTTTATAAATATATTGGTTCCAATGTATATAGTAAGAAAAAAATTATAACTATAGATGATTTTAAGAAAGATTTATCAGATAATACATTAAATAATATTGTAATTTTCCAATCTAAAATTGGTTTTGTTAGTGGAAATAAAAAAAATCCCATAGATAACATATATTCATATGAATCAAAAATACCTGTTGATTCAGCACAACAAATAAGTAAAAAAATTAATTTTAATGAAGTGTCTATGATTATGCCCAAATATCATCAAGAATTTATTACTTTAATATTTTATAAAGATAGAAATGATATAGAAGGATTTAATCAAGTTAAAAATATATTTGAAAATATGTAAGATTTGTTTATTTTTGTAATTTTATTTTTTTTATATTAATTATAATGACTGATATTATAATTGGTATTGATTTGGGCACAAGTAATAGTTGTGTTTCTGTTTATCATAATAATGAAATAAAAGTAATTAATAATTTATCAGGAAATAAAACCACGCCAAGTTATGTTTATATAAATAAAGATGAAATTATTATTGGTGAAGTCGCCAAAGATTTAATTTATAAAGAACCAAATAAAGTAATCTATGATTCCAAAAGATTAATTGGACAAAATTATCAACAAAATAATTTTTTAACATATAATGTTATTAATAAAAATAATAATTCCATAATTAAAATAGATGATAAAGAATATTCTCCAGAAGAAATATCCAGTTTTATTTTAAAATATATGAAAAATATCGCAGAAAATTTTATGGGAGAAACTATTCATAAAGCCATTATTACAGTTCCCGCTTATTTTAAAGATAGTCAAAGACAAGCAACTATTAAAGCAGCTGAATTTGCTGGATTGGAAGTAGTTAGACTTTTAAATGAACCATCTAGTGCAGCGATTGCTTATGGATTAGATTTAAAAAAAGATAATTATAAAATATTAGTTTTTGATTTAGGTGGTGGAACTCTTGATGTTAGTATATTAGAATTAAATAATAATATATTTGATATTTTGGCTGTCTCTGGTAATACAAAATTTGGTGGTGAAGATTTTGACAATAAAATTATGGCACACATTTATAAAGAATTTATTAATAAAAATAAAATTTCACAAAAAGATAGTTTAAATATATTAAATAATAATAAATTAAAAGCTAAAATTAAATATCAAGCAGAAAGAGCTAAAAAAGAGTTATCTATAAATAATACAACTAATATTAATATAGAATCTTTTTACAATGATATTGATTTAAATGTTAATTTATCCAGATTACTATTTGAAAAAATATGTGAAAATGAATTCAAACAAATTTTATTACCCATTGAAGAAGCCCTCCAATCAGCAAAACTAAACAAAAACGATATTAATGATATTATATTAATTGGTGGAACCACCAGAATCCCAAAAGTTAAAAATATATTAGAAGATTTTTTTAATAAAAAAGTATTAGATAATATAGATCCTGATACAACTGTTTCAATTGGTGCCGCTATTTTAGGTCATTCTTTAATTAATAAAAATTCAAATTCTATTATTTGTATGGATGTTACGCCTTTATCTTTGGGTATAGAAGTCAATGGAAATTTAATGTCTGTCATTATTCCTAGAAATACTAAAATACCGATAACTAAAACACATACTTTCACAACATCATCTGATTATCAAACATGTGTCAATATCAAAATTTATGAAGGTGAAAGAGCATTTGTTAAAGATAATTTATTTTTAGGTTCTTTTGATTTAATTGGTATTAAACCAGAAAAACGTGGAATTCCTAAAATTAAAGTTAGTTTTAAAATAGATAATAATAGTATTTTAAGTGTTTATAGTTGTGAAGAAAATAGTAAAATAGAAAATCAACTTATTATTAATACTAATAATCAAGATAAAATAAGCAAAATATTAGATATCGAAAATAGACAAAATAAAGAAAGTGATGAAAAACAAAAACTATTTATGGAAAAATATAATAAAATAAAAATAAAATTATATTCTTTAAAAAATAAATTAGAAACACCAGATATAAAATTAAATATGGATGAAAATAAATATCATAATTTATTTTGTAAAATTTTAGAATATATTAAATTATTAAATAATAATAAAATAAATGAAAATAATATTGATATTATTATCAATGATATAAATAATATTAATATGTTTTAAAAATTAATTTTTAATAAAAATTGATTATTAAAATATATATTAAATTATTTAATATATGAAATGTCTAACGTTGCGATTTATACAAAATATCCAAAAATTATAAAAAAAATATTAAGATCTTCATATCATGATGAATATGATAATAGTCTCCACACATTTGATAATATTAATTGTAGTTTATCTTTTGCTTCAAAATATAATATAGACGATTTTATGAAACATCATATTAATTATTTTGATAATAAAGTTAATAAATATAATACAAATATAAATTTTATTATAAAAAATACAGATATATTATTTATATCAGATTTATTAGACTTGAATTTCTTAAAAGATGATTATGATTCATTTTATGAAGATGATTATCCAATCTCATTTACATTTGACATACCTATTATTATGAAATTAAATCGCAATATTAATAATATATATTGTGTATTAAAAAATATAAGTTTAGATATTGATTGTAAATCTTGTGATGGCAGAACCACATGTTCATTCAATATTATTTATTGTCTTAATATACAAGATGTTATATATCATGGTTTAACTAATAGAGAAAGAGAATATTATAATATAGATGAAAAAGATATTGAAAATATTAATAAATTAACTGATATTGATATTATAAATAAAATAACAAATAAAAATAATTATTATGAAGATAATACAGAAGATAATACAACAATTAAAACATGTGGTTGTCCAAGATTTATAAATTATTTATTAAAAATTAATCACATAAATAATAATTTAATAAATATATTAAACAAAAAATCTTTGACTGATATTGAAATTTTATTTAAATAAATTAAAATAGCATCATTATTTTTTTATTAAATCATAAAAATGGTTTAATAAAAAAATTGAAAAATAAATTCATTATCAAACTAATATTATAAATTTGTTTTCCCCCTTACACTACATCAAGATGTCTTCTGTTGTAATTCACACCGGCTTCCCACAAGATATTAAAAAATTGGTTAGATCTTGTCACCACGATGATTATGATAATAGCGAAAAAACAAAAGCTACTATCGATTATAGTATATCATTTTCTAAAAAATATGATACAACTAATTTTATTAATTTTTTCAAGAATTATGATGCCATTCAAGAAGCAGATACCCTTGATTTAAATTCAGTTATAGATATTAATATTATAATTAATAATACGGATTTTGTATTGAAAACTGATTTATTTGATTCTAATTTTTCAACTTTCTATTATCCCAATCGCTATCATGATGATTATCCTACATATTATTATAATTTGCCAATTATTGTAAAACTCAATCGCAGTATGAACAATCTTTATTGTGTATTGAGAAACATTAATTTAGAAGTAGAATGTGCTTCATGTGATGGAGAAACTTCATGTTCATTAAAAGTCATTCTTTATACTAATCTCCATGATGTCATATACTATGGACTAACTGATGGCGAAAGAGCAATTTATAATATTGATAATAACGAGATTGAAAATATCAAAAATTTGTCTGAAAAAGACATTATTAAACAAATATTGTCACAAAGATTTATTTTTAATCAAACTGACATAGATTTAGATAATAATTACGAACTGATGCCATATATTGGTATTAATATTATTCTATCTAATAGTGTTATTAATTACTTTTTGAAAACAAATGAAATTGGCAATAAATTATTTTCAAAAAATAATTTAAATAAAAAGTTAGCTGATGTTTTTTTTTCATTTAACTAAAATGGTTATGAACTAATCGCCATAATAATTTTAGCAATACATCCTGCCAATTGTATATTGCTTGTATCAAAACCATACGCAATAATATAATTTGTTTTACTAATTTCATTTAATATTTTAAACTTTATACTTTCTTCAATATTAATTTTATCAGAAGCTACAATATTATATAGACCACTAATAATATCACTATTAACATAACCAATTTTTTTCATATTTAATATTTTTTTTAATGCGATATCCATTTTCTTTTTCAAACAATTATTGATAATATCGATTAATAATTCTGGTTGTGGTTTATTACATATTTTATAAACATAATCAGTGATAATATCATTATAAGCATTATAGACTAATTGTAAATTATTGATAGCACTTCTGATATCTCCCAAAGAAATATCAGCTATTAATATCAATGCTTCTTCTTCATATGATACTTTTTCTATTTCACATATTTTTTTTAATCTTTTAATTATATCTTCTTTTTTAATAGGTTGATATCTCATAATAAAACATCTACTTTGAATTCCTTCTATAATATCAAAAGAATTATTACATGATAATGCAAAACGTGTTGTTTTATAATATATCTCCATCAAATTACAAATTAATTTTTGTGCTTTTGTTGTCATATTATCTACTTCATCTAAAATAATTAATTTATGTTTTGAATATTTATTATTATCAGCTTCCTTATAAAATATTTTTTTCTTACAAAAATTTGTAACTGTTTCTTGCACTGTTTTAATTCCTCTATCATCAGAAGCATTAATTTCCAAAACCATGTCTTTATAATATTCACCATATAAAGCACGAGCTATTAAATTTATTGTTGAAGTTTTACCAATACCAGGTTCCCCCGTAAATATAATATTATTCAATTCCTTATCATCTATTATTTTTTTAATTTTAGTATAACATGTTGATGCTAATATAAGATCCTCTAATTTATGTGGTCTGTATTTTTCTATCCAAGGTAATGTATTCTTATTCATAAATTATAAATTACAAATAATAATTATAATTTAAATAATTATTATTTCTATAAATCAATTTTTTATAAATCAATTTTTTATAAATCAATTTTTTATAAATCAATTTTTTTATTCTACATTACTAACATCCAATATATTTTCCAGACTATTATTTTTTTCAGGATTTTCTTTAATATATTCATTTATATATTCTTCGGGCATACACACTACATCTCTTAAATAATCCTCTTGACTCATTATATTATTATTTTTAATATGGATTGTATCTATTTCATATTTAGCATTTTTATAAAATTTATTTCTTACTTTTGCTTGTGATTTAAATATTGATAATTCATCAGCAATATCTACAATTAAAGGTCTTAAATCTCCTAATTTTAATATTTTTCTCATAATTCTTCCTACACTTTGTTCGATGCTTTTTTTTGGTGATGCCATAATTAAAGTATTTAATTTATCTATATCTAATGCTTCCTGAGCCATCTCATATGTTCCAAATAATATATCACCTTCATTTTCAGCAATAGCTCTATCTTGTTTTTTCATACCACCAACATAATAAAAAGTTTTACATTCATCTTTTTCTATTTTATTATCTTTTATATCTTGATTAATTAATTCATCCAAAGAATTTTTTAAAATATCTAAATGTTCCCTTCTTTTACTTAAAATAAGTATTTTTCTTTCTGGTATTTTTCTCAAATAATTCAATATATTTATAATTAAATTATTTCGATCATCTATTTTTATAATATTACTTTCCATTTTAACTGGTGATGGAATATGCTTCTTTTTAATTTTGCTATATTGGGTTTTCTCAATAAATAATTTATCATCTGAATCAAAATAAAATACTTTGACTATTGTATTCAAATTTTCTTTCTTTTCTTGTCTATAAAATATATCACCAATATGCCATTTTAATATTTTAGTTAAGCCATCTTGTCTATCAGGTGTCGCACTTAATCCAAATACATATTCACAACATACTTTATAAAATAATTGCGAAAAACATTGACTCGCATAATGATGGGCTTCATCGATTATTAAAAATTTAAATCCCCTAAAATATAACGGATCATAATCACGCATACTTAAACTTTGTGCCATGGCAATAACTATATCACAATCATCGTCTGCTATTTCATCTTGTCTGATAATACCTAATTTCGCATTTGTAAATTGTTTGGCTCGTTCAATCCATTGGTCTTGTAAAAATGTTTTATGAACAATTACAAGTGTTTTTGCTGCGTTACAGTTATTATTATTATCTATTTTATTAGCTTTTTTTAATTCTTTACCTAAATTACAAGCGATATATAATCCCATGACTGTATTATGTGTTACTGTTAAATTGCCTAATACAAATCTTCTGTTATTATCTATTTCAAAACCATAATAATCATCTATTTCTAATTTTTCTATTTTTATAGGATAAGAATTAATATTTGTAATATTATTAATATAAATAATTGGTTTTATTTTTTTTAATCCAATTTCCAATAATTTATTTCCATAAAAATATATATTATTATAAATAGCATAACAACCAATACCTATACTATGACAAATAAATATGATATCATTAAATAATTTATTATTAATTGCTTTTATTTCTAAAATATATTTATTTTCTAAACAATAAGAATCAATAATTCCTGCAATAACTAAACTACGAACTTCACTACTATTTATAATATAATCTCTATCTATACTTTTATTTTGAAATATATTTTGTCCATATAAATAAGGATTAACATATGTTTTTTTAAAAGGAAATTCTATTTCCGCTCTATATCCCCATAATTCTATTTGTTTATTCTTATCTAACTTTAAATATTCTAATACGGATATATCTGTTATTTCATGATTATTATTTTTTAAAGATAATATATGTGATTCATTGACTATGTAATATTCTTCTGGTTGTAATGAATTGGAAATTTTATACATAATTTCTCTACCTCTTGCTAAACTTAATATTTTTCTTGGTGTTGAATCGTCACCCATAATTAATTCATCAACTTTTATATCTTCTACATTTTTTATTTGTCCATCATACATTAATATAGGTGTTCCTCGTGCCAAACATTTTCCAACACCACATCCAACACTTAATATACCACCTCTTTTATTTATAATTTGTTCAAAAGATTTTTCTACTAATGGAATCTGTTTTTCTCTAAGATTTGATGTAAATTCAAAATTCCTAAATTCTCCTCCAAAATCTAATTTTGGTTTTTTATTAACTTTTTTTAATCCATAAAATTGTGGAATATATATCTTTTCTTCATCTTCTTGATAGACTGAATATGAAATATTTTCAGTATTTGTATATTCATTACTTTTTGGAGAAACGGTAAGTTCAAATTTTAATTTTTCTATTAATTCGTTATTATTTTTTTTCAAAATATTAAAACTATTTCTATTTACCAACATTATTAATATTATAAAAATATAATAAGTTATTGATTTATTATATTATTTAATCAATTTTTTATATAATTATATAATATAATGTTATTAACAATTTTATTAATATTAATGATTATGATTATATTAATTTTGGTCTGTTATATGAGTTATATATATATTGATAATTATGAAAATATGGATAATACAACACAATTGCCTAAAATTCCTAATACAGAAATTAAACCATTTCCACATCCTGAAAATGTAACTATTTTAAGCCCACAAGATGATACTTTAAATAAATATAGTAATACTTTTGACGATGTTAAAGATGAAATGAAAAAACAAATTAAACAAGAAATTATGAGTGAAATAGAAGGAAAAAAAGATAACAATAGTGTATGTAGCAATATGTCTATTACCAGTAGATATAGCGAGGGTGAAAAATTATTAAGACCATTTGGCACATGTAATCAAAAGTCTGGTTCAGAGTTGGAAAATCCTGCTGATTATTTTAAAAAATTACATAAATATTATAGAGCTAATTTAACTGATCCAGTTATGTTGTCATATAATGAAAATAAATATCAATCAAGCGCAGGTTTAAAAGATTTTGGAAAAATAATATTAAATGATGGAACCAAATATCCCGAACCAAATAATTACATCTTCTAAATAATATATTTTATATTATATATTTTATAATAAAATATTATGAATAAAAAACAATATAAATTAGTAGAAAATAAAAATCATAATCAAAAAGGTGGATTTTATTATGATACGAGTTATGATAATTTTAATGAAATATGTAAAAAATATCCCAAAACTCCACTAATTATTCCAAAAGTCAGAAGAATTATAGTTTTAGGAGATATTCATGGTGATATGAAATTATTATTTAAATTACTTCAAATTGGTAAAGTTATAGATATACAAGACAAAAAAATAAATTGGATTGGTAAAGATACATATGTTGTTCAAGTTGGTGATCAAATAGATTCTTGTCGTCCTCTTAATAATATGGGTGATTGTAAAAATCCTGGAACGACACACCATGATAAACCTTATGATATTAAAATATTAAATTTTATGAATAAATTAGATATTCAAGCAAGAAAACATGGTGGTAAAGTTATATCTTTATTGGGTAATCATGAATTAATGAATGCTATGGGTAATTTAGATTATGTATCATATGAAAATATTAATTATTTTAATAATTATAAAGATAAAGATGGTAATAGAATAAATAATCCATATGAAGCACGTAAATATGCTTTTAAACCAGGCAACGAGTATAGCACAATGTTAGGTTGTTCAAGATTATCATGTGTAATTATTGGTTCAAATTTATTTGTTCATGCTGGCTTCATTAATTTATTAATGGATAAAGAAGGAATTAAAAAACGTGAAGATTTAATAAAAATTAATAATTATATTAAAGAATGGTTATTAGGCATGTTAGACCAAAAATTAGTTAATGATTTAATCAGTCAAAATCCCTATTCAATGTTTTGGACAAGAATATTAGGAAAAATAGAACCCGGTGTCAGTATGGAAGATTATAGATGTAAAAATAATATCGATAAAGTATTAAAAATTCTAAAAATAAATAATTTAATAATTGGTCATACACCACAATCTTTTCTTATGACTGATGGTATTAATGGCACATGTGATAATAAAGTATGGAGAGTTGATATTGGAAGCTCAAATGCTTTTAATAATTATGATGAAGAATTTTTAAGAACTGGTAAATTCAATAAAAATAGAGAACCACAAGTCTTAGAAATTTTAAATGATACTGAATTTAATATATTAAAATAATTAATATATTAATTTATTTACTGATAATAGCAATATAATGAATAGGAAAATATGGTCTTTCTTCTAAAATAAGAGCATCTAATTTTATAATTTTCATTTCTGCATCTTCTACAATAGAACGAAAACCAAATTCTGAAATTCTCCAACAATCTGGTAATGGACCATGAAGACGAAAATTAAATGGAAATGAAACAAAAATTTTACCATTATCATTTAATATATTTTTTAAATTCTTAATGACAGAAAATGGATTTTTTGTATGTTCCAAAACTTCACTTAATAATATTAAATCATATTTATAATTTATATTTAATGGTTTGGTAATATCAGCTGTATAAGTTGAACCATTATCTATTATATCTAATGTATGATAAATTTTATTTTCTTCAATATTTCTTATAAAATTAAATCTATTAATATTAAATTCTGAGGGACCTATTTCTAATATACTTTTAACATCATTTAAATTTAATAATTCTAATTCATTTCTAATATTCATTCTAATATTATCTAAAATCATTTTATCATATTCAAAAGTATTTTGTTCTACTTTTAAAAATGGATTACTTTCTAATAAACAATTTCTATGAAACATTATTTATATTAAATTATTATTTATATTAAATTATAATTTATTTATATATATTTACAATAATTCAATCATATTTATATCTAACGCGACAATTCCGATATCATGACAATCTTTTCTTTCTCGAAAACTATCATCAATTAATATATCTTCTTGTGTCATAAATTCACACTTTTTTTTATTATTATCTATTTCATTTAAATGTATTATTTTATCAAATAATTTTTCAGATATACAATATTCACTTAAACTTTCATATATATTTTTCTTATGTCGGGTAATTAAAATAATTTGATGTTGGGATTTTAAATCATATAATTTACCTAATAATTTTCCATTAACTTTTTTATTAATTATAAGTGTATCATCAAAATCACAAAAAATTCTTTCATATTTTATATTTGATTTTACATAATTATTATATATTTTATAAACTTGGATATCAAGATTATTATTTATGATATTTATATCTTTTTTTTCAGACAAAACTCCAAAATTGTTAGGAGTTTTGGATGTGTCGCGTAGTGACACATGTATTAATATATTTAAATATGGTAAATTTACTCCAACATATCTGGTTAATGCCATGGCACCCGCTACTCTTGGAGCCACCTCTAATAAAGTTATTTCTATATTTTTATTATATTTACATTGGAAAAACCAACAACCTATCATTTTTAATTTATTAGAAATAATTTCTGCCATTTTGTTAATATCTGGCATATTATTTATTTTTTCTGTTAAAATAGATATACCACCTTTATATATAACTCTTTTTCTGATATTATGAAATAATAATTGATTATCATTATTAGATAAACAATCAATGGTAAATTCATCACCTGGTAAATATTCACATATTATATCATCTGGATTTAAATTATTTTGATTAAATTCATTTTGATTATTAATTTTAATACATCCAATAGCTCCGGAACCTATATCTGGTTTAATAAAAATAGGAAAATCTAATTTATCATAATTATTATAAATTTTTGGAACTCTAATATATGGTTCTAAAAAATTATAAGTTTTTAATTTACTTCTACATATATTAACTGTATCCAAACTTGATGTTAATATATTACAATTAATATTCTTTTCATTTTCTCGTAAATATAATATGATATCATCATAAGCTGGATATATATGATGGATATTAAATTTATTAATTATATTATTTAATTCAATTAGATGATTATTATCTTTATAACTTGTTTTTAATTCTATATAATTTTCAAATAAATAATTTCCAGCACTATTTATTCCCATATTGGCACCAAATAAATTAATATTTTTATAATTTATTAAAGAATTATATAATTCTTGTCCAATACCTGAACTACAAGGATAAATTAATATATTCATTATATCTAAATAATTAAAATAATTATTTATATATTTTCTAATATTTAAAAACTAAAAGATTTATAAAAATTTTAATCGCTCAATTTAAAAATTAATTTACAAAAATAAGATATTTATTATCTAAAAGATTGATCTTAAAGATTTAAAAAAAATCTTTTAACTTGCGAAGCAAGAATAAAAATCCTAAATATTTTTATTGCTTAACTTTTAGATATTTATTATCTAAAAGATTGACCTTCTTCTGGATGACAGCAAGTTAATATTGGATTATATATAGAACAATATTGAGAATTAATTATAATAAAATCTTTTATTTTATCTAACATAATTGCATCTGTTGGATATTTTATATCTTCTTCTTTATTAGTTGTAAAATAATTAAATTTAATAATATCTAATCTAAAAGAATAAGATGAATGAACTGTTTGACAAGATAATGGCATCCTATTATTAGGGAAAATCTGAATATTATTATATCTTGGTAAATAACCATTTAAATGCTGACTTTGTGTATTACAAAAAATACAATTATCAAATTTTGAATATATTTTATATAATTCTTCTAAATGATTATTTAACCAACAATCATCATCATCGAGATGACAATAATATTTATAATTATTATTTCTTGCATAATCAAGAGCCATATTAACAGCATTACCTCCTGCTATATTCCATAATTTAAATTTAGTTTTAATAATTTCTCTTTCTGGTTTTGTATTTTTTAAATAAATTATTTTATTATTATTTACTAATTTTTTTCTAAAATTTTCTAAAATTGTAAGTAATTCTTCTTCCGGTTCATATTTATCACCAACTACTATTAAATCCCAATTAGTATATGTTTGATTTAATATAGAATTTATACTTCTTTCTAAATATGATGGTGTTTTTTTATTTAGTCTATTATATGTTGGTGTTATGATAATAAATTTGATATCTTTATTATATGTCATATTAAATAATAAAAAATTATAATATTATTTTATATATAAAATATTTTTTTTTATGTATTGAATATTTATTTTTTAAATATTTTTTTTTCATTAAAAAAAAATAATACAATAAATTATATATGAAATTATTAATTCTTCTTAATATTTTTTTTAATTATAGTATTATTGAAAGAACAGTTGAATCAATAATAAAAAATAATTATAATTGTGATATAATATTTTTAGAAAATCCAAGCAAATATTCTGATGAAATTAAAAAATTAGTTAGTAAATATGACAAGCATATTCATAGTCATTATATTTGTAATGATAATATTGAGGGAAATATTTTTACTTTATTTATTTCAAAGAATATAAGTTTTATTAAAGAATATGATTTTGTGGCCATGAGTGAGGCTGATGTGATTTTAGATAAAGATTCGATTAAAGAATGTATTGAAATTTTAAATGAATCACATAAACATAATATTTGTTCTATTGATATACATATGGATTATAAAAAATATAATAAATTACCAATAAGAAAATGGGTTCCCCAACCAAATATTCATAATAACTTTTCAACAGGACATACTGGTTTTCAATTTATTATGATGAAAACTCATTTATTATTAGAATTTATAGAAAGTATATTAAATAAAAAAATTTCGGGAGCAGTGGCACTTGGTTCAAAAAATTTTACTGGATTATCTGATACTAATTTAAATAGTTTTATTAACTCAAAAAATTTACTTTGGTATCGCACAATACATAATAAATTGGATCATATCGGATGGGAATTATATTTAGAAGATAATGAATATGTTCAATTAAAAAATAAAAATTTAAAAGAAAAAAAAATTAGATATAACGATAATTTAAATAATTACTTTTTAAAAAAAATTAAATAATTTTATATTAAATATTTAATATAAAATATTTTTTATTAATTTTACATATATATCAATTATATTTTCATTAATATCTAAATTTAATGGGAAACATATTATATTTTCAAAAATTGTCAGACTATTTAAATGTTCTTTTTCTAATGGATAATAATATTTTTTTACTTCAATATTATTTTCCAAAAAATATTTTGTTTCTATTTTTGAATTAAAAATAATTGGAATACATGCCATTAAAGAATTTTCATATTCTGAATAATTTTTAAATATTTTTATTTTACTTTCTAAATTATTTTCTTTTATTTTTTCTATAAAATATTTTATTATTCTTCGATGATGATGATTTATCATTTCTAAATTTTTTAAATATTCATCTATATAAATACAAGCTATCTCTGACATCTTATAATTTGAAGCATATATATTATATTCATATCTATTTTTCTCTGTATAACCAAAACATATTACCTTTTTCATTGATTCTAAATATTCTTTATCAAATACAATAAATCCTCCTTCACCAAAACCAATTGATTTTGTATGATGTAATGAAACCATACATCCATGACCATAATTTAAATGATTTTTATTATCATAAATAGTATATGGTGAAGCCGCATTATCATATAATAAGATTTTATTATTTTTTTGACAAAATTCTTCATATAATTTTATATTAACTGAACAACCAAAACAATTTGTAATTAAAATACCATCATAATTATTTTTATTTTTTTCTAATTCTACAATATTTGGACCCATATTTTCATCAATATCAAAAATAATGCTATCTAATAATAAACCTTGTCTGGAACACGGAAACGTAAAAGATTGAACTACAAATCTTAATTTTTTATTATAATAAATATTTAATCCACCAATTAAGGCATTAATACCAGCTGAACCATTATTTACTAATAACACTTCTTTATTATCGTCTAAATAAAAATTTTTTTTAATTTTTGATTGAAGAACCCGAACATTCCACCCATTGTTCGTAAAATGTTTATTCTCAATACATTCATTTATTTTTTTATTTATTAAATCTAAATTAATATTTTTTTTAGGAACCCAATTAATCATATTATTTTATTATATAAAGAATATTATAATTATTTAAATATTATGAACTTATTAATAACCGGAGGTTGTGGATTTATTGGCTCAAACTTTATTAATTATTATTTTTATAATAATCAATTAGTAAATATCTATAATTTAGATGCTATGTATTATTGTGCTAATGAATTAAATATCTTAGAAGAAATCAGAAACTCTCCAAGATATAAATTTATTAAAGGTAATATATGTTCATTTGATTTAGTTTCACATATTTTAAATAATTATAATATTGATACTATTATTCACTTTGCAGCTCAATCACATGTTCAAAATTCTTTTAATGATTCTTTACAATATACACAAGATAATATTATTGGAACTCATACTTTATTAGAAGCATGTAGATTATATAAAAAAATTAAAAAATTTATTCATGTTTCCACTGATGAAGTCTATGGTGAATCGATGCTTAATTTAGAAGAAAATAAAAAAACAGAAGAAAGTATTTTATGTCCAACAAATCCATATGCTGCTACTAAAGCTGGTGCTGAATTAATTGCCCAATCTTATTATCATTCTTTTAAATTACCTATTATTATTACACGCGGTAATAATGTTTATGGACCTAATCAATATCCAGAAAAATTAATTCCACGTTTTATTTATTTATTAAAAGAAAATAAAAAAGTTACTATTCAAGGTAATGGAAGTCAATTAAGAGCTTTTCTTCATTCTTATGATGTGGCAACAGCTTTCAGTTTAATTTTAGAAAATGGTAAAATTGGTGAAATTTACAATATTGGAAGTGATGAACATCATGAATATTCTATTTTAGATGTTTCAAAAATTTTAATTAAATTAATTAAAAATACAGATGATTATAATCAATGGATTGAATATATTGAAGACCGCCCATTCAATGATATGAGATATTATATTAGTAATAAAAAATTAAAAGATTTAGGTTGGAATATTACTATTGATTTTATGGATGGCCTTAAAAAGTTAGTTTAAAATTAATATTTATTAATAATTTTTTATTTAAAAATTATTAAAATTATATTTTTCTTACCGACCACTCCATACTTTGATTACTGGTAAATGTAAATAATTATTCAACTCATTTATATTTATTCCCCATCTACAATATCGATGAATATTACCTAATAAACATTCTTTTTTATAATTTTTCTGTAATAAACATGCTAATACTCTTTCAAATGAACATCTATTATATCTTGAAGTAATTAATGGTATTAAATTACTTAAATCATACTTATTATTTATAAATTCCAAATAATCATAATTAATTATTGTCATACCTCCAAAACACCCCTTCCATAATTCTTTCTTATTATAAAAATCAATTATTTCTTTATCTTTATCTAAAAATAATCCCAACATTAGTGTTTCATCCTCTATTTGATCACTATTATGCTCAAATTCCCATAATAATTTATATTTATCAGCTTTTATATCTATATATTTATTAATAAATACTGAATCATGTATAATACAAGCTGTATCAAATATTTTATTTTTTAAATAATAATAATATGGTAATAATTCACCTCTACCTGGAAATTCACTTTTAATAATTGTTGTTTTATACAAATTTTTTTCATCTTTATCATCTATAAATTCATAATTTGAATTATCATCTATTATCATTATATTATTTTCGGGATACAATTTTCTTATACAATTATATGATATTTTCCAATATTGACCGTTTATTTTATTATTAACATGTCGTAAAATAATAAATCCATAGGTTTTTTCAACATTCATGATTATATAATATATATAAAATAACTTATTTATAACTTGTCTAACACATTTAATAATTTCTTTTTTCTTTGTTTTTTTATTTTTTCTATATCTAATGTATCAAATAATTCATGATAATATTTATCATAATTTAATAACACATTTTTAACTGTTTCTATGATTTTGTTATATGGAACAATAATCATATGATTTTTTAATTCTAATAATTCATCTTTATGACTTGATTCACTTATTACTATCATTTTATTCATAATACATCTATCAACCCTCATATGTTCATGAATATTATAATTATTACTATGATGAACATTTACCAGAATTTTATATTGAAATAATATTTTATCTCTTTCATCTTTCCAACCATTTATAATATCTAACTTTAATTTTTTAGATATTAAATCTCGGCGCGGACTATTATAATAGCCTACCATACATGCATTATATATTTTTGGATAATTATATATCTCTTCTTGATTAACTTGATATGGAATATAATAAGAATTTAAAATATTATGATTTTCAATACTATAATCTATAATCTCGATATTATTATTTTTGTATAATTCCATTCTTTGTAAAAATTCATTTCTTGTTAATTGTTCTGTATTTAATACATATATTTTATTATTATCTATAATATTATTAATTTTTAATTTTGGTGGTAATAATTGTAAAAATATACTTGTATTATATATTTCTATAATATTATCAGGATTATAAAGTTTTACATTAAAAATTTTGTTCTTATTTTTTAATATATTAAATATACCTAATAAATAATCCTCAAAGTATTTATATGTGTGTTTATTTATATAAAAATCTATAATTTTATTTTTTGTTTTATCTTTTTTTATTTTTATTAAAATATCTCGAACACTATCTTTTATATTTTTTATATTGGGATATAATTCAGTTAATTTAGTAGTATCCAAAAAATTATTACTTCTTTGGGCACTCAATATTTTATCTTGTTCATCTATTGTAAAATTTGTCCATTTAAAATTATTATCTATTATTTCTTTATACATACTCAAAATTTCATTATGAGATATCAAACCTGGATTTACTAAATTAATTGTTCCTGTTTTATTATTCTTAGCCATATCTATCATAATAGGTAATAATTCTGGTAAAACTGTCATGGAATTTGGAATCGAACATATTTTTTCATATTTTAATATTTTTGTTATAAAATTTCTGGAACTATTAATATCTGATGTAATTGGCATTCTTATTCTAATATTTAATACTGTATCTTCTAATAAGTGCATTATTTCATCTGTAAAACCTTTCACCACACTATAACTTGAACCAAAAAAATTTGGTTTATCTTCCTCTGTAAAACCATTCTCTTCTTTACCATATGGATGTTTATCATCATAATTAAATATACAACCTGTTCCTAAATATGTAAAATGAATATTATGTTTTTGACACAATAAACCCAATACTATCGGAGCAAATAAGTTATCTCTGACATTCTCATATATTTTTCCTTTTTCTTCCAAATAATCAATTGTCGAATATATTTTATTCCCAATTGTTCCATGTGTTCTTCCAATTAAACTAATAATATGTGTTGGTTTAATATTTGTAATCTCGTTTTCTAATTCTTTTTTATTATCTACTCTTATTTTACCAAGTTTATATTCTAAATTATTTAATTTTAATGTATCTAATATTTGTTGGCCAATCCAACCATTATGACCATAAATTAAAAATAACATAATTAAATAATATTTATAAATATTATTTATATATATTTGTCTTAAAAGAATAAGATATTTTTAAATCTTCATATTTTGTATTAATCGCATTATATTCTTTTATTAAATTATTATATTTATCTTCTAAAATTATTAAAGCCTCATATTTTGTTTTAACTGTATTATAATCATTTATTAAATTATTATTTATTTCTTCTAAAATTATTAAAGCCTCATATTTTGTTTTAACTGTATTATAATCATTTATTAAATTATTATTTATTTCTTCTAATTTTTTATATTTATCTTCTAATATAACTAAATCTTCATATTTTGTTTTAACTGTATTATAATCATTTTTTAAATTATTATATTTATCTTCAAAATCTATATTTTGACTTTTTTTAATATTATTATAATTTTTTTCCAATGTTTCTAAAAATTTATTATCTTCCTTTATTAAATTATTATTTAATTCTAATAATTCTTGTTTTTCTTTTTCTAATTTTAAATTTTTTTCGATTAAAGAATTATTAAAATTATTTAATTCTTCATTTTTATTAGTTAAATTATCTATAATTTTTTTATTTAATAAATCTGAATTACCATTATTTTCTTTTATCTTGAATATTAGCGAATTTAATTTAATTATTTCATTTTTATAATCATCTATTTTAATTAATTCATCTATTTTATTATTTAAATTATTATTTTGTTTATTTATTGTATTATTATCTGTTGTGGTAAAAAAATGTTTTTTCATTATATATTTATTATATTTTTAAAATATATTTTTATTGTATATTTTAAAAATATTATAATTAAACGTCTAACGTTTTATTAAAAATTAATATTTTTAAAAATTAAATTTATAAAGTTGTGTTTTCTAATGTTTTTGTCTCAATAGTAATATTTATCGCTTCTTGAATATCTTGTTTTTCTTCATTAGTAGAAATAGCTGTTTCATTAGTAACTGATTCTTTATTTTCATTAATAACTATATTATCTATATTATTTATATTTTGAATGCTAATTTTATTTTTATAATAATCTAAATTTTGTCGTAATTCTGTATTTTGATTAACTAAATTTCTGATGTTAACTTGTAACATATTATTTAGTTTCATATAATTTTCTGTTCTTTCCATATAAGATTTTCTATTATTTTCTATTTCATTATTTAATTCATCTATTTTTTTTGTTAGTTCTAAAATTAAATCTTCTTTATCTAATTTATATTTTTCAAAATCTAAATATAATTCTACATATTTTGAAATTAGAAAATTAAGCTTGCTTTCATTAGTTCCATTATGTTCATTCAATAAAATAGTAGTATGTTCGTATGCTAACATTTTAGCTGTTTTTTGAGGAGGAGGTTCTTTTTTATTTTGATCAGTAATATTCGGAAAAAAACGTCTCATAATTTAATAATATTATAAAATAACAAAAAATATTTTTAAATAATAATATTTATTATGTATTTATTATATTTTTATATTATTTAATTTTATTATATTATATTTTATTATATATGTCTAATATTACACCATATACGATTAGTTTTAAATTACCTTCAACTATCACAGATTTTTTAGATTTTTTATTAGAAAATAGAATAATACAGATTGGAACAGCATTTGTTATTGCTTCACAAGTAAATAAACTTGGTTCTGATTTTGTTGATAATATAATATCACCTATTGTAAGTGCTGTATTTGGTTCTTCTGATAAAACTCTAAAAGAAAAAAATATAACTATTATTGGAATAAAATTCGAAATTGGCAATTTTTTTGCTAGTTTATTAAAATTTTTTATATTTATGTTTGTATTTTATTATGTGTTTTTATTGTTAGGAATTAGACAGCTTCTAAAACCACAGAATAAATAAAAAAATTATATTTGTGTTATTTGCTTATTTATTATATTAAATTTATTATTAATATAATTTACAGAATCTTTTTCTAAATTATTATTTATTATACAAATATTTTTAATATTATTTTTTTTTAAATATTTCTTTATATTTTTATGATTTAAATATTTTTCAAAATTTATTACATTTTTATAATTTATAAATATATTAATATTATTAATATTATTGATATTTATATACTCCAATATAATATTCATTATAATTAATTCTAAATTATTTAATAAATTATTAGCAAAATAATAAGAATAAATATTATTATTTATCAAAAATCCAATGATAAATATATTCTTTTTTTCATTATAAAATATATTACAATAGATTTCACTTATATTTGTAATATTTATTAATTCTGAATTGTAATTATTAAAATATATCTGTAAGTAACTCATTATGTATATAAATAAATATAATAATTTAATATTTATTATTTCAATTTTATTTATTTGCAAAAATAGGATGTTTTTGATAAATCAATTTTATTAATTATTAGTAGTATTAGTAGTATTAGTAGCATTATATAATCCAAGTTTAATTTCGTTTTTATTATCAGAATAGGTTGGATTTTCTTTATCATTAATTTTATCTATTAATTTTCCTACAGCAATATACATCGAAGATAATACATCTTTTTTTTCTTTATTAGTAGATTTATTATAAGCATCTTCTAATTCATTAATCCTTATTTGAATTAAATCATCTAATAATTTATCCATTTCTTCACTTAATATTTTTCCATTTTTCTTTACTTTACAATATTTGGATTTCAAATTAGTTATAAATATATTTCTATTATAAGGTTTTTTCTTATTACAATTAATATATTTAATATATTCTGTTAAAGCTCCAAATCCTTTATTCAATATATCAATTTTCTTTTTTGATGATAATTTAATTTTTTCGTTACCAAAATTAAAAACATATTTTATGCTATTTTTATTTTTATTATGACAATTATTATTAATAGTATTATTAGTATTATTTGTATTATTTGTATTATTGCTGTTATTAGTATTAGTATTGTTAGTATTATTAGTATTATTTGTATTATTGGTAGTATTATTATTAGTAGTATTATTATTATTATTATTAGTATTATTAATAATTTTTTGTTCTTTTTTTTTAAGCAATCTATTTTTCAAATTATCTAAATAATCTATTTTTTTTTCCAAAGTATTAATAGTTTCTGCTAAATTTTTTTCGTCATCTAATGCGATATTATCTAAACCTGCTTTTTCCATTTCGAATACTGTTGGCTCTAATTTCTTTAGAACTTTACATCTGGAATTTTGGTGCACTTTTAAAATATATTTTGTAGCAAAAAATCGGTTACAATGTGGGCAACAATGTTCTATTTTTTTATTTTGCAAATTTTGCAAAATTTCTATATCCAAACTTTTTTGATTGTTTTTTTGCAAAATTGCGGAATTTTCAAAATTTTTAACGAGATTTTCATGTTCTACCTTTTTCTTTAAATCTGTAAATTTTATAGTATTATCCGTTTTATTTGTAGTCTTTTTTTCTTGTTTATTACATTTAAATTTACGATTAATATGTCTATCATAGTGACTTTTTTGTGAAAAAGACTTATAACACTTATTACAAAAATATTCGACCATAATATTATTAGTTACTATATATATATTTATATAATATAAAAAAATCGGGTAAAAAACGGGTAAAAAATCGGTTAATTTTGCCCATTTTTAACCGATTTTTGTATTTTATATTTGTTTTACAATATATCTTTTTGATATTATTTGTAAAATTAAAAAGTATAATAGTATAATTATAATAATTTTTAAGAAAAAATTTTGCAAATTTCAAAAACTCAGGGGGAGCTGAGAAAAAAAATCGGGTAAAAAGTTTAGAAAATTTTAAAAATCATTGGAAAGTTTTTGAAAATCATGATTTTTTTTGTTTTTTTAAATTTTTTATTTGACAAAAAAATTTTACAAAAAAAAGATATCACGCATTTTTAATTTTTGTTACTTTTCCAAACATACCGCGAGATCCAATGTAAAATTATAAATTATTTTTTGTTGAAAAAGCTATATAAGTAATAATTAGCTTATTTTTTAAATGTCACGAAAGGCCTGAAAACTCATCTTTGAGAAGAAAAAAATTTAGAAAAATAAAAAAAAATTTTTAAAAAAATATTATTTGACATTTTATAGAAAAAGATATAAGAATAATTATTATAAATATTCTAGTAAATTTTAGGCAAGAAAACTCATGATTATAATATTTAAGGGAATTTTAGGTAAGAAAATAAATGTTTAGTATATTTAATAAATATTAAATATATCTATTAAATATTAAATATATTTATTATATATATAAAATTCATATGGACAAAAAAATTATTTTAATTTTAAAAAGTAATAATAATAAAATATGTTTTATACCAGTTTTAAAATTTGAAGATAAAGATGAATCAAAAATTATTAATATTATAAATAAAGAAAAAGATAATTTAAAACATAATAAAATAATTTTAAATAATCCTAAATACACTAATTTTAATAATAGTATAGATATATTTTATACAAATATTTATGATTTTATTAAAGAAACAGATTTTTACAATAATATATTATTAAAATTAATTGATGATAATAATATTAATGGAGAAAAATTAGCAAGTAAATTATGTATATTATTAATTGGTAAAAATTTAGATAATCAAGATATAATATTCAAATTTCAAGAATTATCTATAATAAATGGTAAATTATTTGAAACAAATATTAAAGAAAAAATAATCGATTATTCTAAATATCAACTAAATAGAATATTATATGATGATGAAATGAAAAATTGTTTAAATAATAAAATAAATTGCAAAAATAATCAGCAAATTTTTGATATCTTTAATATAAAATCACAAACATCTGCAAATACATCAATAAAAGCTTTTTCTAAATTATCTAAGATTTTAGATGAATGTAAATTGAGAGATATAGAAGTATTTACCAAAATATTTATTGTGGATAATTATTTATTTAAAAATTATAATAATAAAAATAATTTATATTGGAATAATAGAGATTTTGAATATAATATGTTTTCATATTTAGAATATTTAAATTTAAAAAGATTAAATAATCTTATAAAAAAATCAAAGACACCACATATTATTGGATTAGTTGGACATATTGAATGTAAATATAATGAAATAAATATTTTAAATCAAGAAGCAAAAGTAAATATTGAAAAAATAGCAAAAAAAATATATGTTTTACCAAATATAAATCAAGACTCAAAAATACATATTACAATACTGGAAAATATAAAATCTCCAAAAAAGGATGAGGTAAATTTATATAGACTTATTACAAATTATTTTTTTAATAATGATTTTGATGTATATACACTATCAAAAATAATATTTCAATATCTATATACTTTAAATGTTTTCAAAAAAAATAATTTCAGTCACAATGATAATCATTTTGGGAATTTTTTAATAGGAATCTATGATGATAATTTCAAAAATATTAAAAAAATTTATATTGATAATGGAAAAATATTTAAATGTAATACAGAATATCTTGGTAAATTTATAGATTTTGACAGAAGTTTATTTTATGTTAATAATAGTGATGAATATAATATTTTAAAAAATAATTTAATAAAAGGTGGCGCAAATGTTTATTATCATTATAATAAAAAAGATTATATATATGCAGATTATTTTATGTTTTTTAGAATATTAAATAAAGAATTAAATGAAATTAATAAAAATAAAAATAATATGATAGATAATAAAAAAAAGGAATTTGATATATTATTTAACTTTAGTAATGATATAAATTACCAAATAAGATATATAAATCCATATGTAAAAAATATAAATGTTTATGATCTTGCAATTACTAATGAATCTGAAGAATATATATATAATAAATTTGTTGCATATATTGATAAATATATAGTTAATTATGAACATGATTTTTTTAAACAATTTATGATAGATGAAACAGAAAAAAATAATATATGTTCAAATAATAAATTTTTAATATTCTCCAATGATGATGATAATAAAAATATACCGAAACAGTGTTTAAACACATCAATGTATATTGATTAATAATATATAAAAAATAGATAGAAATAGATATATCATATAATAATACAATGTCACTATATTCAAATACATATATTGATACAACATCTAATACTGAATATATTTTAATCCCAAAAAAAGAATATAATAAAATAATTAATGAAAATATTAAATTAATAGATGAAATATTATTATTAAAGAGAGATTTGAATAATATTTATAATGAAAAATTATTGAATGAAATAATTAATAATAATCAAGTAATAAATAAAGAATTAAATGAAATTAAAGAAAATATTCAAAAACAAAACATCAGATTAGATATATTGGAAAACAAAAATTAAATTTATAATAATATAAATATTTTATATTATTAATATTAACTATTTATTTTTTAGCAGCTTTAAGTTTGGATTCAAGTTTGCCGGATTTGGCATCTTCTTCAACAGCCTTGGTAGCTTCTTTAAGAGCAGCCATTGGGTCAGATTTTTCTTTGCCAGTAGCTCTTAAATATTCCCAAGCAACCTTAGTAACTTCAATACCAGCCTTAAAAGAAATCTTAGATCTAATAACTTTACCAAGGTCAATACCAATTCTGGCACCAAGAGGTAATTCTCTACTCATTTTCTTGGAACCTTTTCTGGAACCCTTTCTGGAACCTTTCTTAGGTCTGCTCATTTCTTCTTTTTTAGGAGATGGACTTTCAGTAGAAATAGTTGTAGTAGTATTAGATGAATCACTTACTTCACCACCCTTTTGTTTTTTCATTTTTTTAACTGTTCTGGAACTCTTTCTGGATCTTTTTTTAGAACTCTTTTTAGCTTCTTTCTTAGAATTTTTCTTAGAACCTTTTTTCATCACTCTTCTCTTACCACCATTGAGATTAGCAAGGGTTTCATTTAATTCTCTGGTAAATACAGGTGTATTCACACTTGATAAGGCATTTGATTGAAAAGGAGAAGTAGCAGACATAACTATATCGCTTTTAAGTTTGGGCATAAAAACACTCATTATATATATTAATTAAAAATATAATAATTTTAATAATTATATTAAATAAAATTGATTTATAATAAATATAAGTTAAAAATATATATATTAAGTTAAAAAAATTATATAATAAATAAATGGGTGTTCCAGGATTTTTTGCTTGGTTATTAAAAAATTATAATAATAAAATAATTCAAAAAACTAAGAATACAAATACAGATATATTATATTTAGATTCAAATTGTTTATTTCATCCTATATGTTTTAAAACTCTTGATGAATTAGCAATTAAAAATCCAAAGATATTAAATAATAATGATAAATTAGAAGAATATATGTTTGAAAATATAATAAAATATACTGAAGAAATAATAAATTATGTCAAACCAACAAAATATATATTTATGGCAGTAGATGGTGTTGCTCCAATGAGTAAATTAAATCAACAAAGAAAAAGAAGATATAAAAGTGTTTATGATAGTGAAATTATCAATAATATTAAAAAAAAATATAATAAACCAATATACAAATGGAATAATATTGTAATAACACCAGGAACAGAATTTATGGAAAAATTACATAATAAATTATTAGATTTTGTAAATGATTATAATCAAAAAAATAAAACAAAAATCATATACTCATCTTATCATACACCGGGTGAAGGAGAACATAAAATATTACAACATATGAAAAATAATAAAATATTAGAACCAGTAATATATGGTCTTGATGCTGATTTAATATTTTTAGCAATGGCCTCGCAAATTAAAAATATATATTTATTAAGAGAATCAAATGAACTTGGTAATTCAACTGAAAATAAATTTTTGTATGTATCTATTGATATAACAAAAAAATGTTATAATGAGCAAATAAATAATATTATAGAAAAAAAAGCAAATAATTATAATTTGGAATATGTTAATAATAATTATGATTATTGTCCTGATTTTATATTTTTATGTTTTTTATTGGGTAATGATTTTTTACCACATTTACCGACATTAGATATTAAAAAAAATGGATTAAATATATTATTAGATAAATACGCTGAATTAGTTATAAAATTAGATAGTTTTCTATATAATATCGATACTAATACAATTAATGATGTATTTTTATTAGAATTAATTAAAAATTTAGCAAATTTAGAAGAATATTATTATAAAAATATATATCCAAAATATATTGATAAAAAAGAAAAAAAACAATGTATGGAAACAGATGATTATAAAAAAGAAATATGGAATTTAGAAAATATGACAAAAATAGATATGGAAGATAATATTAAATTAGGTGTAGGTAATAAAAGTGAATGGAAATTTAGATATTATGAATATTATTTTCATAGTAACAATTATCAAGAAGAATTAATAAAAGAAGTATGTAATAATTATATAGAGGGTTTAAAATGGAATCTTGAATATTATTTTAAGAAAGCTAAAGATTATAAATGGCATTATTATTATGAACATGCACCTTTTTTGTCAGATATTTATAAACATTTATTAGAAGTAAATATAAATGAAATAAAATTTAAAGAAAATGAACCATTAAAACCATATGAACAATTATTATGTGTTATACCTTCAAGTTATTCTAATATTTTACCTTTAAAATTAAGAAAATTAATGACAGATAAAGATTCACCAATTATATATATGTTTCCAAAAAAAATAAAATTAGATATGTTATACAAAGATATGTATTATCAATGTATTCCTTTATTACCAAATATTGATATTCAAGAAATTCAAAAAACTATAAATAATTTAATTTAATAATTTTTTTATTTTAATAAATTAAAATAAAAAAATATATATAAAAATTAATAAACAAATAAGCACTTTGTGAAATTAAGAAATTCACATAGTGAAGCAAGCATCAAACCAAGAATCATAATCAATCTCTTCTTCAGTTGTAACACAATCTCCCCAGTTAAGCTGTTTTGAGCTAATAGAATTTTCTTTTACACCATTAATAGCTGGCTCAAGTTTCATAGGAATCGTTGACTTGCTAGTGATTTTAACCAATGGGAAATGAGTCATAATTCTTTGTTTAAGAAAATCAACTGCCAACATAAAATTTCTTTTCTTTATTTCCATCATAGCTTCTCTATTCTCAATAGAGCATACAAGAGAATTAAAACAAATATCATTGTAAGCATCGTAACCATTAATAATCTTGGCTATAATGGTATCAATAATTTCTGTCATATTCATCTCAAAGTTTGAGCATTTAGCTAGATATGACTTCTTAGCTTTATTTTTTGCTAGAGATTCAATGAAATTAATGAATGGAAAATTATTAGTTGTCAAGTTTTCAACAACATTCGGTGCCATCATTGAAATCTCATGAAGAGCTTGTTGACAAGCCTTTTCCAAAAACATACTAATAAGAAAAGTATATTCGGGATCATCTTTCAAATTATGAATATATTTCTTATAGAATTCAACAAAATGTTCATTAAAGTAATTAATAACAAATCCCAATATATCTCTACCAGCCATAAAATTTTCTTCTTGAATATAACCAAGAATTTCAAAAAAGTTTCTTTCTCTGTGATCTTTAGCAAAAAAGTTTGGAATAACACCAAGCATCTTGTTAATGCTAGAAAGCATATATGGTATTTCCAAATAAAGATCATGAATATCATGAAAATTGAAGAAAATATCATTGTTTGTTTCTTTTGGAATATATGGTTTAAGAACATCAATTAACATTTTGCTTTCGAATTTTCTTAATTCATCAATATTTTTGGAACAATATTCCTTAATATCTGGATGATTATAAATTTCAAATAATTGTGGATGTCTAATGACAAACATAGTGAGCAACTCAATAATAGTATTGTCTCTCTTAGCTACATTGACCAGTTCATTTATAATACCATTAAATCTAATTATGTTATAATCATCATTGTTTTTATCAATTACT